TTTGAGTTTATCCGATGCTCCGTTGGGGGGGGGCGGTGGACCAGTAACTGGATCCGGTATCAGGAGGGAAGGCGATTCTCGCCTGACCTCATCACCCTGCTTACTATGTTCTTGATCCTGATCCTGATCCTGATCCTGATCCTGATCCTGGCTCGGTAAGGGGGGGGTATTCTTCGGATTCACCCCCTTAGTAAGGGGGGGGTGTTCTTGAGTTTTGCCCCCCTTGGTAAGGGGGGGGTCTGGCTGAGTTTGACCCCCCTTATTAAGGGTCTGTCCATCCGCATTCTCCCAGAACACCCGTCTATCTATAATTGCCTTTTTACTGTTGCAAGATTTGCATAGAAAATGGAGATTCTGAATGTCATTGGTCCCCCCATTTATCCTGGCAACTACATGATCAACTGCAATGTCATCTGTCGCGCCACAGCCATCGCATTGTCGTCCGTCGCGCTTTGCAATGGCTAGAATTGTGGATTTGGGAACCTTCCAGTTGAGGGAGGATGGATAACTGTTGACATCTAAATGGAATGCCTCTCCATACTTGTCAACAAACAGTGTCACAAACGGGGAGCGCACTTTTCCTAATTCTCGAGTCACGGCGACACGTCTGTTATCCTTTGGATCCAATCCTTCTGCTATTTGGAACCGGGCCATCTCGATCACAAACACAGTCTCTGTGTCGTAGTCGTACAAACAAAATCCCATATCACAGAGAGTTTCCATTGCCGCCTGCACTTCGTCCAACTGCAAACCAGTATCCTGTACGATGTACATCAGGGGACAGTAATACAACCCAATCATTGACGAATGTGGTGATGATATTAAGTACATGGCGAGAATTTGGGCGTCCCTGTCATCACGCAATTCCTTGCCAGTGTCACCAATCCAAAACCTGCCCGATATTATGCTGTAGTCCCGCATGACCTAATTGTTACTGCGGCCACGGCCGGTATTTTTCGATGGATTTTTCTTTTTTGACTTGCCACCTTGCTTGACCTGCTCTTCCTGTTGTCTGGCAAACTCCCTAGCTTCTTCCTGCTCCAACGCCAAAGCCTCCTCTTTGTCCTTCTCGGATAATTCGCCGCCTTGTGCCTGGTCATCGGCATCTTTACGTGCCAATTCTGATTCGTCCAGTTCCACGCGTTGTTCATTCTCGCTTGGGGCATCGTCGACCTGCACACCTGTCTCGGCAAGCATCCTCTCCTTGAGCGTGCCCATTCTGAGGATACTACGCCCCTGGACCTGGGCATCGTCTGTAGCGCCCCCTGACGGGCTGTCAGGCCCGTCTAGAACTTCCGAGCCCACAACGTTGCGCGCAACATCGACCATGGACTGCCCCTTGCTGGACTCGGCCAGGCTGACTAAAGCAGCTGCCTTATCAAACTCAGGTGAGAGATCCCAGAATTTCGCGCTCCAACGTACAGCGGTCTTCTGCGCCATTGCCTCGATATAGGTGATCCAGGGAATGCGTCGGATCTGAAAGTCAGCCATAGCCTCTTCTGGTTTGCCTTCCTTCCACGTCTTCCAGAACACCTCGGATCCGTCATCCCTGCGCTCAACACGAATGTTCTTGTCTGAAAGAATACGATCCCTGTGCTTGTATATTGCACTCATCGGGTACGGCTGACCGAAATCATAAAAACCATCGTGATACCTGAGTGCTGCGTACACAGCGACCATTTTGCCGCGCTGTTTCCTGACGTCCCATGTGTGATTCAGATATGGATCACTACCAAGGCGATGATCAAAGACATCGTTCTCGTGAACAATGATGGCCTCGACCTTGCGCACCAACGGGTCACGGCGAGCCAACTTCATTAGTCCACGGTACTGAATCTGCAACTGTGTGAGCTTGCGCCACTGCCACGTACCGTCGTCAGCCTTGTACTTGGATGAACGAGCCTCGAGGTAGGCTTCCCCCAGTGGTCCCTCGAACCGAACACCAAGTGTAGATGCTTCAAGAATCGAACCCAGTGTTGACTGTGGGTCCGCCTCGAGCAAATCTTTGTCGCTGCCAATATGAGTCAGTGCGGAATTGATCCACGCATCTGTCGAGATACCGTCAGGAAGTGATTCGTCTATCATCTCCCTAATGCCCTGTGACTCCAACCATTTTTCTATCGTTCTGTAGTTCGGATGTGCCATGTGCCTCTTCCTTTCCTAACCTAATTTCTGCGTGACCGCATCGGCTGCTTTCTCGATAGCGTCTCGCACTTCGCCTATTTCCATCTCCAACATTGCTGCGTACAGATCTGCCCTGGCACGCAACTCGTCGAAGGTTTCTACACCTGCCTCGATATCGAACTTGGATTTAGCAAATTCGATCAGTTCGGTCTGAACAGTCATAATCTCTGCGCCAACATCGTCATGCTTGGACTGCTTCCTGTCTTTGGGCCCGTAGTATCGAAACGTCTTGAACGGCTTGCCCTGAACTTCGTACATGGACAAATCCATGTCTGGGTAATCCGCCTGAAGGGCTTTTTTGTCGAATGTCTTACGGCCTGCTTGCTGCTTGTTCAGGAATTTGTGGAAACCTACCTGGACCGCATCAAGGTCCGCATCGTCCATGACACCCATGATCGTTCGCTTGGCCGCCTCCATGCCGACCTTGGCTGCTAGTTCTCGTTCTTTCGCCAATTTGTACGTATCCACAGCATCTTTCCATGCCTGACCGGACATCTGTGTGTAGACGGCTTTGCCTTTCTTCTCCAGCGTAGGCTGTGTGAACTTGGCAGCCGCCGGCGGAACACTCTTGAGTACGTTTTCGTTCCAGAATCTCCGCGCATTATCCTGCAAAACCGCGCTTACATCATCGTCTATGGGTAGCTCGATTATCTGGAGGTCCACATTTTCACACTCATATATCACAACCCTGGTGCCCTTGATCTTCCCCTTCCACTCGTCACCCAGGAATGGCAACGTGCACACGTTCGCACAATGCGCCAGGTGAGCCGATTGGATCATGTAGTAGTCCCGTATACCTGTCGTGCGGAACGAGTCACATACACGTTGCATCGGAGCTTTGATCTCCAGTACCCAGCCATCGGCACACAGACCATCGAAGTCTGCAAACATTGGCGAGTCCGGATCCCATACCTGGAAGTCGTGATATCGCTCCTTATCAGTCTCTGGTGCGTAAACTTTGATTCCTTCCTGTGCCTCGTACATTGCGACTGCAAGTGGTTCGTATGTGTTGCCACGGCGCAGGTGTGGATTGTCATCTTCGGAAAGAACATCATCAGCCGTGATCGTCTTCTTCTTGGTGATATATAGATCCACAGGCGTTTTCTTGAAAACTTCTCCGAGGGCAAGAATAGGAGAGTCAGAAGATCCGACACCTTTCTGGCGCCCTTTCAGCCATTCAACCTTTGCGTTCATTGTTTCCTCCTACCCAATACCTGGGAATAGAACATTGTGTTTAATAAACGTTGCCATCTCAGTTCCACCATCTGGCGTACTACATGCGTTGCGATACGGACATGCACCGAAACGAGAGACACATGCCGCACCATTCCGAGGCCATACCCTGGCACTACGATAGTGATCCTCGACGCCGAGCATCGCATCGACGTCCATGGTCCACTGCTTGATCTGTTGTACAGACGATTCAACAACAACTCTGTAAACGAAAGTCTCACCACGCTCCTCGAGGCGCTTTACGATAGACGCACATCGCTCATTCTCTGCGTTGAGATCCAGTTTGGAATGCTTCACCGTTGCGTTCCACTTCTCGAGTGTTGTGTCACACGCCTTCTTTGACATGCCGCCGATCCCGGATCCTCCGCATCCCGCGCATGTTATAGGTTTCGTATCGTTTTCATCTTTGGACTGTACATTGCCAGTACCTGAGCACTGGCGACATTTGACCGTGCTGGGAATTCCTGGAGGTTTTGTTCTCACAATCTCCACGACTGCTGCCGTCACAATTTTATCAGAGGCCTTGGTGGCTGACCACATAGCAGCTGCAAGCCACTGGTCCAGTTCCACATCTTCGGCAACTACGTCTGGATACGGGTTGGATGTAAACTTCCTAACCAATACAGCAGCACCTAGCTGCCCGCGATCTAGAACCCCGTCGACACAAGCTGCAAATGTCTGACCTGTCTGACCAAGCGAATGCTCAACAACTCTGTCCACCAGCGGGTTGCCATCGCTGCCTAGCATGAATTTAAAGTCTCCGGCGTCGCGAATTGAGTACTGATAGTTGTCCAAGATCTGCGTAGCATCTTCGATCACTTTGGAAACAACATCTGTCCACTTGTCCTGCTCGCGTGTGTTCATTGTATCCAATGTGCGTCTGTACTCGTTGTTATATGCCATAACAACAGCATTGGCGGCAGCTTGTACGCGAAATTTGTTGAGCCCCCTAGCAACCGCAATGTCCCTATCGCGCAGAGCATCGCGCAAGATCTGTTTGACGTTGGGCGGCCATGGTGGTGGACGCCGTCCCTTCAACCTGTAGTTGTCTTCGTACTCGATTTTGTATCTACGCGGGCAGGTTGCCAACGTTGTCAACATATCCTTTGTCCGCCGCTCAGGCGGACGTGTCGGAGTCTCCACTTGTGCCTCCTCTCGACCATTGGCTGCGGCCGATTAACTACTCCTCGTCCATCGTCGGCATGAACTCCTCGCCGTATTCTGCGGGACTAACGTCTTCCAGCAATTCGTCTGGCCCCACATCGAGTACTTGGCCAAACTCGCGTAACAGAGATGCCTTCGGATCCCCACGCTGCAAAACGTCGTGAAGCCCTTGTGGGCTCTTGTCCATCTGACGGGCTAGTTCACGCAGCGTCCATCCGCGCTTCTTACACAGCAACTCTACCCTCGCCTTGAATTGATTCACCTTACTCATTCTTCTTTTCTCCTTCCATGTTTCCGGACACACGTCCAATTATTCTAGTGTATAACACTATTCTGTCGACGTGTCAGTGTTTTTTGTGACATTTTACAAAACACCCTATGATTCATCGTCTGGCTCCATGATCCATGTCATAAGGGCATTGCCGTCAATATACCGAACCATCACGGGAGATTTGCGTTTCAAGGCCTTCAGTGCAGCATCGAGTCCCACACCCAGACCGTACACAACCCTGGCATGATCCTTGGCAGAAGCATGAACCCCCTCGACAACTGCTTTTATGTATTGCTCGAAAACCCTATTAATAACGGTCGCCCCATCCTTCCCATTGATTCGGTTGCCACTGATGAGTTCGGCTAGGATTTCGATTTTCCTAGCCGCAATCTCGGCATCATTTTTACTTGGCATACGACCTCCTTATCACTACACTTTTCCAAAAATGTGATGCATGTCATGCTCGTCTCGCATTGCATCTTGCAACACAACTGTCTCGTCACTGAATGACTCATTTATTTCTTTTCTTGTGGCTGTGCCTACTAGAATCGAGTGACATCTGAAGTCCAACTCATCACGATTACGATTCCACTTGATCTTCCACTGGGGCGAGATACTGCATCGGCCGTCCGTCACCATTACTATATCTGCCTGCTTGAACTCGCCCTGCTCCCGAATGACATCCACGGCACAGTCCAGACTACGCATGAAGTTCGTTCCACCATCGGCTGCGAAAAAGTTTACCGCGTCCGTTATTGCCTCTGGCGTCATCGCATCTTTCCCGGGAAACTTGTCAACACGCAAAACAGAACTGCCAAAGTGTACGATTGCAAATCCTCGATCCTGCTCCTTCGCTACCTGCATAAATGCCAGACAAACCGCTGCAGCCCACACATCTGCGTCTCCAGCCATCATGGATCCAGACGAATCCAAACACATAACAATCGGACCCTTGTGATCTTTCTGCTTGTCGGCTTTCTCGTTACACGCCAAGTTGCTCTCCGCATATTTTGCTGCGAATACATGTCTCATCCCCGGGGCCCCGTACACCAACTCCCTGAAACACAGGTTGCCGAGATCGTTGGAAAACTTCCGCCCCACTCGCTCACCCGCACCAAACCTAGGCTTACGTCGTTGTTGTTCCGATGCGATCCTGCGAAGACGGCCGGCAAGTTCTGCTATCTTACGAAGTCGTTCATTGTCTCCAACCAACTTGGACAGTTTTCTTCCTGCCTCCATCTGAGCTTTGCGTCCACTGTGCTTGTCCAGGCCAACACCATACGAATCGATCATCGCCTGCATCTGTGCTATCTGCTCGGATGCGTTTGCAGCTGCATTCCTCAGCGCCTGTCGTACGTTGGTCATATCTAAGAGATCTGCTTCCTCGCTTGCTGCGGCGCCCTTTTTCTCCATTTCACCATACATCTCGTCCAATGCGTCTTCAATGGCTTCACATTCTTCTTCGTCTCCCCTGTGGTCCGCATCGGCTAATAGTCGTTCCAGATAATCTGCGGTCGCAGCATCCTCCCTGACGTCCTCGACCTGTGCATCTGGTGCTGCCACATTTTTCAACAGGTCATCTATCATTGATGTTGTAACCACGCCTGCCCATGTATCGTTGCCAACGGTCTGTGCCCGCAGATCCGTGACCTCTGGAACATCTTGCATCGCAGCATCGAATCGCTGGAAAACATCCGATCCTGGTGCGGGGGTCTCCATCCTGTCTGGTGTGTCCGCGTGAAAGTAATGAAACATCTCAGCTGCCCAGTCAGGAAATGCTTCGTATCGAGCGCGACCATCGGATTCGGCCCGTGCCGCGTCCTGGTCAGCCATTGTATAGTCATTCCACAGGTGCCGTTGAAACTGGCTAGGTTGGTATATGAGACTCATGATCTTCTCCTATTACTCAACCGGCCGGTACATCGTGATCTCGCGCGCCCTATCCACCAGTTTATTCATGGCCAATTCGACCACTTCCACGGCCTCTTTTACTTGCAAGTTATCATCCCCGACCTTGTCGTGCACCTCCATGATCGCATCGCGCCGGCCCGCAAGGTTGCCCTGTATTTCGCCAAGCGTCCTTGTAGCCGCTAATTTAGTAAGCGTTCCAACCTTCACATCTTCCAATGTTGGCAGGGATTTCATCGCAATCCTCACCCCATCGATTATTGAAGTGGCACGAGAACCATATGGATCCGCAGCGTTCCCGATGGCCTTGAGCAATTCTGGACGACCCTCGTGCGTCTTCCAGATCACATCAGCCAAGACCAGGAAATCGCTCGGCAGCACTTGGGAGTGTCCATTCACTACCGCCCTGGCACGTATCAACTTCGGAGCCTTCCCGATCCATGTCCTGTCACTAGCTGTAAATCCAGCCTTTTCGCAGGCACTTTTAACCCCTAGAAGGGTCTCGGCCTCGCCCATCCCCCACTTAATCGATTCTGCCTGTTTCCGCAGTTCTTCTAGATCGCCAACTTCCAACTTTGCAGTTATCTCTGCCGGCCCATCCACGAGTAACTTCAGAAGCGCGTCCTGGTCGCCGATGTAGTCCAGCCAGAACTTGACCGCGAATCGGTCGTACAACGCGTCTAGGCTGGCATCCTCCGGATACTCGTTGCTCGCCCCGATCACCGTCTCCAGCGGGAGTTTGATCATGTCCGCACCGTTCCGCATCCTGCGTTGCTGCATGGCCAGAAGGAATCCATTCAGAAGTGCTGAGTTGCTCTTGAAGATCTCGTCCAGGAACCACACCTGACGATCTGGTGCACATCCATCGATACGTCGTTGGTACCGATCCTGCTCCATCATCGCCTTGGCACTAAACATTCCAAAGACCTCTTCAGGTGCCGTGTCCTTGGTCAACTGAATCTCAAAGAATGAGGAATCTATACAACGGCTCAATGCTTCAGCGTAGTCACTTTTAGCTGTCCCTGGGGGGCCCAGAAGCAATACGTGGTCCTTGGCAATTAGAGCGGTCAATGTTCCGTCAACGGGCCCGCTGCGCTCGACAAATCGAGCCTTCAACTGGGTGCGTACATCCTGGAGACGTGTATTGGGGTCGCTTGTTTTATTTGTCATGATGATACCTCCAACGCTGAGTTCCGTGCTTTGTTGCTGTTATGTGTGCAAATCCTAATCACCAGTCCATAATACACGCTTCTCTGTGCGTGTCAATACTTATTGCAACACATTTGAATATTTTATTACTTTTAACACACGCGCCTCAGCACCCCACGTCCGCTCTAAGCGCCGTCTTCAAATATCTGTCTCATGGTTTGTGAATTCTTCGAATGGCCGTCAGAAGCCAACGGAGGGGTTGTAGTGGTGGTTTAGTATTGAATTGGGAATGGGAAACTAGGCGGTCTGCTCATATCGATAGCTCGGACCTCTTTGCCAACCCGCACCTCTTTGCCCTTCCGTCGCTGTTCTTTTTTGGCTTCCCTGATCTTGGCCCTCGCGGCTTTGGCATCCTCTTTGGCCTTGGCCTCGATCTCCTTTTCTTTCTGCTCCTCGAATTTTTTCTGATCCAGACTGCCAACTACGACTTGTGCAGCAATGTCAACTTTTGATGACAGATCGTCTACTACCGTCCCCAGGATGTCTTTGTACAATTCGGCCCGGTTCCGCAGTGTATCAAACTCCTCGACTCTTTTCTCCAAAGTGCTGATTCTGATCTTGTTCCAGCCAACTGCCTTGTACTGGTCGAGTTGATGCGTCAGTTCTTTCAGTTGTGCTTCGAGACCATGGCGTGTGGCCTCGCGCAATGACTCCATCGTCTCGGCTGTGTCGAAACATGGGATTATCACCGTGGTCTGGTTCAACTCGCTCATGAAGGCGTTCCAGGCCCTGACCTTTTCAGCATGGATAGCTGGGACGTACCAGAGGCCGCCATGTGGCAACGTGGGAACTGCATGCCAGTTGCGAAATGCAAACTGAAAGGCGCTCCGGATGTCCCCTGTCAGGTATGTATAGGCCAATTCCTCATAGGCCTCTTTCAATGCGATGGCCGCTGGATGATCAGGATCTTGGAGTTTCAGACAATCCTTCGGCTCTGCACCATCTGCATAATTGCCTCTGTCGAATCCCACCTTGGTAATCGTTGCGAACTCCGCGTCTTTTTCAGAGACCTCGTTGCCGGCGTCATCCACTAACTGGCGTTCTACAATACTGTGCACGAGGCGGAACTCGTTGTCCTCTACGATTACGGCATCCTCGACACGACACTCACGGCGCCCAGAGTTGAACACAAGACTGATGGCCTTTTTGTAGCATGCGATGGGGGTGTTTCCGGGTAATCGCAACTCGTCCAGAATGCCGCAAACATCGGCAGCTGCCTCAACGTCGGCCTTGAGATGTGTACCTGACAATGACCAGCCAACCAAGTCACCAAGATGCGCACCACTCTCCAGTGCAATGGCCTCGGCTACCGTGCGGATCTTGCCACTGGCGTGAATTGTAGGCTTAGGAGTATCCGTGTCACCGTCGGAATCGGCGTCGAGATCGGTGTCGGAATCGGTGTCAGTGTCGAGATTGGTGGCTGCATCCTGTGCCGGCGCAGATGATATGCCTTCTCTTGCGATGCGTCGAGCATCGTGTTGAGCAGCCACAATTTCTGGTACGGTGTTCCCACAACCAAGACACTTGGCCATTGCTTCGCCAAACTTCTCGGCCATGTCGGCCATGTCGCTGACGTTTGTCTTGGGAATGTCTCTGATATATGTACGGGCTAAACGGCGGGTCTGAGCATCGAACACAGTGCGTGCGCGCTTAATGGCTTCGGCAGTTCGGGTTATTGCTTTGATCTGTGCGTTATTCATGGGATCCTCCTTGTGTTATTGCTGGCCGGCAGCTGTTTGCCTTTTCCGTCCATTTGCAAAGATGTTGTTTCGTAATCATTAAGATCATTATACATGTTTGCAATGCCGTGTAAAGGTTTTTATTAACACTAAGAAAACTGGCTCAAGGAACAAGACATTCCGCGAAATCAATCAGCCAAGGAGGAAGCGTCGACGCAAGTTCAGCCTGGTCGTTTTCTCCTTCGAGAACCGGGATCTCATGGTACGGAGGGAAATCGTTTACGAGCGCGGCAAGGGGTGTGTCAGTGAACTTCGGAGCTATATGGATTACAAGACGTGGATCCTCGTGTGATATCATTTCGAGACCTCACTAGTTACGTCTCTAGATTCCCAGGCCGCAATGTCATCGATTGCTGCATTGTAACGTTTGAGAGCATTCTTCGCTGCAGCTTTTGCCCGTTTACCCTGTGCTTCGAATCTGGCAATGACAAATTCAATAGCATCTGCACGGGTCCAGAAGACGCCAGGTGCAACTAGATCATGCGTCATGGCACGAAGATCCACTTTTGTTCTTTCTATATGCCCCTGCTCCGAGTTGCGGCGACTCAATACGAGCCCCCGTACAATGCCGCGGTATGCGCTATTGTAGCAAGTAATGTGTTCCACTGTACATCGTAGCAACTTGCCATTATTCATTACCTGCCACAGCACGGTGCCAACAACAGGAATGGCTGTTTCGTCAATTGCTGCAGCGCCATCATTCAGACCTGTGTCATTTTCTCTTTTATTGGTGACCATCTGTATCCTCCTGCCTAAAAAGCCCCGGTGCATTACACACCGAGGCGAGGGGTCAGGACGGACCGTCTCTAGTTGGCTAGGCTATTCGTTCTTAAAAAGATTCGCTTGGCTCGGTCGTAGCTTGTTGCGTTCTGTGTAGTCAAAAATAGTTCAAGAGCAGTATGCAAGTCTGCGCATACCAAGAGGTTATTATAGGATCCATGTCTTTTTATCGTGTCTACTGAGTATGAGGTTTTTCCAGCGGATTCTATTTTGGAGATTTGCAGGTTTGTCAGTTCATCAATTATTATTTCGGATAGTAGGTCTCTCATTGTCTGCTCCTCGTTTTGTGTGTTGCGTTTCATTACGTTTAATCATATACGCTTTTCATTGCGTGTCAATATTATTTCTGCATTGCCATTGTTTTTATTTAAAGGTCAAATACTGAGGCATTCTGCACTATACGAGAAAGAACTATTTACGAGGATTGCCAGCCACAGGGCTCACATGGATGAGAGCAACTGAACCACATATCCGGAAGCAGCGACAGCAGCACCGATCAGGCCGCCTATCCAAAGGACCGGTCTCGGAATCTCGTAATGACCGTTGCTGCTGTTGCGGATAAACCGTCCGCCACTCTCCAGCGGTACCGAACCCGTAACATCATCCCGGTACGGACGAACATCCAGTTTGTCGTCACTACTGGACTCGGCTCGTCTCATTGCCTTGCGTCGTGCCGGGCAGTCTTTACTGTGTGTGCGTTCGGATTTAGCGATCATGCCAGGAAGAGCATCAAGTCCTGGGCGAAGTTCGTCACGTATCTCATGCCATAGGCCACGGGCCGATTGCTCGAGCGCAGCCTGAGACCTTCCGATCTCACTGACATCGTTACGCATCTCGCGGACGTCATCACCAACAGATTTCATCGTGGCAGTGATTGTTGCAAATGCCGCACTACATTCCGCTCTCACACGGTGGTCATCACCAGTCGGTATGGGCGTATATGGAACTGGTGAACTACTGCCGCTTGAATTGCCCATGTGCCCTCCATGATCTTGCTCTGATTCACTTAAGTTAAGGCAACAACCGTTTAGGGAATAGGCACACCAAGCAATCCAGCAACCGCGGTACCAATGCGATCTAGCGCCTCTCCTACCGTTGCGGGGGGAGCACCTGCCCAGTCAACTGGTACGCCTGCCACGTAGGGCAATGCGCCGCCATCACCAAGCGCGGACTGATTGGCAGTGATCGCAGCTTCGTTTGCGTTGATCTGAGTTATCATCTCCTTTGTCTTCAAAACAACAGGATGATCGATAGCGTTCAACAATCCTTGGATTTCATCTTTTGTGAGAATATCAATGGCCATTTTCCTCTCCTTTTTTCGTGGCGTATGCCACGTCGTTTACACACCACTACTTGTTTTCAAGGTACACCACTTCTTGCCGTCCCAAAGTCTCACCTTGCCGATACTGGTATCGAAAACAGCGTCATTGGCTTTGGGTTTCTTGGGATATTCCTTTTCACCCGACACTTTCTTGGCGTTGGTCGCAGCAATAGCTGCCTTTGTATAGTCGATCTTATAATTAAACATACGAACTCCTCTCTATGGCACAACGGTGCCAACAGTATCAACCCACTGTGTCCCATTCCATGTCAACCACACTCCCATGCCCGCGCCAAGTGCAATGTCTGTTGCAAAGAAACGGAAGCCCATTGGCAGACTCGTCGATGTAACGGTGGGACGCTGATCCGGACCACCTGCTCCTGTCGTTCCAGCGCCCTGTGTTGCACTCGACATGATGGCCACGTTGCCAGCTACTTGCCAGTTTGTCCATGAGGGCAATCCGCCATCCAATCCGACGTTGCCCAGGAGTAGGCTAGTGCCAGGTGTCGTTCTGACCGGAATGCCAGTGAAACCACCGATTGAAGTTGCTGTTGTCAGAACTCCAAAACCTCCATTTTTCATATCGATCCCATTGTACCCGCTAACCATGTTGCCAAGCAGGACGCAGAAACCGCCGTCATTTTCTATTGCCCATGCAGTAGGATCAGTTTCGTTCGCATTAATCCCAACCTCTCCACCTGACATGAAGAAACCGCCGTTGACAATCCTAATGCCTTGGAACTGGCCGCCGCCGCCGCCTAAGAACCAGATGAATCCAGATCCGTCGACCAGGCCAGCATGACCAGCGGGCCCACCGTCTATCGCCGCGTAGATCCCGATCGCGGCCTCACCGAGGGCATTAGTGTCCGACCATAGGGCATGGCCGGCATCCGTGGATCTGGCCGCGAAGTTGAACAGGAAGGTTTCGTGTTCACCAGCACCGCCACCGTCGTCGAATATCTTGATGGCAGCCTCAGCCGGAACGGGAGAATCCGTCTGGCAGTAAATACCGTTTATGAACGAGTCCCTGTACGGAACAGACAGAGCGATCCCAGCGGCTGGCTCAATCCTGACGTCCCTTGCAGCTCCAAACATAGCTGTGCCGATCAAGTACACAAACCGTTTCAACACAACATTCTCCGGATACACACCAGGAGCGGCCTTGACAACGTACTTGTTCGTCGCCGATTGAGTCGTAATAGCATCCACAGCATCCTGAAGCACCTTGTACGGTGCGGCCATTGAGCCATCTGGCACGTATGGGTCTGTGCGATTGGAGTCCGCGTATATCACGTTCACGCCGCCGCCATCTCCGACGGTCAGTGCATTGATCTCGTCGATCATGACCTGCAATTTCTCCACAACCGGATGGTCTATGGAGTTGAGCAAACCTTGGATATCGTCCTTTGTAAACCTATCTATCGACATATTTTCCTCCTGTGTTTCCCTCGTTCAGACGGTTACTTCCACGGACTCACTGCCACTCGTTTGATTTCTCCCCAAGTGGCGTCGTTGAAGTTTGTAACAGTGTAATTATATCCACCACAAAACAGCATCCGTCCAACAGCGTTCGGATTCGGCCTGCTGTTATGAGATGCAATGTCCGGAGGTGTGACAAAATGCTTCGGTTGAAGTATCAGTTTATTTGCGGCGGCTGGACTGCTGATGAATTCCTCCAAAGAATCTGGATACCACGACTGCACATAGGCTCGGCGGTAATGATTCACCAAACCATCGAAGTACATGTGGTCAGTCAGTAGCCACATTTTTATTCCATCCGTGGCCAGTCTGCACCCACCGTTCATCAAGGCAGATCCAGTAACATCTCCAACGGCTGTTTTGTACCTGGCGCTATCTATCAAGGCATCCAAGCTCCACACGTTTATTATTCCATCGCTGCCGTCTACCTTCTCAACTGCCCACACAAGATCTCCGGCGGAACAAATGTCAGTTATCCACCCATCGGCCCCTGAGCCTATCGATGCCGACGCATACGGACCATAGGTGCCAGCCGCTACAGTTCCGACCGCGATGTTGCACGTGAAAATCTGTCCTGTGACAGATGGTATATCCCAACCTCCAACAAAGAGGTGATCTTGTGCTTGGTGGTATGCAATTGCCGTTGGCTGACTCGAGGCTCCAAATGAAGCATTGCCATTCCCAACAGAATAAGAAGAGTTGTCCCAGGCTAACAAATAAACAGGCGTGCTATTGAGAGCGACTGCACCAAAAAGACCGGCCGCGTAACCTTTGTTTATGCAGTTCACCATCCGACTGCCGTCCATTACTGTGCCGGCTCCCTGGTTTCCGACTCCCATTGTTAGATCAGAACGGGTCCACCCGAACGACAATGTATTTGTTGCAATAAGATCGTAACGGTAGAATCTTGTCTGGTTGACATTTCCAGCCAGTGCGCATGCGATCATCACAGAGCGTCCGTCATCGCTGCTTACGATTGAAACCATCTCGTCCAACCCTGAAACATATCCGCCAATTACTGCAAGATCGTGCATGATCAGGGATGAACCAGTGTACCAAACTGGAGGATCCAACAACATCTCGACAAGGATCGAACCACTGGCAGGACTAACACCAAACAAGGAATTGACTAAGACATTGTCTCCCTTGGGCGATGTGATGTACCTGGTGGTTTTTGCAATGTCTGTAAGCTGCCCCAATGGAACCGGCGTGGAAAGCCATGGACTTAAATCCTCAGACACTGCCTCGCCGTGTATAAATGCCTCTCGGTCGACGGATTCTGCGGCAACACTGCCACCACGCAATTTGCCGGCAACTGAAACGGCCTTGTCAAAATATGTAGTCTGGATAGTGGACAGGTAAGCAGGCGCCGGCACAGTTGGATCTTTTGCGAATCGTTGAACCACACCGTGCGAAACATCAACATGGTCCCTGGAAAGCATCTGGAACGCACTGTTGTTTATTGCAGCTTGAACAGCGGTGATTGTTCCGGGAGCAAAGTTGAAATAACCAGCTACTATGGCATCGTTGAATGAAATAGCAGTTGCTGGGTGCTGAGGTAGCGCGCCCCCGATATGCGCATCGAGATCAATACCGAGACTCATCAACACAGCTTGGATGTTGGCACTGGCCCACGGTGTAACATATCCGCCAGGGAATGCACCAGAGTCCAACGCTCCTACCAGTAGAGAACCACCACTTGCAACGCCTGATTGGCCAAGATCGTATACAATCGCATCCAATGCGGTCTGGATAGTTGTTGGGGGAGGTACTGGGCCTGCAACTGGCTGTGCTCCAAACCACTGCTGACCAAACGTGAACGGTAACGCACCGCCAAACGTGTCAACAATTGAAAGAAGATCTTCTACCGCATCCTTCGAAGTTCCGTATACTCGATCACCTATTGTAGTGCCGGCAAACCGAACCCAATCCTCACGCCTGGAGAAGTCCATGTCCGAGTTTAGAATTGCAGTGAAACCATTTTGCACGAGAACGTCTACCACTAAGACGGCATCTGTCAGCAGTGGCGGAGGTACTGCCGCTGGCCCAGTAGCAGCCTCTGTGCCGTTCCTCACGAAGAATTCAAACGACTCCAACTGCTTTGTGTAGACGACATTGTTATTGCCATCGAGCGCAGGCTCCGTGAGATCTCGTTCGAATCTTGCAAAAATGGAGAAAACTCGCCACCAACCCGCAGTGGGTGGATCTGTGTCAGTACCAAACTCGTCCTGGCTGCAATCAAGTACGGTGAGGCTGTCCGGCACATAGATCCTCTGCCCATCTGGGTCGTATGCGATACCAGGGCCAACAATATCCACATTCTTGTCAGGCAGAGGCGCATGCTGCTGAGGATCCATGCCGTCCAGGATCCCCGTGAGGGCGCAATCCAAGGAGACGCTATGTATCGCATCCTGCACACTGTCAAATGCCCAATCCATCTGGCTCTGTGTAACGATCTGCTTAAAATAGAAGTCAAAAATGTTCATCGCCTACTCCCCAAGCTCGGTTGATATGTCAAGCTCGTCTATGCCGAGCATCCAGGCATCTGGCCACGGCAATGGTTCCGCGGTTCGAATATCTATGAGATGCGTATGGGCAGGTTTCATATATTCCGCGACGCGTCTCACAATTGCCTGTTGCTCCGAGGTTAGCACGTTCTGAGTCTCTATGTCGAACGAGTAAAGTGTATAACTGTTCGATGGTGCCAGAACAGCACCACCGGTTGAGCCAATTTCGTTCACATCGAATTCCAAGAGGTCATTTGCGGATCCTCCTGTGACTTGGACCGATGCCTCCACCCCAGCTTTGTTGCTATGGACTACCAACTGACCATGATCGGTCCCGACCGCCAACGTAGTGGGCCAACCTATCGCGGCCTGCACCGCTCCAGGAGCAAACTGTAGACTAGCCAAGACACCAGCTATGATCGTCTCTACCAGTACTTGGCCGCCATCGTCGTGTCCAATGATCTCTCCTGGGAAGTTTGCAGCAAAAACTGCAGCTACTTCTGCCGATGTGGCCGCGCCAGGTATGGCGATATCCGCAGATGCAAAAGTGACTGTAGAAACCGGTGCCCCGTTCAATGAGACATCGAATGAATCGCCCGGGGACACAGCGAATGGTTCCGCATTTGTGCCCAATACAGCAGCCGGCTGTCCGGGATACGCTGCGAAAGAACCTATCCTCACACTATTTGCCGCAATCACAGCGGCAACTTCAGGCGCTGTCGCCGCCGTCGGATCCAAAAAGTCGGCAGGAACAAACGTGATCGTCTCTGGCGGATCATTATCTGGTGAGATAGTAAGCTGCCAAGGGGCTGGAATGGAGGTGAAGTCCCATGTATCCCAACCAAGACTCATCACCTCAGCTATGGCGCCACTACCCAGGGCATGAACTCCAAGTATCCACCCTCCAGCCGAGTACTCTACGCATGTTACCACTTCACCAATCAGGAAAAACACAGTCTGTTCAATTCCCCATGCCGTGCCCTTGGACTTGTAAATCTCGATCAATATCCGCAGCAGTTTTCTTTGTTGGTTGGCCGTAAGATCTAGTTCTGTCCACTCTGCAAATGGGTTGCCCATGTCGTACAACGCAGCGGCGATTTGCTCGTCTGACATCTTGTCCGGATCCCATTGGTCGGTAAACCTGTCCACGTAGTACAGCATCCAACCAAGCACCTCCTCGATGCAATTGGAGAACCGTTCTAGATCGCGTGTGGCATCTTCAATCCTGTTCTTCAACGGCACCATGTGGCGCCAGTGAGAGAAGGCTCGGCCCTCAACGGGCTCAGGGGTGAAACCGTCGAAGTGCACTGTGTTGTAGACAGGATCCATCACGTTGCCGGCATCATCCTCGATGGCCGCACCAGCAGTGATCTGGTAAGGGCATCCTGGGGTTTGTTCCCAATTTACAGTGATGTCCCACTGCGATACAGGGGTTACTTGGCGCCATGTCGGCACGGTGTCGATAAGTTGCCAGTATGTTGTATCGCTTTGCTGGAATGCAATCTGACCAACGTCATCGGATACAAACCCCGTAGCGGCGAGACGCTCGACCTGATCGGCATACGTCCAAGAAATTGGAATTGTCAGCGTGGGCACATCTGCAACAACAACGAACTCGGCATCTAGGGTTACACCGGGCAGAGGATCCACGTTCCACCGCTGGAACGCGCCTGTCCAGTTGAGAATATCTAGAACAGATCCTGCACCAGTAACCGCCATGTCGTCATCGAATGTGACACGTACCGTATGTGGATCAATTCCTTCTGCGGCGATCAATGTTGGGGGAGTTAGATCCTGTGTTGTAAATTGGTATTGAAACGAACCAGCTACTGGACCGGCTGGAGCATGGCCCCATGGAAAATGCCCCCATGGACCGTGCCCCCAACCTCCACCGCCCACAAGATTGACTTCTACGTCGACAACTTGTTCCGAATCAAACACCAGAGGGACCTGTGTCGCGACAATCTTCCAATATGCGAATGGACTTGTGACTGCATGAGTAGACACACTGCCAGACCATGGTGGTATCCACGTGGCAACTCCGCCACTATAAGACAATATCTGTACAGAATCCACGTTGACATTAAAGTCTGGCGGCGCCAGTGCCGGGTCTGTGGGATCTCCATCAAGGTCTACTAACATGAACTCGATATCGGTATCTATAACGATACCGGTTTCGCTTGGCTGGGGATCCCTCTGGATCAGGACATACCTACCCGTTAAAGACATCTCCACACCGGCCTGGTCGATGCCGAGTGTTGCCATGAGTTGTTCAACGGTTAGTGCCATTTTCTATCCTATCCAGCCGCCACTGCCGGGTTGACAACATTATAGGGCGTTGCTTCGAGGTTTGTCACCGTTCCAAGTATGGGCACGTTCATAGAACAGTGAATGATCAACCCTGTGCCAGTGCCTCCAATGGCATTTGCAGCGGCGTATGAGTGAATTGTGCACTTTTCAACACGTGGATTATTTGGTGCAGAGTTGGTAATCAAAACGGGAATGCTTGGATCCAGCGTTTGAACAATGCAATTTCTCAAATACCCACCGTCCACATCAACAGATGCACCACCTGCAGCGAAAAACGAGTCATAAATCTGGCCACCTGTTGGAACTAGCATATTGGAAATCAAACCAACAATAACACAATTGCCAAGACTTCCTGTCATTCCACCGCAACCGAACGAAGTATTGTTGGCCTCACAACGCAATGCCATACCACTGAACAAACCATTTGCATTGCCGCCAAACGAATCTAATCCAGAGTAGCAATCACGTGCCTCTCCAGTGAATCTATGTTGTCCAGATGTAACATCTCCGCCGCCAAAAGAGTGACCTGTCGCGGTGCAATTTCTGGCATCCGCGCTGAACGTTCCATAGTATGGACTGCCACCTTGTGACACTCCGTAACAATGTTGCATCCCATAACAACGAAGAAGACGTCCCGATATTTCGGCGTCTCCTGAGTCGTTGTATCCATATGAAAAATTGGTTGTCCAACAGTCTATGAGCACTCCGTTGCATTCAACTTTTGTAGTGTCACCAAGATACGAACAGAATGAATATGCACCACCGGCACATTGCATCGCAGTTCCACCAAATTGCTGACACCTCAAAATGGATTCTACTGACAGACAGTTTTTGAAACCACTGTTTATCGCCTTTGTTGTTCCAGTAGCGCCGATACCGATGCCACTGGTCGGAGCCGTTGCATAGATCCACTCCATCTTCAAACCGTCGGCACCGTTTACTTCATCAATATTGACAGCCGAACCGGCCCCAGTGTTTCCTATTCGCAACCTGGTTATGTCAGAAGTTCGCGCAGTAATTTGCAAAACGGCGACTGCCGAACTGCTGCGGATATATGTCGCTGGGTAAAATGGAGTGCCATCAGTCAGGTCGATTGCGGCCTCACCATATCCCTTTATATCGATATAGTCAGTATCGACAGCCAAAGACAACGCGCCAAGGTCGTACTCTCCAGGTGGAACAACAACTGTAACCCGGGAAGCCAAGGTAGGACTCATAGTTTTTGCTGTGGCGTATGCGGCAATAAGGTTGGTTCCGTTTGCTGCAGGGTTCGCACCATGTTGAACGACAACAGTGCGGGGTATGGCCGCTCCTTGGGCGCCCTTCATTGTGTCGGATATCTTTGGCATCAGGTAGAATTGACCATCGACAAGAATACCGACTACGATTCTATCACGTGGTGTTATTGGCATCGCGGCAACGACTGGCACAACAACTGCCCCATTAAACGGGCGGGCCGGGGCGTTGATGTAGAGACACTGTCCATTGCTTATCGCGGCAGAACCAGAAGCCACCTGCTGATCGAGTGTATACCTCGGCGAAAGGATCCGAAAGTTCCCCCATATGACATTGCCAGATCCTGAGTCATACCTAGGTAAATCCCCGTACGCAGAGACACGAATACTGGCATTTAGGTCTGCCGCATTTGCATCGATCCAATCGTCCACGTCGGTCGCAAACTCATTGTCAAATATTGCTGTAAACGGATCGACACCATCTGTCGGCGTCCGTAATCCTGTCTTTGGCATCGTTGTCATATCAAACCTCCTCGAGAATGAGACGGAATTTTACTTCCGCAGGCCCACTAAGATTTCGTACCGGTGCTTTGAAATCTGTCCATCTACGCTGCTCATCGGGTGCAATAACACGTTCGGCGTACACCTCCGCATTGATAATTATTTGCATTCGCCAAGCATAGTCGATTGGAGTCGGCATGGATGTGCACGCGACGTAACTGGCAGCAATCTCCGCCGGCGTCAGAGTGACGTCCAACATGCGCATCTCATCCAGCATTCCCCACAGATTAGGGTCAGCGCAATATATCGGCGTGGCCGGCGCTGCAGCTATTGGGGAGTTGACTGCTATTGCAAACGGCAAGACCGGTACCACACTGCCATTGATGTACAGCAGCAAGCGATCCCACGGTGCCGCAAATCGGTCCCATGTGACAGTTAGCAATGTCCACTCAGGATTCGGAGTGTCCCACGTAAATCCAGGAAATATAGACCCCGTTGTTGCACCGTAATGATGTGCAATCTGCAACATCCATGAGTGAGCACCTGGACCGAACGCTCCTTGTAGTGATGCAGCGAAACCGTTTGGTGCGCCATCGACACAACTGAAAAGATTCGGACTAACTCCCCACGATGTAGGATGAGCAACGCCGTCGAAATCCACCCACATCTGGAATGTGTAGTTGTCGAGCGGAGCCGCGGGGAACCATTGTGGTGTATTGGCTCCGACCAGTTGGGCCGATGAACTTAATACGGGAACCTTTCGGCATCGCGTCAACACCGGCGAATAGGATTCGTTGGCAACCTCAATATTCCCAACATCCGTCATGCCGAAGCCGCCGGATACGAGATTGCGTGCAGTTGGAAGTCCGATGTCATAGTTGAAATGCCACAGTGCAGGATAGTCACTTGGAAAACCTGGCGCCGGTTGAGCCTGCCCCATGAGCACACCGATGGTATCCATCGTCGCGGCAACCAGATCCCAGTCGGCTAGATCGACGACCTGGGTAATCTCGGTGTAGTCGCCAGATATTGGAACGGAAGCATCGCCGCCCTGGAGTACTGCACTTTCGAGAGCATTATCCCCACCAAGCACAAATACGTGTTGTCCATCTGGCGCAGTGAAACCAACGGGCTCGCATCGGCCCTGGGCACTACCGCGCAATCTGTCAAACCACGTGATCATTAGGTAACTCGATATGCCTCGATGGCGTCAAAAGCACCGCGCCTGTTCAGAGATTCCGACACCTGGAATGCATACCCAACGTACCCACCCCAAAGAGGCGGAGTTCCCGTCAGAATCTGAAGTGCATCATCAACTATACCGTTCGCAGGGATGCCAGGAATGGCCTGCCAGTCCGGGGCATCTCCTACTGGATGCAAGGTCAGGTCGTTCTCAAAGACCTTGAGCAATACATCGCCGTTTGGTTGTACGATTGAATCCAAGCGTAAATGGTGCCACAACCCGTCTCCCATCGCATATTGACTGGATGAGCGTCCCAGTATGGTTACGTTTGAATCATCGGCTACAAGACCACTTACGAGCTGAGCTTTCGCCAAGACTATCTCATACGGATCTGCGTCCGAAAGGCCCAAAATGTACGCGTAGTCGTTGACCGATACGGGCGCGCCCTGCCCACAGAAAAACAACATAGGACTCATGCCCGTATTGTTGGGTGAACTTACACGCTTGACACAGCCTCGGATCGATCCCCCACCATCGGGATCTGACAGCAACGACCCTGTAGGCGTAAACCCAGCGAGATCTACATACTTCCCGGCTGCCCCTGTCACTGTCGCATCAAGTGAATTGTACCCGTAAACAAAATCATTGGCTATCGACGACGGAGGCCTGTCGATTCCGTTAGTCACGCCACGTGCCAGAGTCGCAACACTAAGTGCGCCACCGATGTCTTTCCAATCAAGTTGACCCATGTGGTCCTCCTACGTAGGGAACGGCTCGTCTGGCCATTCTGTAGCCTCGAACTGTTCCAGCGGTTCTGTGCCGCCATCAAACATTGCTTGTGTCAGAGCCACCGCTGACAAATCCGGTATCCATGTTGCCAATGGAGATACCCATCCGTGCAACGTGTACCGTTCCAGTATAGTTGGAGCGGAGATACCTGTGTCAAAAATGGCTGCGATCATATCGTTTTCTGCGATCCACTGGCCAATCACTGGGTCAGTGTACAACGCGAAAGAGTTGGCGCTCCAAGAGTCCAACAAAATTCTATCTGTGGAAACAATACCTGCCGGCAACGTTGAGTATATCCACGCAGGTATTCCAACTCCCGTGGCATGGCCACCAGGACTAAAGGTGCGGAGCCCTAATGCTACTCGAGCATCACGAAACATGTCCGACTCGAGCGAAGCAAATCCAAACCATATCGCAACGTTTGTTACATGGTCCCATCCGAAAGTAAGGCCCTCTTCTACACCATCAGCCCACGTTCCAAACTCCAGCCCCAGGCCGGATAGATGCAGCGCAACTTGGGCGTTGAGATCTGAAACCAGTGTGGCCATATCTGCATAGTCGTTGGACGGAAGCGAAAAGACGACTGGTCCATTGATGTCAGTTATCACTACCAGTTGATTCTCATTGGGCGGGATGTTCAATGGGAATGTGATCGCTGCACCATTGAGCACACCGTTCGGGGCAGTATCCGGACACCACCGCTGTCCACCCGATGTCGACAGCGGATCATTGCCCCACGCTTCCTCGAAACTCTCTGTGCATAACGGGTCTAGGTTCGTACCAAATACATGGTCATACCAACCGTCGAAGCCTGTTGGCCCGGTGTATGGTCCCAATGTGTCCTGACAAGGTGGTATCAGATTGTAAGCGTCCATCCATGGCAGCCCGGTATATGTGGGAGCGTCACCAGGTGGAAACCCCCACAGCGCAAAGATTTCCTGTGTCGTATCGTAGTTCCCAACACCTGGATTGAACAGTGCCGCGGCGAGCAACGCCGCTGGGAGATCCTCGGTAGCACCCTGGTTCTCTCCAACGGTGGACTCCACCCAAGTAATAGGCGAATGATTTGTCAGAATGTAGTTGCGGTTGACATCTGTTTGCCACGCCGCCTTCCCAACGTCGTCCGCGGTGAATCCTGTTGCCAACAACCTGGTAGCCTCATCAGGGTATTCCCAGGAATACGCACGCAACCAGCCTCCTTCGAAACCCTCACGGCCGTATCGGTACTGTGCAAGGTCGTCACGATACGCGGAGAAATCTGCCCAGCCGCCAATGTCCTGGAACGATTGCCATTCCCATCCCTGAGCCTCACCTGGACGCCCAGAGTCTGCGGCCGTCTCGAATGACGGGTTGTTGAACCCACCCTCTCCATCAGGATCGAATGCGTGGCGAATATCCGTGTCGTTCGCAGGCTCATAGAAAGTTGCGCCACCAAACCAGTGACCGACAAAACTTTTTCTCGCTGTGATCGGATTGCCTGATCCGATAGTGCTCAACCATGTCGCTGTTATAAGCAATGGATCGAAGACAACACTTGTCTTTGTGACACCATCAACGACAATCCGCAATTCACGATTGTCCCTGTTGATCATCGATCCGAAATCACCGGTCCAACTAAATGCAACATCGACAACCCGTTCGTCATATTCATCCATACGAAGTGGCGCTGTAAGTTCCAAGAATGCTGGAGCTACGCCATCCCAGTACTTGAGCACAAGCTCACCACCATTGGAGTCACGCCATGTAATTCCGATCCCGCCATTTGGTGCGGATGGTGGACCTAAGTGATGCCCGATAGGGCCGAACGTGGCGATACATCTCTCGCTACCCCACGATGCCATATCCTTGAACTTGTAGCGTCCGACGTAACTGAACGGAAGTTGAGCGCCAAATGCCATGTCATCACTCAGGCATATCGGCATGTGTTTTCCAAGAGTGGGGGTGAACGCTATTATTTTACGTTCTTCCACCGACGACATGCCAAGAGCGGTGCCCTCGTTAAATAGCACACCCCATCCGCCGTCATCATCGTAGTCTCGTAATTTTTCCGGCGAAAGATAAGAGGATCCACTTGTGTAATGAACCACGTCAATCACGGGTGTTCGCGTAAGGAACTGTTGCATGTACGGTGGCGTGGGTGCCAGACCCATCTCCAAGAGACGCGCCATTTCCTCACGCAGGTTTGTGTTGCCTGTGTCCAACACCCACGGTTCAAACTGAGACACCGACACTTGCCGAAAGTACGTATCCTGGTATGGAGGTGTCGGAGGTAAAGCACCTGGATAAATCTTTGTTGCACCGTGGAATAACGCTCCACCCAAGGTCAACATATCCTCCAACCCTGGCAACGCATGATTCTGAAGGTTTACAACAGATGACGTTATGTCCACCCAGCCAGGGATGGAGGGATCCCAGGCTTGTGTGGTTACTGTCCACGCTGGTGCACCACCGGATATTAAAAGTCGAACACGACCAGAATCTACGCCGTCCCATGGGGATATCACTGTCTCATTCGGCGTAAACACACCCGCTGGGTCGTCTACGTGTCCACCACGGTATTCCCACGATGCGTCACCGAGTCTTTTACCGTGCAATGCGTACATCAAGTGATCGGTCAACCACCTTGGGCCATCAAAAACACCTGCCTGAAGTCCTGTCCACGCGCCTCTTGTATCTGCAACATTGCGCTGACTCGGATCGCCCCAACGAACCTGCATGTCTACGTTGAGCGCATTCTGGCCCATCGATGCGATCCAGCCGCGCAGTGACATCCGGTATCCACCGTTGATGTAACGATAGTTCTCACCGTTGTAAGTATCTGCAGCATCCAGTGGCTGTGGCTCTCCATTCACGGGATCCGCAACCAAGAATTCCATATTGGGCGGCATGTACTGGTATCCACGAACCCTGAGCCCACGCAATGGGTCCACACCGTCCTCTACCAGTACTTCTTCGGAGAAACCTACCTTATCAAACAAACTGTACAGTACTGGCTGGATCCATTCCTGGCAAAACAAAGGCCATCTCTCATCCGCTCCATCGATCACAAGGGGGCCATCCGCCGCGGCGACGATCATGTCAACATTTACCGATGGATCCCATCTGTTAATCGGCCGCGCCACTATCGCCTCCTATATCGCCCCTGCGGTGTCGCCATTTATGACTACCAGAGCGCCCATCGCAGGAAATCCCCAGTTATTGATCTGGACATCGTCCGTGACTCCGTTCAATTGAAGAGTGTGCTCCAACTTCCGCACGCCAGTTGTGTCACGTATAACATTGAACACATCAGACCACGGTATTGCGCCGGCGGGTGCTCCTGTGGAATCTTTGTAGTAATAACCAAAGTCCACATTAGGATTGGCCTCGCCACTGGCAAGCATCGGCTCGAAGTAGTCTTCGAGATTGTCTGCGATCGATGCCTTGACTTCGCTTGGAACAAAACCCTCACGCAACCAGATCGTGCAATTAACATCAACGGTCTCGTACACGGCAGCCAGAACTTCTAGTTGGAAAGTAAGCGTGTGTGGATACCCATCAGGTGGCGGCAGGGTGAGAATATCCTCTACTTGCTGAAGAAGAAGCGAACTGGGAACGCCACCAGATGTTGGAACAATAAATAACTTGCCACGGTTCTCACCGATCACGGAATCTTCATTGCTGGTGAGCATCAGGGCACGCCCAACGCCGTCTGCACGTTTGGCATTGATCTCGAAGTCTTCCCGGGCAACTGTGCGATTTATGGCACGTATCGATTCCGGGGCGTTGACACGAGCCGCATCAACTTCTTCTCGAGGTGTCCCATCCTGGGCTGCGTACACGTTTGTGCACTCCATGTAGGCTGTGTTCCCAAAACTGTCAGTAAACGTGCCGATCACTTTTATCAACGAGTTAGATTCCACGTTGCCGTAGATCCCGCCACCAGTCTTGTATGCAGTGGTGATATTCCCCACTGGTATCGTACCGTTCTGACCATCGCCGAAAATAACCGTGGCTCTATCGTTTTGATCAATTTGCACGCGGTAGTGCAGATCAGTTTGGCCGCTGTTGTAGAATGAATCCACCCTGGTCCATACTGGCTGCGTCGGTGTGGATACCTGCTCAGAGCCCCATAGGAACGGCCCGAACGGCAACAATATCTCGATGTCGGCACGACCATTGGATGCAACCACATATGGGGTCTGTGTTATGCTGTTTTCCCATGGGAATATCTTGGAAGTCTCACCAAGCGACAGGTCGAACGAAATTGGACCTTGGATCTCGCCCTTGATCGGATCCGTAACCTTCTGGGTCTGTACAACAACAGGTGTCGCTCCTGGCGTTACCACCCCGGACAACGCCGATGCGTTGGTGATCGTCATTGTTACATCTGTTGTAGCTGCCGTTGCTGGCGGTAGTTCGTAGCCGATCAACTTGCAAAGGGCGATCATGTTCCGTCGCAACTGGACAAACGCGATGCGTCCCTCCCGTGCCTGCTGGTCCTGATAAAAGGTGATGACGTCCATGATCCATGCAAAAGATTCTACGAGAACGTTGCCGAAGTTGGCCACGGCCTCGTCACTCCAGTCTGTAAACACTGATCGTATCAGGTTGAACGTCCTGTCGCGGATCGATGCGAAATCTTTGTCTGTGTAATCATAGCTTGGCGGCAGTAGTGTCATATCACTGCTCCTGGTCCACGTAGAGTGGCAACGTTTCTAGTTCCCCTGTCTGTGCCGACTTTGGCGCGAAAGACAGGTTGATACGCAACGTGCGCTCGGTATCCCGGTTGACTGTTACAGGACCGAGGCGCACCCTTCGCTCATACCTGGTTATTGGTGCGCCGGTATACTGCTCAGCCAATGCTCTTGTCATTTCCAAATGCAAGCGCCTGTGACGCAATGAACGAATCCGGCTGCCCCTGTCTGGATCCCACGGCAACTCACCCGGTTCTGTTGGCGAGGCACCAATTATCCCAACCAGTTCACCGATGTCAGACCTGAGTAAGCGCATCCCCGTGTCGTGGGCAAAGTCCCCTTTGCCATCGCGTTGGAATGGACACACAATACCTCGACCAAACTGTTCTTTAAACTGCACCATCAAAACCACCTTAGCATTTCAAATCTCCCATGGCGAGAGTCAGTGCAAGATCGGGATCAGGAATTGCGTCTGCGATCATGTCCAGCACGTCCGCCAAAGTGGTTAGAAGGTCCACTATGACATCAAATCCTTCCGATACGTTGTCTTCTAGAAGTGCCCCGAAACAAGGTATTTCCTCGCCGCCAAACAGGCCGATCATGATATTGATCAGTAAAACGATGCGACCAATTCCCTTAAGTGCTTCCGCAGTCGACATTACAGAACCCTGTATTGTGTCCTGGGCACATACTAGGAAGCCGTTCATCTTGACATCGTTCAGGTCAGCTGCGCGGTCGATCATGTCTGCGATGCGCTGCAACTGGCTCTCGAGATACAACAAGTCGGCTGCTATCGCACGCAACAAATGCGCCAGATTCTTGATCGCAGCTATTACCAACTTTGGTATTGACAACTGTGGTATCAGCTTGAGTATTTTGTCCACAAGTTCGGCCAATGCAGGGATACAATTCAGCAGTTCGGAAGGATCCAGCGAAGTGATCACATCAGGAATGGCCTGGACACAGCGGAAGATTGCCAAGACCGTATCTAGCAAACTGAAAAACGGCTGCAAAGGAGCCATGGCCGGCCCTATTTGAGAGAAGAAGTCCAGCGACACATCGGCCATGTGCGGAATCTGATCAATGGCGTCCCAGATATAAGACAAACAAAACCCACCGGGGAAGCACATATCTTCCAGTTCCGGTATTTCCGGCAAATCAAAACAAAGTTCTTCCGGTGGAAACGCCATAGTATTGTTTCAGGTTGCCCAGAATAGCCCAGGTTCCCCGTTCTCCACTTCCTGCGACATAGTAGTCACGCTGTTTCGTGCGCCCGACAGTGGACGCCCTGCTAATCCTTATTTAATCGGCCGTGTTTGAGGCATTATCTTGCGCCCCTTTACCTGAATATCACCCTCACTATCGATGTCTGTCAACGCGCCAGACGTGACTTGAGCCGCTGAATCGCCATACGCCTGAACAGAATTCTCACTAAGACGAACCCACGCTGTGTCTGTCTCGCTACCGTTGGACAATGTCGCTACCTGCTTGATCACCAAGCTAGGGGCTACGCCTGTCTCTTCGTCACTACGCAGATCAATCACTACCCTAAACGGACCGAAACCGCCAACTATCACATCGGGATCGTCATGTTCTGGGAACATCTCCGGTTTCCCGTCGCGAATTCCATAGTCCGCAGGTTCATACCTGGGACGATTTATGTCTCCATTGATAAACTGGACATACACATCGGCACCGATTGGAGGAACGGCGACAAATCCCCACTGTGAAGAGCCGCCACCGCGTGGCACTGCCCATGCCGAAGTTCCATCGAGCAACCCTGGAATATTGACACGGACACGGCCGCGCAAATCACCATCTCCACGCTCCACGACCTCGCCCATGTACAAGCCGTAATACCGCTTGCCGCCAAATCCGTCGCCCTCAAAACCTGTGTTGTCAGCTACCATATCGCTTACATCCCAGAGTCAGGCTCAGCGGACTGTCCGCCAAGGTTGTAAAGTGTATTCAGTGTTTGGTCGTCCAACGCCAGAATCTGATCCGGAGTTAGGTTTGACAACTGTCCAACGAAATTCCCATCCTCTGATGTGAAGGTGTACGCAGGTACAATGTTGCCAGCAGGATCCGTGGTCAATGTGATCGTCTTTTTCAAGGTCTGAATCTCAGCAACAGCCGACTCATCCATGTCCACAGCGTTTGGGTTTTTATCTTCTTTCTTTCCACGTCGTGCAGACTTGGCCGTTTTTAGACGATTGATAGCGTTCTTTCGACACTTGAGATCAATGACCCACTTGCCGCTCTCTATAATGTGTTCGGCCTGGTTGATATAGTAAAGACCGTCCAACATGTCCGAGATGCCGGCAAATCCCACCAGCAACTTTGCGCCGATCTTCTTGTCGCCAATAACGGGCACGCTCATTTTGTACCTTTTGTTGGCTGTCTCGTAGTATCTGGCGTTCGCATCCCTCTGCGCTTCTTCCTTAGTCATTACCCCGCCACACCGGACATCGACACGTGTCATGCGGCCGGCCCTGCGTCCCTGCTCTGGATCATCAGGATTCCCCATCTCTGTCTCTTCGCCAAGACTCTGGATCTCCGTATCGTCTGGGCCTCCGAATACTGTCCCGTATTCTTTGGTAACCGGATCTCGGTAGGTTACCTTAACCTTGGAGATGCCCTTGGTCATGTTGATGTCCAGTGCTGGCTCGGCCAGGATGTCACCACGGCCCTCGTCCTTGCGATACGTAAACCAACGAACGGGCTCTGTCTTCAGGTTGCGTGCATGCCAGTGCAATCCGGAGGCATCTACATAGAAAACAAAACCGTTGCGCCGTGCCAACTTGTGCAACATGCGGCCGTCGGTAATATTGTTTTGCGTGATGTCGCATTCTTCATTTGTTTCCTCGACCCATTGGTAGGTGCCGCTATATCCATATTCTTCTGCTACCATCCGAACAAACGCGCTGTGTGTCATCCCCTCTTCAAAACGATACTTGCGCTCCTGATCAAGCAGCGCCAGGCGGCAGTGTGCTTTGATCGTTACAACAGAACCGCCCTTCACTTTCTGGACGATAAATCTACGCGGTACCACCATATTGCCAGGCCAGCCCCATGTGACAAACAACTTCTGCCCGCGTGCAAACACAGGAGAATCCACCATCGCATAATCGTTATTGCGAAAGGTCAAGTACATGCGGTCCTTGCCACGGTCACTGTCCACAACCTTCATCGAAAGTAGGCGCGTCTGGATGAACTCCACCATCTGCATGTAGTCCCCATAGTAGGTATCATCGCCTTCGTCGAAGTCGATTGGCTGAATGATCACCTGTGCACCGCCGTATGGCATCAAATCTCCTACGCGTGATATCGCCGCTGTTCGCGACTAAACACATAATTTCTGAGAACTCGCTCAGATGGAATGACAACTTGCTGGCCACCAACTATTGCAATCGTCGGATCGACAACGGGTGTTGGCTGATACTCGCACAGAAGAAACCACAACAATGATGGATTTCGAAAGGATCTGAAGAATTTCCACGCCAGACCCCACCACGTATCACCAGCTCGCGCTGTGTAGAAAGTATTGTCCGACTCATCTCTAAATCGAAACGGTTCGCGCTCGTCCAATAACTTGACGCCGGCAGTACCACCAATATCTCCCCAGTCGAGTACTGTACAATAACGATAACGGCTGTTTTCGTGCATCTTATGTCCCCCACGTGCGGAACATTCCGTTTGTCAGCACGTCTTCCATCGTTACGCGGCCCATCGGTGCCTCCTTAAAGTTCACCGACAATCGGAGCGCGGTGATGTTGCCCTCAATATCACAGTCCTCGATCACCTCTCCCATGTTTTTCAACTTCGCCCTGATCGTGCAAATGCCAGGAAGGCAGAGAATGACGGGCGCCTGCGCTCCTCCAACGACGCCCGGGGACGTGTACCCAGGATAGAATAACGACTGGAGCCATCGCCGCTGTTTTTCGATCTCCTCGCTCATCTGATTAAGAAGAGACCTGCCACCCTCCCTGAACCCTTCGGAAGTTGTGTCCTTTATCTGCATCAGAGCGTTGTAGTACAGGTCAAAACTCACTGTCACGTTTGCTGTATTTGTATAAACGTCATATGCGTGCGACTGCCCAATGACCGCCATTTCCTCATCATTAACTGAGTTGTTCAATTTCACCATCGCAGGACGAAACGGGAATGTGATCATGTCTTGGAAGTCAGGGTTGCCTGTCTCCTCGAGCAGTAGGTTCTTGCAATAACCACGGGCCGCAGTGTCTGGCCTCTGTCCAGCCATAGACCCCAAGTTGGGAGTTGGATCAGTGCTCGGTGGTGATTTAGGTCCTGGCATTCGTCCTCCTAAAATCCCCCAGAGACAGGCGCCTCATCAAGTGAGTCCTCCCCTGTAACTGATGGCTGGCGTCCATTGATCTCCCCAAGCTTCTCACCATCGATATAAACCGGCTGTGGATTGTCTGCCATCTTTGTCAGTTTATGGTTGATACCTGCAAGCTCCTTCAGAAACTGCTGTTGCATTTCATTCTGAGCGCCACCAAACAGATTGTTCCCCTGAAGGCTCTCAGCACCTGGTCCGTTCACGGCAGCAGTCGGAACCTTGATCCCTTCCTGCACTGCTTCCTTGCGAGTCCGCAGACCGTTCAACGCTTTATATCCCGCATTGGCCCTGGCAAACTCTGCGTCACGGGCCTCGCTTTCAGCCTGTTGCTCCGCTGCAGCGTTGTAAAGATTGGCCAGATCAGACGCTGTGCTTTTTGTGTTTCCGAACAGTGGGTTCTGTGCGAATTCCTTATCCCAATATGACGCAACTGCTCTCTGCTCCTTCTCGGATCCGAATAGCTTGGACCATACAGTTTCAATGCCCATCGTGGAAACTCTGACGATCATATCGAAAAGCTCATAGATCCCAACAAGCAACAATTTCACCACGTGGTAGATCTGACCGAAGAATGTTTTCACCGTGCTCAGTACTGTTGCAAATGTACGGAATCCTTCCACCATCGTATCGATCCCTTTTTGCATATCCTCTGCCGTAACGTTGGCCATGAATTTAGAAAAGGCTCCGCCCAACTCCACTATCTTCCCTACGACATCGGCGGCTGTCTCTCCGAGCCGCGCAAGTTTTCTCCCTGCCTCGGCACCGCGTTGTGCCCACTCTTTGAGTATTTTGTCGCTGTTCTCTGCGTCTGGACCCGTGAAGACAGCAATTATGCCTTCCAGCTTTTCCTTGAACTTATTGAACGCTGACGACTTGGACAATATAGCAATGCCCTGTTCGAACCCAACCGTCAGGCCTCGCCAGAAAGTCTTTATCCGAACCATCCACCGAGAGAACTTCTGCAAGAACTTGACGAGCCCCTGGTTTTCGGCCTTGGACAGATTGTCCTTAAGATCTTTCGAAAATTTCTCTCCGGTAAGAATAGACATCATGCCAGAAGCACCGAGGCGTACCACTTCCATGACGCGAGCGACATCCATGCCTTCGCCCTTGAACAAGTTCATCGCTTTGAACAACGACGTAAAACCGATCCCCAGACCGGACAATATCATTAACAGAGGTGCACCAATCACAAGCAATTTACCTATGCTGAACACAAACCCAAGGAGCGACCCGCCAAGCATGTTCATAGCGCCCGACAGCAACAACAGGCCACCGCCCAACATGAGCAGGCCACCGAGCACTACGACGAACTTGAACACCGTTGCCTTGGCCTGTGGTGACATGGATTTGATAAACAGTGTCACAGCGGAGACCAATTCATAAAGTGCATGAGCTGCCGGCTTCATCGCCTTGGCGAAGTCCTCTCCAATCACAACTAGAAGTGTCTTCCAAGCACCACTGACCAATTGCTTCTGGCCCTCGTATGTCTCCAACAGCGCGTCCCTGAACTCTCTGGATACACCAACCGATGTCTTAAGCACATCACTCAACGCTTTCACTCCAAGTGCCGCTTTTAAACTCTCTTTCTGCACATCGGTCAGTGTCTCGCCGGCTACCGATAACTCGTACCGCATAGCGTTGATTGCGTTGGACCCTGACAGGTTGATCTTCTCCCCATTCTTCATCACTGTATATGTCGCGTTAGCTACGGCATTGAACGCAGCCATGCCACGAACGCCGAACGCTACAGTGATGAGACGCATCTTCTCCTTGTCTCTGAGGTCCTTAGTTTTATCCGCCAGTTGGGTCATAACTCCCAACATGTCTCTAATCTTGCCGTCTTTGTCCCTGAATATCTTGATGCCCTGCTTTTCCACTGCTTGCTGGGCACGCTGGTCCGTTGCTAGTCTTCTCCATGATTCCCGTAACGAAGTCGATGCCACTGATGCATCAATGTTCATGTTACGCATCAGGCCCATTGTGATCAGGGAATCCTCTAGAGACTGATTGTACAACTTGGCCGTAGAAGCTACACGTCCCATGGACGCAGCGAAGTCCCGGCTCTGAAAGTTGGTCATCTGTGTGATCTTGAGCAGCTGATTAGTTACACGTGCCGCTTGGTCAATCTCGAAGCCCATGGCTTTGACAGTACCGATAACGGCATCTGCGGCGCCGGCAACACCCAACTGCCCCAGAGATCCCGTTGCCAACTCCAATACAGGATTCAACGCCTGGATCGATTCCTTGGCCTTGAGACCCATAGCGGACAGAGTCTGCAGTCCCTCTATCGCTTCATCAGGAGAAAATTTGGTACCGAGAGCGGCCTCGATAGCCGCGTCGTGCAACAACACAAGTTCTTTCTCTGTAGCACGCGCCACCTTCCCAACGGCGGCAAGACTCTGTTGAAACTTCGACGCGGAGTCGGCAGCTACCTTGGACAGTTTCACCATGCCGAGGCCTGCATGGAACGCGGCGAAACCCATGGCGGTGTTGGCCATGGAATTACTCATCCCCATCGTTGCCGTCTTGACTGTCTTGCGTAATCCCCGGAAACCGCTGCCGATACGACGCAACACGGGTGTTGATTGATCGTAGGCCTTTAACACGAAACCGGCGCCCATTCTATTTAGAGCCACGTCCCCTGGTCCTTCCCAAACGCGCTGCGTATCTCGCTATCGCGTTCTTTGATTACCATATTCAACAGTTCCAACGCGTCATCCATATCTAAATCCAAAGTCTCCATGTATCCGATCCGAAGACCGGCGCCAAACAGTGGAAGCCATGACAGATGGAACCGAAGCATGCGGACGTCTTCTTCTGTCAATCCTCCGATTGGCGCTCGGATTCTTCCTTCCTGGGCGGACTCTCCCGTCGTGCTCTTCGTTGCCCCGCCGCTCTCGCAGGCGTGAAGATGTTGTCGAAAGGGAGGTCTAATGTAAACACCTCGCTACAACTGGACTTTGTACATTCGACCTCAACTTCAGTGTCTACACCACAGTCGACCTCTTCGAACGCGGCTCGCAGATCTTCCGTGTCGTCACTACACAGTCCTTCGTATTTTGTAGACTCTACCCCGCCGCGCTTCAGCCCATCCAACCATGTCAAAATGTCCTGACGTTCCACACCCTCCACAGAGACGATCCTGGACCTGAGCATGCACGACACCTCACGACCTGGAAATCGCTTCTCCAGTTTATCCTGGGCTTCGTTATCCTTGACGTATCCAAGGTTGAACTCCACCACACGACCATCGATTGTCGTCGACAGTGGCTTACCCTCAGCCATCGCCTCTACAGACTCCTCCGGTAGACCCTTGACAAATAAATCCTTGTCCAGATCAACCTTCCATCCAAACTTGTTATTGCATCCAAGGGCTGGACATTGTACCTGTATGTCGTAGCTGGAACCCTCCCTGTAACTGAATTTGCGAAGTTCGATCATCGCCCCAAACCAGTCACCGGACAGCATGTCGTCCCACTTAACCTTGTCTCCTGCGTTCACATCCTTGTATGGGCCAGGTTCCACAAATCCAATTGTGCACCTGGACATCACCTCGATCAGAACCTTGTCATTGTTCTTGCGTTTGGATCTTGCCGCACCAGCGAGGAAGTTCTCATCACGGAGTGAGATTTTCCTGATCTCAATTACTGCGCCTGACGGTAGCTTGACGTTCGTGGTCTTCATGACCCCTCCTTTGCCTGTACTGTTATCTATCCCCGAAGGGACCGGCCGACGGCCACCCCAATCATTGGGACAACCGCCGGCATTGCCTATGCCTTATCGCCGCTTAACGGCAAATATTCTAACTCGGATTCTTCTCCGGGTAGTCAAACCGGATAACTACCGACTCCATCAAGGCCTCGCTTGCATTGTTGTCCCAGTCTCCTGAAGACCAACGCTTGCAGTATGCTTTGAAAAGACGATAGCGACGCAACTCGTTCCCTGCCTCGTCCAATTGTATCACGTCCACTGTACGGAACAGATCAGGGGGTACCTGGCCAGTCCCAGCAGCAGCGTCATAACACTCCTTGAACCAGTTGTAGAGGTCGAAGTCTTCGGTACTACCACGCGTCAGCGTGACATCCGGAAAGTCTACGAGCCCTGGAGCCTTGTGCTTATGGCGCCTCCCACCTTCGCGGTGGTCAACATCCTCGAACTCCCCAGCGATCTCGCTGCACGTCGTAAAACCTGCCCAGCCCACTCCATCGATGTCTACGATGAACGCGAACTTTTTATCATAGTAAGTCGGTTCTCCCATCGTTCACTCCCTTCTTAGGCTGCGAGGCTTTCCTCTAGTGCCCTCGTGTCCTGCGTAATTAGCAATATGATCCAGTCAGTCGGCTTGTTTGTGGCAAGACCGATACGACCAGTCATGATTCCCGCGAACTCGTTGGCCACCGGGTTCAGAGCATCCGAGAAGTCCACAAAGAACGCAGTCGCAGGATTCGTGCTGCGGAATGCTCCCTTGTTCATTTCTACCTCGAGGAATACCCTGGTAGACCTCTCTGCGCGCATGCGGTTCGCCCTGTTGTTGAATCGGTGACGGAAAACCTGCAATCCTGCCTTGATCGACTCTGCGATGAAGATCACACCGCGCCGCTCTCCGATGCTTGGGAAGTTGCCAGTGGACTTCAACGTGCGTGACCCGTCCATATACCACAGGCCTCCGTTGGTCCGGTTGAATGGATTGATCCTGTACGGATACACATAGTCTCGTGTCTTCTCGTCCAGTACCTCGTGCTCGGTCTGACCCTGTGGATCATCTTCCACATCGGTCATGCCCCGTATCACGCCCCATCCCTCGCCGTAGCCGGCGGGTGCCTCGTATACTCCACCTCGCCGCTGGTCGTTTGCTGCGCACTTGCCAGCAATCCAACCCGATGGCGGGATCGTGATCTCGCTGTCTGTGCCAAAAACCGCCGGCTGCGGGTTGCCAACCTTGATCCAAGGCCAGTGGATGGCACCGAATTCGCTGTACTCCAGCAATCCTGCACCAACCAGGTACGTCACGACCTGTGTCTTCGTGTTCTGAGGCGGACAGTCCAAGAAGCAGAACATGGAACCGTTACGGTCGATTTCCGCATAGTCCAGCATGCCCTTGTGAATAACTTCCGTGTACAGACCAGGAATGATCAGTATCCGGCCGGTCTGAATTCGGTCAAATGTGTAGAGACCAGTTGGACCTGCTACGTTCCCTACGTAGTCGGCATCTGCGATCCCCAGAAGACCATCGTCTCCACCTGTCATCGTCGCGCTCGTTCCGTCTGCGGGGCGTTTGATACCAACCGGTGCCAGACCCTGATCGACCACCTTGACCAGCAAAGACCCAAGATTCACGTCGTTCATCAACGTCTCAACGTAGTCGGCAGATGTGTCGTCCATTGTGCAGTTTGGCCACGTCTCTTTAACGATACCGCTCACATCAACCTTCAGGTTGAAATATGTGGCGATGCCGTTGGTGGCCGCTTCGATGATGATCCGGATGTCGTCTGTGTAACTCCCGGGTGTTTTACCCTCGACCAAGAGTGTCGGCTGCACCGCAGCATCGGCTCCATTGTGAACCAAGTTGTCCAGACCGAAGTCCACTGTGGATGCCGGCATGACCTGGATCTGCGCCAACAGACCAGTTGCAATCGTCTCGATTGTAATGTCACCTGGGACACCACCACCAACGATCACGTCGATCAAACCGAGCAAACCAACCGTAGCCTCAACAATCGCCTCGACCTCTGTTGCCAGGACAAGCGCGATGTTACCAACGTTGCCAGGTCCCACTACAAGACCAGGAGCAAACAGCAATACTGGCGCAGCGGTTCCACCGGTGACGTTGAGCGAGTAGTCGTTGCCAGATCCATCCGTCTCCAGCATCAGACCGTATGGTCCTGGAGCTACGCCCACAGGAATACACTTGGCTCCACTCAGGTCGGAGTTGATCCTTGCTGCAACTTCTAGACCGGTCGCTGCACCTGGAACTGCGAAGTCTGTTGGCAAGAACGTTACGATTTGGCTCACACCATCCACGTCCACCAGCAGCGTCTCGCCACCGATTAGAGCGTACGGCCCGACCACTGGCGCGTTTGGCACCTGTGCCGGAGTCCCGTTGAATGTCACCACGACAGGACCAGCACCGATGTCGATGTCGATGTGCATGCCGTCGGTCATCACAAACGGAGACACCCCTGTGCCTGGTCCCACTACCGCAGGCGTGGCAAGCGATCCGCTGTTGTTCAGCATCACACTACCTTTCTCGGCCGTTGCTGTGTTTGGATCGGTGAGATCGGTGAAGTGGCACGTACGGCTACCCCACATGAAAGTACCGCCCTGGCGAAAGAATCCGTACGCGGCAACTGCTACGTCACTATCCAGGGTGAACCCACCGAAGATTCTATTGTAATCCTCAAACGAAGTTAGGAGTTGCGGGTCAGCGATGGGACCGCGCTCCGTAATTCCCAAGCACAATGTCACTGCACTCGGCAGTGCTGCTATGGTTGGGATTGACGGCTCCTCCTCAAGGATCACGACTTTACTGGCAAGAAGTTCTGCTCCCATCGTCGTCCTCCTGCTTCCATGCGGAAGCGGTTGCTATTGTGGTTGTCCTACTTCTGCCCCGTCTTGCCGCCCTTGCCCTTGCCGGACTTGGAACTTGGCTTATCACCACTGGCCGCTTTGTTAGCCAGTTTCTCCGCGGCTTCCTCGCTGGGCTTCGCTCCAACGATTTTCATCGCTGGTTTCCGTCCACCAAGATCCCGTTTCAACTCTGGAATCATTGTGACCCCTGGATGCAACGGCAAAGTCCGCTTACCCTTACCGCCGGGTACGTGGAACGAATAGGCAACCAGGCTTCGACGCCCCTGGCGACAGAAACATTTGCCTATTTTTACGCACACGGCCTTGTGATCAATGCGGTACGTGACGTGCCGCTCTGTTTGATTTTCAATAATAATTTGTCCCGTTTTCATCTTGACCTCCTAGTGTGACTGGACTTGCAGCACGGGATCCCCGTTGTTCTGCGTAATTATCCAGCCACGCTCGACTATGGTACCAATATCTTCGTCAATATGCACGCCTCTTACGAAAAATGTTGCCGCGGCGTACATCAGATCATCAGTTGTTGGGTCGGAATTGATATCTGGATACGAATCCCAGGACATCCGGAACTCATAGTCCTTCGTGCCAGCGGCAGGATTTGTCGGATCTCTCGGAACCTTGACCAGTTTTATGTCGCGTTGAAACAACAAGAGTGCCTGAACAAGTCCCTCGAGATGGTAGATGTTGTTTGCCCAGACCGTTGTCAAGAAATTCATGTCAACAGTCACAGGAGGTTTGCGACGCATCCTGCCGTCTACGCCACCCAAAGGGTCTTCCTCTACGGTCTCGCGCTCTATGGTATGAAACCTGTTCAGTACGAGACTGGGCCCTCCTAGTTGTACCAGGGGCCCCTCTGCACGAAGCGTCTCCTGTGTAGCAGGTGACAACGAGAAGTCCCTGGAGGTCGTGTGGTGTGTGTTCTCCAGCACGTGGCGTCTGAATAAACGAATCACCTCGCGCACAACACGTTGCAAATATGACTCGTTTTGAAGGGAAGGCCTGTTGATCGAATAGGCGTCAGCTAATGTGGCGTTCTCACCGGGGATCTCCACGCCGCTGTTGTCCAGGTTGGCCACACGCACATCTAGTTGTGCCGGGAAGGTTATATCATAGGGCCCATTCCATGTTGGCACACGGGCCAATATGAGCGAATCGCTCGCGCTGTATGCCCACTCTGATTCTTCACCCTCGAACTGCACAGATACCGTCTTCTGTTGTTCGGACTGTACTTCGCCAGTTAAAGGCGGAGGATCCGGAAGCCTGAAATTAGTACCCTCTATACGAATCACGTTCTTACCTCGGGTGCTCCCGCTCGCTGGGTTCACGCCTGTTACGGTTGGGACTGCCATTAGCCGTCTCCAAACGTGACGCCGCCCATGCGACTGCCTACGTTGCCCTGTAGCGAACCGATCATTGGAACGCCGATGTCACGTGCTACCATCTCCGCAAAACGCTTCTGCACTTCATATGCCCATGCGTTGTACGAAGGGACAAGGAACGGCCGAGGTGGTATGTTGGCTTTCTTAGAACCATATTCGTGCACCTCGGCAAGGTTCACCATCGACTTGCCGTCTCGTGTTTTAACTGCGCGGTGAATTCCTACAAAGTAGGCCAATGGGTTCAGTTTGGTAACATTCACAGACCTGAGCATATCGCCGTTGTCGATGAGTGCCTTGCTGCTACCTTTGGCTGCTATCGTCGCCGCTTTCAACGGAACAAACTGCATCCCTCCCGGTGCCTGGCTCTTTATGCCGGTGACAATGTCCTTCCGGAGTTCCTGCGCCAGTTTCCCAGTTGTACGCGCCACTGCACCCTCGGACTTGCGGGCCCAACGTTCTACAGATTGGAACATCCTATCTATACCGTGCTGAGTCACTGAGATTCGTACCGTCATTATACACCTCCAGCGGCAACACCGGCCACTCGGTCGTATGCGCAGTATGTGTATAACAGATTTGTTCTCGGCGTTCCAAACGGTGCAAGCCCATGGCCGGCGCGTTCGAAACCATCGATGAACATCCCAGGTGGATTATCGAATGTCGCCTCGATTGCTCCTTTGCGAGTTTCGATACGGTCGATTCTGTCGCCCTTTTTCAAGGTGCACTCGCCATCTGCATTGATCAGTCCCATGTTCTCCAGGTCGGGCCAATGGAACACAAGCACAATATCAGCCACTATCTGGCGACCGCCCCGTGTCATGTTCTGTTCACCCCAGGACTTCCGATCTAGTTGAACATTGAGACGCAACGCTGCCATTTCTCTCCGAGACGTCGAGCCAAGTTGTGTGCCATCGCTGACCGGTATCGTAGCGTCAAATTCTGGATCATATCCTCCACCGGCAACAAGAGACGTAGCCTCTGTGTCCAAGCGCATGATCACAGCCACGAATTTATTGATCAGACGGCCTCGTGTAACGATACCCATTATCCAATTCCACCCATTCGAATCGGACCAGAATATCTCATCAAAATGTTGTCCACCTCGATGTTGCCAGTCAGACCATAACTCGCGTCTGGATTAGCACCGCCGCCGCCAGGATCTGCGAACTCCATCCACTGGTCCCTCGTCTTCACCTTGGTTATCCTACTGGCCAGTGCAGCTTCCTGTTGTTCATCTGCCGGCAGCATGTATGTCAGTGTCAGCAATAAACAGGCACGGACTATCTCCGACGGCGTCTGGCCATAGCTTATTGGAATCTGGGAGTGTACAACTGTCTCGGCCGCTATATCGCCGGGGCCAAGTTCCGTGTATCCAAATATGCCCTTGAGGATTACGTTCTTCCTGCCAGATCCAAACAATGCTCCGTCCCTATATCTGCTACTACGACGGCGACGGGATCCTAAGAACAGATCATCTGCGTATGTAACTTTAGGACTCGCACGGTCGTCAGGGTTTAGCTGCCCCCTTGTGAGATGACGATTGTACACCTCAAAGTCGTCAACCTCCACAACTGTGTCGTCTTGATACAGCATGGCGTGAAGTGCGGCTATCGGCAGGTCCAGCCATAATTGATCATGGCCTGTTCCGTCGAAACTAAACTGCGAATACCTCGGCTCAAACCACTGGCGGCACAAGGCATCAATTGTGTTGGTAGCCCTGTCAATTCCTCGCCATACCAAAGCAGGAGTCCAGGGTGGGTTTGCATAACCCTCGGCCCAGACGTCATCGGGTGTTATGTATCCGCGCCTTGCCTTGGTCGCACCGATGGGTACGTCTGTCGCTGCATCACTTGTACGATAAGGTGTGGCCCTGTAGTTACCGCTGGCCTCACCAGTAATGGCATCGACAGGACCTGAAGGATCTGTGTACAGATAGGTTAGTGCCGCTGCGTTTATTGGTGGTCGTGTTGTCTCGTAGGATATTTCTGCCCAGAATGGTCCGTCTTGGCGCTCGACAAGCCATGCGTCGAACCCGGCAGCAACCAGCGCCGCCAGTGTTACCGCATCAACCTGCCATCTAATATTCGCAATCGCCACGTGTCATCCTCAGTCAATGACCCCCGTTACGGGCCGAACGTTTACAGAGGCGCTTCAACATGCGCACAGATGCGTCGTGTCGCTGTGCCTCTGAGTTTGCAAAGTCCAAACAAAGTGATTCCCACCGCTCGTCAGGATCCTCGATAGTAAACCTGTACTCAGTGATGCGGCCACGTTTGTTCTCCTCTGCCTTGACAACCCGAAAACCTTCCATGTGGGCAAAGGCAGCTAGTGCCAAGTCCCCAGTGTCTCGTATCGCCGCGTGTCGCGGCTGCGGTGTTTGTCCCATAACTTCCTCCGACTATTTGTCGTTGTCCGCTGGTTTCACCGCTCGTTTTCTCGCAGCCTTTTTATTACTGGTCTTCTTTCCGCCCTTGCCCTTGCCGGACTTCTTTGGCGGAGTCTTTTTGCCCGTCGACGGTTCCTGGACCTTCTTTTCATTTTTCTCTTCTGTCTTCTTCGCGTCCCCTCCATCGGCTCGGTTGGCACCATCTTCTTTGGTGTTCGGAACCAATGGCTGACGACCTGTGTTCGTCTTGGTGTGATCAGATGGAGGTCCGGATGCGGCACGTGGCAGACGGCTTTCTACTGTAGGTCGTACATGCTTGCCACTTGCGTTTCCTGACGGTCCTCCCATTACTGCAGCACGTACCGCTGGCAAACCAACTCGTGCACGCTGTTCCATCTCGTGCTGCACGAACTCATGCAGATGATCCAGATCTTCAAACTGTTTGATTTCAAACTGTGGAAAACTGGAAAGCTCCTGCAGTTCATTCCTGTTGCGGACGACGCGAAATGCCGACGGGCTTGCCACCGACCCAGACGTGTACTTAGTACCTGTCGCCCCAGAGGTGTAGGTCCGCAGACAATGATTCTTGCGCTTGTCGTATTCTAATAGTCTAACTGCCGTGATCATGCGATTCTCCTTTTCTTTACTACTCTTCAACCCCTGTACAGTTTGGCGGCGACCCCCCGTTGATGTGGGGGGGGATCACTTGGGCGGAGGGCCGCCGCTTCCCCGTAGGTCTGTCGAACGCGATTCTTACTTACAAACCGCGACGAATTCGAAAGTTGTGCCGCTCATGTTTGCGACGATGGACTCTGCGTCTGTGCTGTTGTCATACACGAACAGCTTGTCGTTCGCGTAGTCATAACTGGGCACGTAAACGCCTGCCCTTGCCGGGACAACGTAGAGACACGAGACATTTTCTTCACCGCGCACGTTCTTGTCGGTTGCTGCGGCGTGAAGTGTTTTGATCGCGGCGCGAAGAGATGCGTTGAAGTCGGCTGTTCCGCCGGCCACGTACGCACCATCACCTGCACAACTGCATACCAGTGCTTGTCCACCCGCCTCTGTTTGCCTTACGGCATGAATTGTAATTGCTCCAAGGGCCATTTTATTCCTCCATTTTTAGGCGAATATTACGCCGTATTCGTTCGAACAACTGTGACGCTATGGACTACTGAGTCTTGACGCCTATGATTTTGACGACCGCGTCTTCCTCTTTGTAGAGGAATCCACCACGCAAGGACGTGACCATGATCCATTCGCCTGTGCGAATATCCCTATCGGTCTCGACCTTGACCTTGCGCCAGAATCCCCAGATCGCCAGTTTGGGATCCAGTAACAGAACCGCTGTCTCGTCACTACCAACGCCCAAGTCGTCCGGGAATACCGGAATACCCGTGATCGCCCTGTTGCCGTAGCGATCTGGCGAGTCGTCCTGAACTTTCTTGTCACCCAGGACAGTGGCTCGGTCGGCCAGGTAGTCGTGGTAGTCGATCTGCGCATCTTCCGACGTCAGGAATCGCTGGTTCCGTTTCATGCGGTTGTACTGCGATGGCATCGCCTTGATCGCATCCTTCAGCATCGACTTCGCAATTGGTACACCAGCTGCGTTCACGATGTGCGACGTTGCCGACACGATCATGCCGTCGAGCAGCGCGAGCAACGGGTCGGCCGAAGTGGTGTCGCCGTTGGCCAGGAGGTCGTCCAGGTCCAGGGCCGTATGATCTGCCATCATGGCCATGACCGTCGTTTTGAAGTTTCCGCCCTCGATGTTGTCTTCGAGTACCTCGTCGTTGAGGTTGATCTCGGACTTCATTAGATGCGTGTGCAATGTCTCGTTGTCGGTGGTGGGTTTTACCCTGTCCGCCGCTGCGAGTGCATGTCCACTGGTACCAGGGCGCAGTACGCGGCCACTGATCCCGACCTTGTCGATTTGCTTGGTGTGCGACTTCGTAGTCTGCACGTTGATCATGCTCATAAGCACGGATGCTTTGATCATGTCTACGACAAACTTCTCAGATTGCTCGGCTTGAAGATATCCACCATCGGCGATGAGGTCAGCGACCTCCATGTCCGCTTTGGCCATGATTGTTTGATTTGCAGTTGCCATTTTTAGTTCCTCCCTTGTGGGTCTTGTTGGTGTTAGTCCTCTCTAATCGCCGCAGCGATGTCACCTCCGGCGCTAAATGCACCGTGAGAAGGACTTGATTTTTCAGTATGAGCAGATGTGCTTGGTGCTCCGACTTCGCCGGTCAACATAACACTGGATTTGCCCACACCCTTGGACAGGCGCGATACCTTAGCCTTAAACGCGACGATTTCCCTCCGCGCTTTCTTAAGCTCACCCTCGAGCTTGGCAATCTTGGCATCTTGTAAATTCTGCCCGTCACTGTCTGCCTGTACCCCAACCTTCGCCACGGGAGGCGCCGCCGTGGTGTTGATCTCTTGCGCCCCTTTGGCTGCTGCGTGTTCAGGTGCGTCTCCGTCGGCCTGGGCGTCCAGCGCGTTCTGGATTGCTACATCCAGAGAGAGCGTCTGCACGTGGTCACCTGCATCTTGTAGCCAGGACGAGAGATCTTCGCCCTGAGAGGTGTTCCCGTTGCCATCGGTTTCATCGTCGCCGCCGTCTTCACCAGCTGCCGCCTTTTCTTTGATGCGCTCCTTGATTTCAGCGGGTAGCGCCTCGTATATCTCGTCATCTTTTTGGCAGGTCACATCGACATCTGCTGCCAACGCAGCCGTTATGATTCGTGCAAAAACTCCTACCTTGGATATCATATCTTTGTACTTATCCGAGTCTTTTTCAAATAGAGCGATGGCTTTGCTGATCAGCTCACCATCTGCCTCGTTGCCATTCACTCCAAGCGGATACATGAGATTGACCGGGTCTCCATAAAGGGACTTCGTCGTTGGCTCTCCGCTTGGGTATGACAAGTTGCCGTCTTCACGCATTTCGATTCCAAAATGTTCGGCACGTGCTTTATGGGTCTTCACCTTTGTGTCGTTGTCCGCGTCGTCCCCGGGAACATCATCAGAGGCATCGTCCGCCTTGACTACCTGAAACTGCTTTTGGCGATTAGCTCCTGCTGTGACTAGGGAAACAAACTCCGGATCCATATCCGTTAGACGAAAAACATTCTTCTGATCGTCGGCGCCCTTATTGCTCCAACTGCGTGGAATAGTCATTCTTAACTCCTACTCTGCTGGCTCACGGATGGCGGTGCCACCGATGCTATAAGCCCCTAGTTCGCCGTCTTTGACTTCGTCCCATAATTTATCGTCTACGATACGAACACCTAGCAGCCATGTTCCTTTGATTACGTCGTACGCATTGTCCCCTTCACCCAATGTGAAATCTACAGGAGCCACGTATGTCTCGAGTGGCCGGACCTCGTCCTTGCCAAGTGCCTTCCAGGAATGGCGCAGATCTATCGCGCCGTGGTGCTCCATCCAAGCATGAGCCGCTTTGCGTACATCTGCCGCGCTGTAAATGTCACCCTGTGTATCAGGCTTAAGAGGAGCCCCGTCTTGGCCGTCGTTCGGCTCCAACACTAGGGACATGACAAAGCGTTCCTCGGATTCGCCATCCTCGCCTTTGGTCACAACTGCCGTCTCGGAAAGGACCTTTAGCCCAGAGGCCATGATCGCCTTGTTGACGTTGTGAACAGCTTCCCACTTGCGGATAGACGCCTCCAAAGATTTGGCTGCATCTTCTGTCGTGGTATCCGTCTCTTTGTCAATCTTGCCATAGGAGGCCGATATGCCCGTGTCCACTGTTATCGTGCGGAACTCATCGAAATATTCAGGGTCGTACTGACGGAATCTAAACGAAGTCTCGGTCTCGTCCACGCCATAGTCACCGAAGCCATCGTGGTCGGTTACCCATTTGCGCGCGGTCTCAACGGTGAATTCATCTTTGCTAAAGATAAGCGACTGTATGGCCCATGTCCCGTTGGCACCACCTGGCATGCGACCACCCTCTGGCTTGGCAGCATCATCGGCCTGAATAACATACACCGACTCGTCGTCGACTCCCTCCACCGAAACAGAACCGACCTTGTGCACCTTCATGCCTGCCGGCGGATCAAATGAGTCCATGCCAGGACCAGCAATCGCTGTCGCAGCTTTATACAGTGCCGCCAAAATGTGGGTGTCGTTCATGCCGAAAAAAGATATCGGCACGCCATCGTCGTTCTTCTGGCTCGATGTAAAGATTCCGATTTCCAAGGTGTACCTCCGGAACGTTGAGACCTATTACCGACCTTTTTCCTTAGCCGCTTTTATCGCCGCAACTTGTTCCTCTGGTGTCTGGTTCTTCGCCGCCAAATCCCGGCCGCCAAGCCATGCACTGGAAGGACCTGATTTGTTGACGTCATTTTCCCCACCGTCTCCGCCGTCACCCTCACCACCGGCGTCATCTTCTTCACCGTCACCACCGTCTCCGTCGCCGCCATCACCATCGCCGTCCCCGCCATCTTCTCCGTCATCCAACTTCTCAAGGACTGGCATCACATCGGTAACGCAAGTCTTAAGTTCCTCGCATTTGGCCATAATGGCGGCACTCGTGCGAATCGCATCCTTGAGGAGCCAGTCGTCCCACATCGCGTCCAATTGCTCCTTGGTAACACCACCGGCTTCGATTGCAGTCTTAACCTCTTCATACTTGGCGAGCAATGTGTCTATCGCTTCCAAGGCCAGAGCCTGCGCTGTGGGTTTCGCTTCCTTGGATGCGGCAGCTGCTCCTTCAGGATCATCTCCTTCACCGCCGGTATCGCCATCTTCATCCTCCGACTCAAGCGCCTTGATCCTGGCCTCGAGTTCTGCGATACGGTCGGTCTCGGACTTCTCCACCGGCATCTCGACCGCTACGATATCCTCACCGTCGGTCTTCGCCTGTGTTTTGATGGAGGCCAAGTTCTTCTTGACCAGCGGCAGCAGTTCCGCGTCACCGTCTTCGATGGCCTTGACCGCCTTGTCGTGCCAGGTACGGAACTCGGTGAGTGTCATGGTTGTGAGTGTGGTGGCCTGTGTGTCGTTGTCATCGTCAGTGGCAGCCTTGATCGCCGTTGTGATCTTGGCAAGTTCTGCAACCTCCACTTTGGACGCGGTACCGCTGGCAGCTTTCGCAGCGAGTACTGTTTGACGTTTTACAAGCTCCATAAATTTCTTTTTCATTGTGTGTCTCCTTCCGGCACGCCATAAGAACCCCGACTTGGAGCCGGCGTGTAGATTCCTCCGTCTAGTTCGCAGCGCAACGCTTGCGCCAACTCAGCTTCGATCCTGGAAATAGAATACCCCAGGTCGGCACGGAACACCCTAAACCATCGTGCCATCTTTTGCGCACGTCTCTTCATCTCTGTTCCGTTTTGAACCCGTTCCCGGAAGGGCTTTCCCATGGTTTTCTCGTCGTATTCAAAGGATTCGCGCAACACGCGCTCGAACATCCGGGCTGCACGTACAGCCTGGTGTGGTTCTAGCAATAATTGTGCAAATGGTCCACCTGTAGACGACCCCAAAGGTTTTTGTATCAGCACTTCCATTCCTTACAGCCTAACCCTTCCTGACGGACTGCGTCAACCGTGACCTTACATTGGCCACGTAATATTCTCGTCGTCAACATCTAATCCTATGCTCGGCAACGACGAACAGAGCGCCTGGTAGTTGCCTGCGAACCCCGTCCAACCCCTCACAGTTCCTGCATCGTGGGTCATGTCAGCATAACCAACCTTCTTGAGATCTGCATTGAATTCTATCAAATTGATAATCGACTTTTCTACATCCTTTGTAGCATACCACCATGTACCGGTGCCTTTTCTTTCATCGCCCTTCCAACTGAGTCTTGCCACCACATCCCCTTTTTTGTCAATTATCGGTATCTGCCCCTTCATGGTATGAAACTCCCCTTTGCCTGTGCCATGTAGTAGCCAACATGGTCTGGATTGGCTTCGTACATCTTATTTAGCTTGAGTTTTGTGCTCTCTGCGAACGACTCTGACATCACTGAATTTGTTTCCGCAGCGGCATGCTCATACACTCTGCCGCAATACTCGTCTTCCCACTTTCCTCGTTTGTATTTGTAACTGAAACCACTGGGATACGTCTTGGTAAATACCCGCCCACCATGAGTGGCGTATATCTCTCGAAATTCAATGGCCGCTTCCTTTCCTTTTCCCAAAGTATCTACATAATGACCGAACTCATGACGGAATATTCGTTTAATCTCCGCCGCACTGGCTTCTCCTGGCAAAACAATCGCGTTAAAATTATGGGAGTGATATGCGCCACCTCGGACTTTGGTTGCGTAAAACACTCGAGGAAGTCCCTTGTCCAAGGCTGCATCCATAACACGCTGACTGAGATGTTCAAAGGCATCGTTATACAACTTGGCCGTATCTGATATTGAGACTTTCCTCAATCCTACCTTCGACGGTAATACGTTCGCTCCCATCGAGCCACGGCGCACCTTGCGCTGGGTGGTCCTTTTCAAAACTGCCTTTGTAAAAGAATTAGGAGCCTCCGTGTTGTCGGTGATGACTTTTCTTGTAAACTTACTGACACTGCCTGTCTCTGCCGCAACAAAATCTCTGATTCTATCTGCCCGTTCATGGTCAAAAAGATTCCGTCCAAACCTTGACTGCATCTTTGCCGTTTCATTGGACAAATAATCGGATAGACGAGCCCCTTCCATCTCTATTCGTTTTTGCAACTGCTCCGTGACAGGTTTGTTTTCTATCAATCCATATTCACTATAGTCATCTACCTTACCTGATGCGGGCTGTTGTGGCTCTGGGGGTTGTGGCGGTTTCTTTTTTGGAGGCTTCTTATTGGGTGCCACAATCTTCGGTTTTGGCTTCGGTGCAATCGTTGGGTCTGTTGGCTTTTTCTTTGGCGTCTTTTTAGGTGGAGTAGCGGGGGGACGCTTTGGACCAGGGCTGGCCTTGGGAGCCATCTTCGGTGCTGGTTTCCCAAAAGTAACCGTGGATGCGTCCTTGGTACGGATCAGGTATCCCTGTTTCTCCATGCGTGCCAACGCCTGTTCCATCTTAGCTGCCGATTCTGCATGGCGTAGATCTGACAGAGCATTTCTGGATTTGCGACGCAGGTCACTGTTGAATTTCAAATATTCTAGCTCACCCGTTGTAGTGCTCCGTACCGTGTAGACCCGATGGGCAGCTGGCTGTTTAGTTTCGGCGAGCACAAAGTCCTTCGTAGTTCTAGTGCCCAGCTTCTCGACATTCATTACTACGCCGTTTGTATCTGCAGATAGTTTCAGTTTCCTGGACAGATCGGACAACACGTCCTTAAGCGGATCTTTGGGTTTGGCTACCTGCGACGGTCTACCGAGCCCGCGAATGACGCGGCTCTGTGGGTCGTACTGATACCGCTGGTATACCGCTGCATGCTTGAGTTCTCCCGTAGCAGCATCCTTGTACCAACGAGCTGGAAGATTGCCTGGCGTAACAAAATCCTGTGTAAACGGATAGCGTTCGATCAGGTCTGGATCACCGACAAGCGGTTGCTCCCTGGTAGTCGGCTTGGGATGCATAATCTGCGGCCGTGGTCCAACCCCTGGACGTGGCTTCCCACCCTTTGGAACTATCTTAGGTGCAGTAGGTGCGCCGCCGCCTGCCCGAGCCATTTTATTTCTCGGAACGGACACTGTCGTAGTGACAGGTATCGTCCATGATCTGCAAATGTGGTGATAAGGAGGCGGTCCTATGTTGGCATCGGCGAGCTGGTTGCCGGCCTTGAAGTATTTGAATATTCCACGATCATCGACGCGCCCAACACCGCTGCGAACTACATCCGCAATTTTGGTCCCGTTATTCGCGGTGACAATGCTGCGCACACCAGTCTTTTGGTTGGTAATCTCCTTCAGGAATGGAGAGGCATCACGGATGTCCTCCGGACGTGCCACGTTCATGGCGCCTACAATTTGCTGACTGACCACATGCGTATCGATGACCTGTCCGTCCAGACATCGGCATATTTCCGTCGTGCGCTCATCGAGTACTGCCTGCACCTCCAGCGCCTCGATACCAACTTCGATGTAACCACTGACTTCCGAATATGAGCGTGCTCTGTTTACCGCAGCTGCTGCAACAACAGTGAAGTAGTTGGACCCCATGGCCTGCCACGCTTTGGGCAAGGTCTTCTGCAGCATCTCCCCAATGTCATGACGGCCTAGTCCATCGCGCAGCCCCTGTGCCACCACTTTGCGTGCACGTGCAGTTAGTCTGTCCGACCGGACGCCTGCGGCATCGCGCATCCACCAACCGCTCTGATCTGCAATTGCTCCGATTGCCACAACATCTGGCTGGCGTAGTGACACACCCACACTAGGAAGGAAGTTGCTCTGGACCACCTTTCGTGCATTCGCAAAGACACCTTTCAATCTGGTTTCTATCTTGCCACTCCATGTGGGCATTACCTCAACGGCCGCCGTACCAAGCATCTTTCGGAGTTCTCCACGAATACTCGCCAGATGTCTCGATGTTTCCTTGTGAGATAGGTTTGGCCAGTCTACATTCAGGCGCTTAACGTACTTCTCCAGTTTGTTTCCCAATACCTTTTGTTCTGCAAACCGCAACTGACTTCCGAGACGTTTAGCGATCATACGAGCATCGGTTGGATCCTGCGGAGATAGCGCCTTCTCCAGCAATACACCGCTCGGAGCAACGAGACTGGCGGCTTTGTCCAACTCAGCAACTCCCGGTCTCATCACGCTGATCGTCTCTACCCTCTCAAACACCGTGTGCCGTCCCCTGTATCTGGACTTGAGCAGGGTGACCTCCCCTGAGCGAACACACTTGATCGCTTCCTGGCGTGCCTGCTGGACTGTCTTGGAGTTGATTCGTATGGGAAGCACCCTATCGCAGGACATGACCAGAAGAGCAAAACCTTCTGCTTTGCAAATCTGACTCTTGGCGCGCACACCAACTTTCCACAACGCAACGACAGCGTCATCACCAAGATCAGCTACCGGATATAAAGTCATGAAGCCACGTGCTGGATTGGAATACACGCCAAGCATTATGAATCCTGTGGTTGTTTGATCTTGATCTTTGGAGATGGATGCACGCCGGCCTTGGCGAGCTTGCGTGGAATTGGCCTCGTTGCTTTCACAGGTTCATCTACCTGCTCTGATGTTCCGCCGGTAATACTGAACCATATCCCGCACTTCTTGCAATGACCGCTGCCGCAATGTATCGGACGGTCCAGTGTTGGGTTCTCCTTGCTATTGTAGACAACGGCCCGGGTGAACTGCATCGCATGGCATTTGGGACACCGCAATACCAAGGCACCACTGCGATGTGCGATAATATCACCTAGTCCGGGGCTCGGACGGCGCCCCAATGTGTCTATTCCATCTACAACTTTGTACGGACCATTGTACCATTCTTTTTGCGCCATCATTAATCTCCATGCGGTTCTTCGTGCCACATTGAACGGAATAAGATCTCCGCAGTTTCTACTGCATCCGACGCCAATGAGTGGATGCCGGCACAGAAACCACGGAATGGTGATGTCCCATCCACTGTGTCAATGACTGCGCTGGACCATGGCGAGAACAGTCCTGGGTTGTCTGGCAACGGTAATGGTGGTGTCTGCTTTGTATATGCCAGCACAAACGCTGCATACTTAGCGGCAGAAAAGAAGATGGCCTCCGAAGCCTCCTGGATCTTGCCCGTGTTCCGATTTGTTACAAAACCAAATTCTTGCGTCTCTAGATCTGTCACCATTTCATATCGGGCCGAGGCCATGATGTAAACGCCGTCCCCGTATTCACGCTCGAGCACCTTTGTGACGGTGAATGTCAGTTCTGTTATGTCTGGCGCACCTTCACTGCCCGGTATCATAATCGGCAGCGGAACAGTAATTGGATCCAGTCGATCAGGGAAGGTTCCCATTTTGCTTCTCCTCCCGGCAATTGGCTACGATGATTGAATCTTGTCCTGCGATGTCTTCTTTCATGTCTCGCATTTTAAATTGTCTGCGCTTGTAATCAGACCATGCTTCCGAAATTGGTTTGTCTTTACCAACCCCGTTTATTTTCCATGGCTTGCACTGCTTACATCCGGCGCGTTGATTCCTAGGTTTACGTCTTTTGTGGTGCGACATTCTGCACTTCTCCTTTTTCTATTTCAACATGCTGTCCTCCTTTCGTGGATGGTTATAATGTCTGCGTAGTGTGCCGTGCAGGATTCGCACCTGCATCGTTGAGGTTTAATACTGTTCAACAACAGATGTTCCACCATTTTCAACGAGCCCCTTACCTGAGGGCTGCGTATAACATTCCGCCAACGACACATTATAGTTACTTGTCATCACACTACTAGTCGCACTCGGGTGGCCACTTCTTAGGGTCGGGCTGCCCCGGTTTCGGTTTGTCGTCTATCTTGTTCATGTCTTCCTCCTCTAGATGGGCGAGCCGCTAGCGTCAACCCACCCGGATCCGTTCCACCAAATCGGCGCTCCAACGGTGGTGTCGAAATATTGCTTGCCAGTATCAGTCCCGACTAGGCCTGCCGGCCTCGCTCCTGTTGCTCCGTAGCCCAGGTGCATTGAGACAGAAGTCTTGTCCACGTACTGAACTGACTTGTCGGCAGGCTTGTAGGCCAACAACTCAGTGAGGGAGTCATCCCGTGGCACCGCATCCCATAGGTTCAAGTTCCGGAGGTATACCTTGTCTGGGTCAGCTATGACGGCATTCATAAGGCCGATGGCGACAGACCGTAAGGCGCTGGTCTCCATCTTGACGTTCCCTCCGCCAAGAATCATCGCATCGGCAGATCCGGCCTCGGTCTCGTGGTTGACTCCCCCCAAGATGAAAGACCTTGCACCAGAGGCTCCGGTCTGTGCAGCACCGTATGACCCATTGACCGATGACAAATTGAACGCGCCTTGACCGTGAGCCTGGAGCCACCTGTAGATAGAACCACCATTCCAGTAGCCATTTCCTATCGCTGTTGCCGACGCCGCAGTAGCTCGACAGAACCCCCCCATCGCCAGCGCCGAATAGTACGATGCCTCGCAGTTGAAGCCCCTGGCCTCGGTGTAAGAGTGAGCCGCCTTGCACTGATCTCCGACAGCGCGGCTAGCATACCCAGATGCCTCACAGTTCTCGCCCTGAGCGAAGGCATATGAGCCTGTGGCTTTGCTGGTTCCCGCAAAGGCAGCTGCGGCGTACCCAGTGACCTCGTTAAGAAATCCAGCCGCGAACGACGACGGTCCAAGGGCAGCAGTTGGGTCCCTTGGTGGGTACGCCGGTCCATAGGTGTTAGTACTGGATATGTCAAAGGCTCCGTGGACCGTGCCGTGACCTGCAACGAGGTCGAAGACGTCGAGCATCCCGAAGCCGATGTCGAACGGCGTGGTGATAGCAGCCACGCTTCCGGTGTCGAGAACGCTCTGGAGGTCCTGAAGAATGCCACCTGCGTTCACCATGTCGATGATCTCATTGATCTTCGCTGCCACGGGATGATCAAGTGCGTTAAGCATTCCCTGGATGTTGTCACTTGTGAGTTTCGAAATCACTTGTCATTTCCTTCTTTTTCACTTCGATATTCTTTACGTAGTGTTTCGTTGGTTACTGTATGCTCCATGCCACCAATCCCGTAAATATTCGATACAAGCAGGATCATTCCTGTATCGTCTACCCGTTTCACACGAACTACGCGCATCGGATGAGGCTCACCCTTCGCCTCCAATTCCTTGTTGATAAATACGTCTCCAACAGACACTCCTCGAGGTTTTGAAAACAGGCTATTCATCGTCGCCTTCCACGGGCAGCTCGTCTATATTACGCGCTGAAACCTCAAGATCCAAATCAAACCCGGCCTGGCGCAACTCATCGGTCAAGATCGCTTCGACACGCTTTGTGAGCTGATCTAGCTGGTTTGTCACTTGGCCCATTGAAAGAACGGCTTCTTCATCACCCTCTTCTGGTGTGACCTGTCCGCCATCGCCAATCCCTGCAAGTGTCATCGGCATTGGCCACCGAGCCCACTCCTCTTCGACTTTCGCTAGGCCACGGTTCAGGGCATCGCCCAATAACGAACGAATCTCATATGGAAGCAATCCACCATTAGGCGCTGCAACCTTGATCAGCTCGGCAATTTCCTCCGGACTACGGGTCGGTGGAGAGTTTGACCTGAAGGTATGAAGAGTCACACCGATCCGTGGCAATATGTACTTGTTGATGATCCAGTCGATGTCCTCGCGCTCTGGCTCGAAAACCTGTTCCTCAGCAAACGAAAGTGCCGCGATGGCAGTTGCACGATTCAGATTCTTTGGTGTGTAACCACGCAGCATCGGAGGCAACCGAAACGAAGCACCTATCCTGTCGGCACTGCGTTCGTCGTAGTTCGTGAATGTGGCGTCAGACTGCTGTGCTCCACGAAGTGACTCAAACTCCATTGTCGGCATCAGGGTCCGCTCCTCACCCTTTTGCTTCATCGGATGCGCCTCCACAACTAAGATCTTGTGACGGTTCTCGCTACCACCAAACTCCTGTGTCATCCGCTGCTCGAGTCGGTCCTTCATATCCCGTGGTACCTTGCCGCCTCCAACAAACAAGATGCCTGGTGGTATCGCACTACTGTCCAGATAGAAGTAGTTGGTCTCGTCTGCCTCTCGTACACCAAGTACTGCCAGCAGGTTGCCTATCCAGCGAGGTGGAGGGCACGGCGTACGCGGGTCATGGAGCGGTATGTAGATCAACTCGTTGGCTTCTCTGGCATTCTTTCCTTCGCCGCCATCGTCTTTGGGCTTGCGCATTTCCTCCACTGACTTGTAGATCTTGCCCGTAGTGGCACTTATCACTCTGGGATCATTGGGGGATTTGTAATAAGACTTCCGATCTCCAACTATCTGGACATACCGACGGAACCGGCGATGCACAGGGATCTCACGTCCCTCTGACAATGGTGTAATCGGGTCGTCTTCCGTTGTCTCGACTAGTTCTCCCTCGTCACGCATTGGGCGCACTGTGTATCCTGGGATGTAGTTGAGCCGCTTGAGTCTACCATAACCATCCTCGAGCATTTCCCACGCGCCCCACCCATTGCCCTCGATGTCAAATCTAGTGATTCGGCGAAGCTTGATGAACGACATCGTGCTGCAACAGGTATCGAAGAATGCATTGAAGAAGTACTCTTCCCTGCGTAGGCCAATTGCCAACTTCTTGCGCACCTCATCCACTTCTTCGTCGGTCACTTCGCCGCCGTCGTCCACATCCACTGGCGCATCGTCTTCTGCCTTTTCAGCCGCTGCTAAAATCGCCTCCTCCTGGTCCACATACCTCTCGATCTGGAGTGCGTTACGGATAGCCTCCGTCGCTTCTTCGCTGTCCAGATCTTCCATCCAAGGCACTTTCACTACAGCTTGGTAGCCATACCCCTCGATGTTCGTCTGGTAGCTGGCGATATTGGGCGCGAGGTGTGGTGTCAATTCGATGTAGTTCAGCAGTGACTCCGGATCATATGGCGGCTCAACGGCGCCTGAATCGCCGTACATGTCACGCCGTGTGTCAAGAGCAGCAATGGCAGAGGACTCGTTAACCTCACGACCGGTCATCACAGATGCCTTGGCCAGTATCTCGCGAACGTCCACGTGGAACGCTGGGTCGTTACTTTTTCTTGTAGCCCCGGCTTTGCCGCTCTTCCTTACCCGGGGGGCCATTACAGTACCTTCCCTGCTATCTTCAGTTCAGCGCCTAACAACACACCCGCAGTCGTCCCATTGACTCGCACGTAGTTGTATTCGTCTCCAATAGAACCCTGAGCATCAGCCGCACCTATCCCGGCCTGTATCGTCGTCCATACGCTGCCGGCTACGGATCCCTCGAGAGTAAAGACCGCAGCGCAACCAAGGGCCGTCTTGAACTCATAACCCTTGTCCGACATCTGCCTCACGTCGTGTACGTGACCATCGCCAAGTGGCAAAGTGCCGGCCGGGTTCTCATCAAATTCATAAAGTCTGATTTCTGGAAATGCCATCGTGTCCTCCTTAGTTCATATTTTCTCTGGACTGTGCCATAGCCTTGTGGGCCAAGTCCCGCGTATCTTGCTCCGCAAGTGGATCTGCTGCCTGGCGCATCAGTATCCTTGTCGCCTCCACTCGCAGATCGTTCCAGTCTTTGCGCCGGCGTATCAACTCCAACACCTTTCCAATTGCTTCCTTTGAAACACTGTCCTTGCGATCATCGACCACGTCCCGGAGGAACGCAGCGACAATCCTTGGCTTCTGCTCGTCCGATGTAGCGTGGAAGTCAGCAACTACGTGCTCATGAAACACACCATCGTCGATATTCTTCTTTGCTTCTGCCAGTATCCTGTCAAGTTCGTCTGGTGCCACCCCGCCACCACGGCTCACACACCTACAGATGATTGGGATATTCTGTGTTCCCTCGCCATCGCCAAGGTCTGCTTCCTTGTATCCCGTTATCCCCCGGCCGTTACATCGCTTGCAACCATCCTTGGCCTTACCAAGATCGATGCTTTTCGATAGTCTCACACGCGGCGGTGCTTGCTCACTTTTCGCCATCGTGTTCCTCCAGCTTCTGGACGGCAGCCTGCCACCATCTACGAGCGCAACAACGGCAATTCGTGGTACCGATCTGCGCGCCTGTGTGTTTGCATTTCGATTGCACGTCCACGTGAGCCCCGGTTCCTATCTCTATCTGTTGAAATGACTCCTGGATGTCACTGACTGGTACCATGACATGCACGGGCGGAAGATCTCCGTCTCGAACCACGCAAGGGACCAGGAGTTCCATCCCGCCTTCACAAATGGTAAAGAGGTCGGGACGAATAACCGCAGCTTCGTCCCATTGCTGGCCACATGATTCGATTTCTTTCATGGCGCTCTTTATCTCGTCACTATCCACGTCGACTTCACACCCACCGGGTAGGCGCATCCACGTCCCAAGTATGCTGTTCCATTTGCTGTCTCTTATGGTGACAATGGTGGTATCTGTCAACGTCACAAACGCTTTGCCATCTAAGATGAGAAACGGATGTTGCGCGATTTCGGTTGTCACAATGGCACCTCCATGATCATGCCGGCAGAATTGCCCTCCGGTCTCTACATCCACAAGTGTACCCGACTTAGAATACGTAGTCATCTTCCTCTTCGTCGCCAATGCGGATCTCCATTACATCTTCGCCGCCGTCGGCGTCCACGTCAAGGAAGTGTGTTCGTGCGACAGCAACAAGCTGTGAAAACGAGTCCACCATGTCGTCATGCTTGGAAAATGGAAACTCGATCATTTCGTCTACAAGAGAGCCCCTGGCACCATCAAATAATTTACTATTCGGATCCAAGTGCGCCGAGAACACAACCTTCCCTTTTTCCAGGAGTGGTGTAGTTCCTAGGAGACGCATCTGCTTGCTAATCCGAGGCTTCGTTACCTTGATGTGTCCTTCCATCTGTGGGTATTCGTTAATCACCCAGTCGTCCACTGTGGCTTGACCAACCTTCTCGATCAGGACAAGCCACGGGTCGTATGTCGTTGCCTCGACAAAGATTGTATCTACCAGTGATTTTATGGACATTCGCTGACGCCAGGCGTCGACGATGTACAGAACTCCCCGATCTTTGTCTACTGCTCCAATGCAAGCCGCTGTATAGTCCTGATCTTTCTTGCCAGTCGGTGTTCCGGCCGGGTCGTAAGATGTGAAAAATACAAGGCTATCCTGCTCCACTAGTTCAGCAAACCGTTCATCTGTACGCAAATCACAGAACTGAAACCACGAGGGCTGCACCATGGCAGAATCCAGATCGATAGCCTGGTTACGAAATGCTCGGTTGAACTCGATGCTCAGGATCTCGTTATACCGCATTCTAAGCGCAGCTTCGCTCCACTTGGACGGCCACATCGCGCCAAAATTATCGTCTATGTCGTATCGGAGCACATGGAAGGTGTTTCCTTCCAATATCTCATGTGACAGATCTCCCGGATGCCACAATGTACAGATATAAAAGAGACGGCCAGTCGGTTCTAGCAGATTTACCCAGTCCGACTTCCATGCTTGTTTAATCTGTGCGCGCAGTGCAGGCATTGTGAGCGCGTTACGACGGTCTACCACATCGTCAGCAAGCAGCAGGTCGGCGCGTCCGCCTGTCGCTGACGACGTAATACCAAGAGCCTCAACAGAGGCGTCTCTGTGTCTTGCCGTACGCTTCAGAACCAGGTGGTGCGCGTTCCATTGGGCATTGGGGTTTGGCATCAGTTCAGGGAAGACTTCTCGTACCCTGGGATTGGTAGTGATGTGCTGATCTATCTCATAAAGTCGCTCCTTAGCCTTCCCATCGCTGGCACATACTACCTTCGTACGCAGATTCGGATTGCTGCCCAACTCCCAGATTACCCGTCCCACGACATTACTGGTCTTGGCATGGTCTCGTGGAGCAATCACCATCACACGTTGATAACGGTCCCAAGCCAGATGCCACTCGTCATGAAACCACTGCTGCTCATAGGGCAAGCCTGTGTCCTCGTCCAAGAAGGCATACTCCATGAACGCTGACGAAGACTTTCGCGCCATGTTGATGTGGTGCGCCTTCATCGCTGCGATACGTTTTACAAGGCGCTCCCTCGATGGCGGCCGAACCATCTCGTCCTGGATCACACGTGGAAGGTGGCCTAGGGGCGGCCGAAAGTCTTTGTGTATCGCCTCGGTCACTACTTCTTCTTGCCGCTCACCTTGAATTTACGTCCGCAGTCAGGACATGTGGCATGCACGGTGATGGATACGCCAGGGGTTTTCTTCTCTTTTTTCTTGGCAAGGTTCGCCAATTCTTTATCGTTAGATTTTTTGAACTTGTCCAAGTCGAAGCCAGGAATAGTCACGAGCCCTTCCAGAGCAGTTCGGTCAAAGGGCATCGTGGTACTCAGATCTTCCAGCGTAAATTCACTGCCAGGACCATCCATCATCTCCTTGATAAGGACGGCCAACTTGGCGTCATCGCGGCGGAACTTTGGCTCGTTGGTTTCTACTGCAATCCGCCGTGCCTGCGCATCCGATGTCTCGCCAAAGTTGTAGCAAATTGCAGTGGGAATACCGAGCTTCTTAAACGCATCCAACCGGTGATTCCCGTTGATCACCTCGTAGAAACCTGACTCAAGTTCTCTTACCAGGATGTTTTCCACCTGGCCGTTGCGCTTGATGTTCGCAATCAGCTTTTCCTCTTGGTCCGGATCCTCGACCTTGTAATTCCAGTCAGCTGCAACTAGTTTGTCCACACTGAGTTTAACCCAGCGTGCGTCGTTAAGTTTGGGCATCTGTTACCTCCTGCGAAATGAAACACTTGAAGTTGCATTCCTGATTAGTACAGCCTCGTGCCTTTGCGTCATCACTGTACACAGGATGCATATCCTTTGCAGGGATCTCTTTGAGCGCCGATCCACAGTCTGGACAAATCCAAGACTCGGACTTCACTTTTCGTTCATTCCAATTATCGGTGCGTTCTCCCAATATTTTATACCTACTTTCTGATCTTTATTCGCCTAAATCTTCGCTTCCTTAGCAACGTCAATCTCGCTTGGTTCTCTGTACGGTATAGCCCGAACACCTTCTACTCCGTCTTGTACAAAGACATTATCCACTGCTATTGATGCCACGCTCCCTCTGACTAAGTTTGCCACAGGCGTACCATCAGGCTCGATTAAAACAAAAATATCGCCTCTCTTTATATCCATGAAATCGACCTTCACATAATGTTCCTTTGTCTTATCGAATACATAGGCTGTTCTCTGGTCATTCTTGTTGTCTTTGTTTGGATCAATTAACGCTCCCATGCTGATGGCCCCCTCCCTTTAGATCAATCTGAAAACTCTTTTTATTATTCTTACCACAAAAGCCTTGCATCGCAATAGTTTCTTTTTGTGTATCTCATTCCAAGTACATATCGCTTCATCGATATCTTCACACCACGGATCCTCTCTACCGCAAGCAGAACAGCGCACCTGGTAATGGGCAACTCTTGACGCAAACATCATTGAATGCCTTTTCCTAAAGACTATACAACGAACCCTCAAACGCTTATCGTTGCAGCCGCAAAAACACTTTGCCAACTCTTCTCTTTCTGCATTCTTGATTTCAATCATCCAATTTGATCGCTTCTTTGAGTGTTGTCTCTACCGAGTACTGCGAGCAGACATCTGCAGCTGAACATTTCTTACATGCACGCGTACCACTTGTCAGCCTGCATGCGTACATGTGTTGTTGCAACTTCTTGAGCGCCTTCTTGATCAGCGAGAGTCTAGTTGGTTTTCGTGGCATTACTTAGCCTCCAACAACTCGTGGTAACGACGCCAACACTCGGCTTTATTCTCAAAACGCTTACAATCAGAAACAAGGCAACCCCATAAGCCTTGCGCCATACAATACTCCTCGTAGACGGCGTGCGCCTCATGGTCGGACAACTGCATATTCTGATTTGTATGCATATAAGGACAGTGGAGATCTTCAATGGGCTTTGGAACGGCCCCCCACAACCACTTGTCGTAGTCGGATCCAGCTTGTGAAAAACGTATGAGCTTACCATCTTTCGTTGTAACATCGCTGGCGGAAATCGTGTAACCTGCTCCTGACTTGTAGACACGCTTCACATTGTCCCGACGCTTACGCCCTACGAACTTTGGGAACTCGCGTTTAAACGTGACTTTACCAGAACCAGCACAGGTATGGCAGACTACCGCCGCACCGTCACGCTCGCTCATCCCAACATAAAGGCCGGTGCCCTTGCAATTAGAGCACTCGACCTCAATGTCTATAGCGTAATGATCTTCTGTTTCGTTGAAATATTCTTTTGACATTTAATCCCCCCTTAGGACTCGCCTCTGATGCACAATTGCTTGTTCCAAGGCTCCCAACCGCTCCGGTATATTGTATAAATTGGCCACCATCAGTGACTGGGCTCTCATTTCTACAATGCCGGATTCTTTTATTAGATCATCAATTCGTTTTTCGAGAATCTTTATCTTCTCATTGGCTGTTTTCAGATCATGCGTGGCTCTCTGGTCGCATCCATAATCAAATTCAGAAACCTCCTCAACCTCCGGTTCTGGCTCTGATCCATAGCCTTTGTCCCATCCAGTTTCGTACTCTTCAAATATGATGTCTCCGTTGTACCAATTATTTCTGGCTTCCTCCTCACTCTCTGCTTCGATGCCGTAAACCTGGTATCCATCGGCCTGATTTATATGTACAGTGACTGCATACTTTTTCTTAGTCATCCTTCACCACCAAATGTTTCCAGTTTGAGTACAATTTTGTTGATTCCACCGGTCCACCTGGTGGGTCTAAACAACAGCGCAACTGCCCAGATTCAACCTTTCCAGTTGATATTAAGGCATCAGCTTTTGACTCGTCATCATCCCATGCTAATGCCCACCCGCCTCTTGGTACAGGTTTCCTTGGCGGGTCGTAGGAATGGTGAAATCTCCATCCATGAATAGCACTACCACCAGACAATTCCTTAGCAACTTTATAGTCGTATGAATAAGCCATCTTCCATTTGCATTCGGTTTGACTGTGCTCTATCAGGATTGTATTTGCGTCATCATCTATTTCGCTTATCAAATTCATCAATGCTTCTTTTCTAGTTGCCATCTTTATTGATCCTTAACTCAGTCGGGTTCGCCTTCATAGGTTATCTCGCCGGTAGTCGCATCCATGCTCCAACCGCAATCATCGCAGTAATACTCGTTACCGAATCGCCCGTAATACACCACCTCACAACTACAACTGGGACACTCGCTCGGATGAGGTTTCATCGGAACTACACCATCTTCTTCGTTTTTATCTTCCCCCCTTGCGTCAATAACGCCCACAACACCCCCGGACTTATTAATAATTGCAACAACGCCTTCCCGCATGTGCTCAGATTCGTATAAATCCATTCCCATGACGTTGCCTACTAGCTTAGGGGGCTTTATCTGCGCCATCAGTTTCTCGAATATTTGCTCAGTAGTGTTGATCGTGTCGAATTGCCCTTTGATAAATCTCATTTATCACCCTTTTTCACTGCGCCTCGTAAGCAATAGATGCCCTCCCATTGGATGTCGGCATGAATGCAAATAGCACAACGATCGTATCCACCCTCCCCGGACTTCCGTTCAAACCCCCAACAGCAGTCATCATGCTTGTGAGCCTCTTCTTTGTTCTCAGTATTCACGATAGCCCCCATCATCGAACCACTTCAACGCCAATTCCAGATCCGAAATCATGCCGTCGATTAGGGCAGCGGTTTCGACTTTCAACTCGCCGTCGAGATTTTCAAGACGCTTATCGCTATCGTTTTCGTGATCGTAATACAATCCCCACCCATCATCTTCATTCGTTGCGAATTTGTCGTAATAACCATTCTCCGCCAAACAGTGTTTGCCCGCGAGATCCAAAGGACAATTGGTGCACATTCTAGTTCCGAACATAAATATGTCGCAAAGACCACACCAGATAGTACCATTCGACAAATCTAATTTACTGCTTTTTAAATCATTCCACTTTCCTAGCCCGAGTACGATTGCTGTACGAACTTGTTTTTGTCGCTTTGTTAATTTGGTCGACATCTTCACCACCCCTCTCCATTTTTATACTACAACAGCCTCAGTGTGATCCGAACGAACCCATCAGTCGCCGGAGAGACATTCACGACTGTATAATTGCCATCGTAGTCACCAATGCTCACAATACTGATCGTATCACCGCCGATTAAACCACGGTCACGACATGTCAATAGGTATAGGTCGTCCCCACCGTTGTCGTCCTCCATAGCCCAAATATCTTCGATATCGTCATCGTCGAACACCAAAGGCGCCACATTCGTAAGCGCGAACCCCTGAAGCTTGCCCAATACCAATGCTTCGCCGCAGTCGCTACAGTTATCACCAACGACACGTCCATCGTTGTCATCGGATCCGCATTTTGGACACTGGACTCCGAATACAGCGGCAATAGCGCCCATCCCTGTCGACTCGTCTACCCCGAAGAGCCCGTTGAGCAATCCCAACGCGCCGATAAGATACAACGTGCGCCCGTCGTCCGCTTTGTGAACCATGACCTGGACTGTGGAATGGTCGGCAATGGGCGCTTCTACAGAGACTCTAGTGTTTACCAGCGTCTCCATTCCTTCCCTGTCGCGCTTTGTTAGATCGTTAAGTAGTTCCACTACCTCTTGTACTGTCGTTGTTTGTTTGATCATTACGAACCTCCATCCGTCTTTTATGGCTCACTCCGCTGCCGAACTTGTTTATCGAGCTTCCTTCGTCCAACTCCTCCACATTCCTCACAGGCCACACCATTTTCGAACCCACGCGTACCGCACTTCGGACAATCCTCGTGCGTAGCCAGTATCCCCTGGCGCAACATGGCAGTCGTAACAGCACCGCCCATCTCTTCGATTATGGCCTCTTGCTTGAGGATCTTGTCGGTCAGGTCAACGCGCTCTTTCTCCAATCTCCGGATAACAGCTACTGCTCGCGTAGCATAGTCTTCAGCCATCAGTAGCCCATCCGTGTCTATCTTTTTGGCGAGAATCCTGGCCATCTCACGCAACATCGACATCGCTCCGGATTCATTGATCGCATTGCTCATAACTCCCCTCCTACAGCCAACAAGTGCAGCACCAGACGTACTTGCCGCAACAATCGCCTCGATACCACGGTCTTGGAAATCTACTCATGCTTCATATCTCCCATTCCCGCGTTTCTCCTGCTGAACAACCGGTCCCTTTCTGAAACAGTTGTATTTGTTTGCTGAATTCGGGGCTTTTACCATTGCAGCAAATGCCAATGACGTCACTCACATCGTGAGTTTTAACGGAATGTCTGCAATCCTCGCAATGCACAAAACCAAGTGTTCCGACGTCGGTTAGTGGCAAAATCAGTGATCGACAATTATGATGATATGGTGGCATCCCAACACGTCCGGATTCTTTGTGTTTACGATTCCCCCGATGTTTACCAAGGCGTTCCAATATCCAGCCGGCCACAGGTTCAGAAGCTCGCGCAACGACATAAAACAGCAGAACCATTGCATAAATCACAGAAACAGCAATGATCAAAATCTCAAACACAACGTCTCGAACCATGTCATACTGGGCGCAAATAATATCAGCCACTGACACCGTTGTAGATACAATCAGAGCAAGTGTTATTGAAAACACAAACATCCCATTGTTCAATCGCTCTTTTTTAGATTTCCTCATCTTCGTCATCATTCTTGCCATGCTCTTCGGCAATCTGAGCGATGCACACACGTTCCACGGCACAGGATTCGCACACCGTCACTGTCACCGGCTTATCCATGAGTGGAGTTGTCATCTCCTCGTGCGGACCCATGACACTGGCTAGAACGCTATTGCCAAGTATCGCAGCCAAGCCGTCCTGGCGTCGCATCGCATCGGCCTTCAACCCGTGCCTCTCGATTTTTAAAGTCCAGAACATGGGCAGCCCTGTATGACCGATTCTTTTCCTACAGACTCCGCACGTTGCTCTTTCACGTAGTTCTTGTTCTTTCATCGTCCCCACCTCTTTTGTACTTTGATTGTAGTTTATGAACCAAGTCCAGTTGCCTCTTCAGATGTCGCTCGACACCTTCATCCGGAATGCACTGTGAAACAGTTTCCATTAAATGTGTCTCAAACTCTGATAGATCCAACGCACCATATCTTCTGAGATCCTTGCTCTTTAGCATTTCCTGGTTTTGTAGAGCCTGATAGTCGTGCTTCAGTTGTTTGTACTTCCTGCTCAAAGGTTCTTCTATATCGTCCTCTGTCTCATCGCCTTTGACTACGTCTCGATGTTCTGCTTCTATCGCCATCGAATCGTCAAAATTACTACTCAACACGACCCTGCCACATTGCTGGTCTACGTACTTCTTTGGAAAAATCTTCCAGTAACGCCAGCCGTTCTCGTCCTGCAAGTATGCCATAGCTTCATCCAGGGTAAAAACCGAAGCACCAGCCAGATCTGAACTACAAATCTGATTACCTTTCACTATCCACAGGATTCTTTCAGATATTATATCACCACTGCTGATGTAATAGAGTTCCTCGGTGGCTACATCTTCAACACCGGTTAGTTCAGGTAACTCACGATCATTCCACGCCCTAACTGCGTCATCATGCGACCTTTTAATAGGCCCCCTTGTCAGACAATGACGACACACAACCCAATGTCCAACTTCATAGTCAGTCACAACTTGTGCTTTGGCTTTGTCGTTTTCTACAAAAAACGCATCCGGTCCCCATTTGAGACAAAACGGACACATACAAAGTTGGACCTCTTCGTCCGTGTCCAGAGTCGGATCTGATCCCTCCAATGCTCTAGCCAGATCCATCATCTGGTGCCTTGCTAGAGTTGCAGTCAAAGGATGTGATTTAAAACATTCTATCCACTGTTCACTTGTGCGCTTACCCATTGTCCCCTCCTCCAGTCTCCTGTCGTTTCTTGCGTTGTTCCACAATATGCCGAACCTTCAGCATTAAATACTTGGCGTACATCTCTTGAGCAAACCCAGACACTATAATGGCACCACGCACCAGTAATGATGAGTTGCCAGGGACGTAGGCACAGTCCGCACAAACTTGTGCGCGTTTATCTCCGATGAACTTGCCATCACACAGAATACATCCCCGCAGGTAGTGACCTGGTGCCCAGAATCCCAGTTTCGGTCGCATGTCACGTCCTGGCACTTCTATCATCTCGATCCCTCCCGCACTTTATTCGGCCCCCATAGAACCAACTTTCGTTCGCCTTGGTCTGCTAGATCACCGCGATTGGATTGCCGTTGCCCGAATTTAATACGTATTGAGCCACTTTCCGAATCAGATCACTCTTGGCATCTTCTTCGGTGGCCCCCTCGCCTGTCTGTTCACCTGGGAAATAGGGGCCCTTGGCCTCGTATCTTCGAGGTACGGCCTGCACCATCGTAATCTCGACAAGTTCAGACGCTACCGAAGGATCACCCAGAATCTTTATCTTAGTACGGGGACCGCGAGTACTGTCGAGATTGTCGACATGCTGACCTATTCTCTTCATGATGGCCTCAGCCGTCTGATTCTTCTCCATCATCCCCTCCCTACTCGTAGCATCTAATCCCCCAGTGCCTCTTCGGCCTTTCTAATAGCCTTCTCCACTCCCTTGGCAACTCCTGCCACCGTCTTGACGGCAGTCTCATGTGTTCGAGCCACTGCCTCCGAAACCACCTCCACCACTTTACCCGGTGTTTCCACTGCCGAATCAATCACATCCTCTACGAAATCGAAGATTCCCATGATATTCCTCTCATTGCTTCCTTGCCCGCTGTTCCACCCGTTTGGCAGTCCGCAAAAGGGAAACACCAGCGCCGTATAACATCGTAGCCAGAAAAGCAGTTGGGGGGTTCTCCATCAGCAACAGGCCAGCCTCACCTGGTACAATATTGTCAATTACCGTTACTCCTATCCTTATCGGTAAATCGTCATTATGCTCATTGATGAATTTTTCTGCCGACCTTGCAATCTGCCCGCATGTAATTAGTGCCATTTCAACTCCTATTTCTCAGATTGCTCATGAGTTATAAGTAACTGCTCCCACGGAACCTGAAGAATTTTAGAGAGCAATTTCAGTTCTTCGGATGACCATCCTAGCGTGCCGACCACACGGAGATAGAGAGACCATGGAGTGAGTCCCATCATATGTGCGAGCATTTCTTTGCTAACATCGACAATATACAGCGCATTTTCATAGACTTGCTCATTGAATGCGTGTTTTACACTCTCTGGCTCTGTACCTACTGCCGAACCAAGACCATTCGTTGTCTCAAGCACACCTTTCTCAACCTCATCTGCGGTGACTTCAACTTCAAAAACATTTCTGCGCTCGATGTCGGGCCTAAAAGTGCATTCTCCACTTTTAGCAACGGAGTTCCAGAATCCAATGGCTATTGTCGGGTCCATACGGCGCGGGCCCCTCGCGCCACAACTGGAACATTCAACCCAATATAACCGAGTTTCAACAAGTCCGTGTTCCATTGTCTTAGAAGCACATATTGTCAGATGCTCTTCATCAAAGAGTCTGTATGGGCACGGCTTTATCTCTTGTTCCGAATTGCCTGGATTTTCTCTAGAATTACTCAATTTTCCACTCCCCTTTATGAATCATCCTTACAAACCCACAATACCACCTTCGCTTGGCCTGTCAATACTTTTTATCCCTTGTCCGTGTTTTTGCTTGCCGAGCCGAGAACGTCCGGGACTACATCCCACTTCTTGCGCACGTAACGCGTATTTTGACACAAAAACCAACATCATTTTCATGAACAGCAGGTGGCTTTATTATAAACGGGCTAACCTTGATAGGTACCTGCGTCTTGATACATAAACGACCGTCCTCTGGTCCTGGTATTTCATCCGAATATTTCGCCAACTCTTTGGTCATGGCACTAAACACCGTGTGCAGCATTATTTTAGGTGCATCGCGCGGATGTTCTATCGTAACCGCTCCTGCTGACTTTATCTCCCCAATAAAGTCGATACCCTCAAGCTCGTCTATTAACCACATACCAAACATCCCATCTTTGGTGTCCGGATCAAGAGACCTAAGCAGGTCAGTATTCAGATAACCAAAGTGGGCCTGATCTACTTGCTCAAAGTTAGGATCACCTTCAAACAAGCCGCATCGATCAACGAACTTCCTGAGTTCCTCGAGTATCCAAGAGTTACTCAAACGCTTTTCCTTTACCATATCCCCCCCTCCGCCCTAGCGGGCGTGATCCGGCATCTTGCCGGTAGTCATGAATTCCACCAACTCCTCATCTGTCCAGTTGGCATAGGTATCGTCAACACGATGTTCGTGTATCTGGTCGGGCCCACCGAGGAACCGCTCCATCAGTTTCGCCCCTCTCTCGTACGTCTTTAGAGCCGACCCCAGCGTTGCCCCGGTCTTGATTGTCTTTCCATTACTGTCATGAAATTCTTTGGCGCGTTCCAATATCTCCGCTTTAATCAGACGCAACTCGGCAAGGGTCACGGCCAATATCTCTTCCAGTTCCTTAGTCTGCTCCTCATGAAACCGTAACAACGTCAGTTGCTTCTTCTCCTGGGCTTCGACCTGCACGTCCAGGTAGGCCTGTCGGATCGGTCCCATCCCGTTCTGAGGCTTCCCGGGACCATCGATATAGAACTTCGCGCACTTCCAACCAACCCCGGCCGTATCGGCTGCTTTTTGGATACTTTGGTGTACGAAAAACGCGTCCATGAGCTTGTTATAAGTGGCCGGCTTTATCCCTGGGCCCCTAGTGCTACCTGGCTTTGACTTGATGCCCCCCTTTCCAGGAGCCATCCCAGTTCGCCTGCTCTTAGGCGGTTTGACCCATCTCCCATTTTTGTTTCTTTTGATAGGCATCCCTAGTTACCTTCGACGAATCGGCGCAGAGTTCCCTTGAAAGTCTGGCCGGTCTCTTTCTCCATCTTGTCATAGGTGGCTTCCACCATGAGTTGTGTGATTGTGATTTCCATGGCCTCTGCAAAGCCCTGGATCATCTCTTTTTCCTCTGGGGTGAGGCGTATGTTTATCTGCTCTGTTCTGGTTTTTTTTGGTCTAGAAGCCATATTGGTGTATATACAACAGGGCCTATCGGGCTGTCAAGTATGTCGATTAATCTTTTCTGGGCCTGGGATCGGTTTTGGACGTCTTACGTCAGGATTTGATCCATTGGTGGATAGGGGAGTCTTGGGCTGTAGATCCTCGCCATAGCATGGGCAAGTTTCTGTTCGTTGTGTATTGATCTTCGCTGGCAACTATCTGATTTCTTATGTGTTGTTTCGCCATTGCGGCGGGTCCCGTAAAACACTTCAGCACAGTTACCTCGACGTCTGCGCCGCGGATCGCGATCGCTTTCGCCTCTTGTACTGCCGGCATGGCAGTGGTGACCATCGGAACAATTTCGGCGGTCACCCCCTTTCCCAGCGTCGGTTCGTTCATATCGACGTTGGCCATCGCGCTCGATGCGAATAATGCCGTCGCCAGTATGCAGAACAACATCATGATTCCGAAGTTCTTCATCGGTCCTCCTTCCGTTACTTGCAAATTGGTCTGTAGATTCTCTAAACATTACTCTCTCATTGTAGCCATCTGATTTCGAAAGTCAAGTATGTACACGTACTTTTTTTCTTGTATTTAGCTTTTCGTTTACTCTTTGAGTATCTTCCATGCTACTGCCGCCGATAACGGCACCTGTCCGTTGCCCAAGCACTTGAGTCGTTGTACACTATTGTCCTTTGTTTTAGTAACTCTGGAGATGCCGTCCTCCCAAGAATCGTCTGCAAATCTGTCTTCTATCGTACTGAGCCATCTTTCGTATTCTTCCCTGTTCATTGGAATCATACTCGTCCAATTCAACGGCCAACCCATCAGCAATTCAACCCATTCAGGATTCAACTGTCCTCCCAGTGTCTCGGATAATCCCATTGCTCCGGGACGTGGAGATACCTTCCCCCTTTTGAGTGCATCGGTCTTGATCGGCGTTGGCCACAACTTCACTGCCCCTTGCAGATTCAAGTGCCTCTTTGATTTGTCCAGTCCAGTACTATTTCTTGGTGTCGGCCACGTCTGCCCCCGGGCCGCTCCCACTAGAGTCTGCCCACGTTTTCCGTCCGGTTGATTCTGTCCCTGGCTTGCCGCGCTCTTTGTTGGAGTGGGCAACAAGCCAGATTCGGTCCCTGCGATGGGGCGCTCCGACGTTCTCCGCCGATACACGACACCAGCTCGCATCGTACCCCAGGCCGGCCAAGTCCGCGATGACCACGGCAAGACCACGTAACCGAAGTGACGGAACGTTCTCCATAAATGCAAACGGCGGTCGTACCTCACCGATAATTCTTGCCATTTCGCCCCAAAGTCCAGATCTTTCTCCCTCGATACCTGCGCCCTTTCCAGCGCATGAGATGTCTTGGCACGGAAACCCTCCCGAAACCACGTCAACAATTCCTCGCCAGGGCCGGCCGTCGAAGGTTTTGACATCGTCCCATATTGGAAAAGGCTCAAGGTTTCCGTCGTTCTGTCTAGCCAGCAATATGTCTCGGGCATATGGTTCGATTTCAACAGCGCAAACAGTGCGCCATCCAAGGAGTTTGCCTCCAAGTATTCCTCCACCAGCGCCCGCGAAAAGTGCCAGCTCACGCATTACCCCTCTTCCCCCGCGTCTTCCTCCCCAAATACATCCATGATCGCGCAAGTGCCTTTGCCGATGAGATTAAGCGCGATTTGCCGATAATGTGATACTTCATCATTGTATCCTGGTGCCATAGAAGTCGATGTCATTGAGATCTCTTCCATGACCTCGCGCAACGCGTCCCGACCGGCTATCGCCTTACAATACCCACATTCGCTTGTATCGTCATCGAGACAGTCCACGTGGTGCCCACACTCCATCGGTTCGCTAAGCGCCATGGCAATATTGCTCAGACCGATACCAGGATGATCCTCTCTTATCAGTTTACGAAGCCGAAGTATTTCTTTCTGGGCTCGCTCAATAGTTTTTTTCTCTTTCTCACTACTAGTGCTGTCATCTGAAACAAGTAGCAACCCAGATTCCTCGCTAGCCACCCCAAGCCTCTCCGTTATTTCGTAGTACTTGAGCCAGCGGACGTCTTCCCATTCCCCGGTTTCTGTTAATTTAAAACATGTTGAACCCTCTTCAGGAAGGTCTCCCGAAGACAAGTTCTCAACTACGCATTCGTCAACCAGATCAAAATCTTCCTCCCCAATCCAGCCTTCTTCGATACTGTAAATAGCCAGCAGGAATTCGCCTTCATCAAAACAACATCCAGGTTCGGTCGTTATCGACACCAACAATACATTCTTTTCTGCCTCTACCATCGTTTTTCCCTCCAATATTATCTTTCCAGTTCCAACCTTTTCTTCCACAGTTTAAACCACTTGGCAGGATTGTATCCTTTGAATATTTCTTCCAACTCACAACGCATATTTTCTTCATCTTCGCACGCCTGTTGCCAAAGTTGTTCGTTACGCAGATCTTCAACAGAATTCCGCACCAATCTAGCCAGAACCTTTGGCTCAAGTGCATCCAATTCCCAACTGGAATCGCCGTGTCTCTTTTGGTACTCGGCGAATCTGCTGTCTGTTTGCTTCGCTGGATTCTCAGGAGGATCGTAGAGATCGATCTGCGGCATTGTAAGTGCAATTCGCTTCAACTCGTAATAACCACCAAATGCTTCATAGTTACAAAACAAACCGATACGCTCCTCCACATCTCTGTCCATGTCCAAACCACTCGGATCATGATCCCCAAAGTATAGGACATGAATACTCTTTTCGTTATCGGCGTGTATTCTTAGTTCTTTGCCTTTTCGATACATAAAACTCTGCGATGAATACCCTTTGTTTGAACAGAATGGAACGTCCAGTTCAAGACAGACAGGCTCAAGTATACCTTCCAACGCCTGTTTCTCGCACATCACCTCTACATGACATGGCTGTTCTCGCCATTTATCTATACCGAACGATGCCTTCGCGTCCTTGAGAATCTCACCAGGATGCCTCCAGTGTGAGTTTTCTATGGTCTCGCGACCACGATCAACAATCATATCCCAGTCAAATAATCCGGCCATTCTAGCGTCAGAAACTATTCCACCAAGCCATTTGTAATTGGGTAGAGCGTTTTTTGTTCCATTGAGATCCCTGTACCATTTGCGGCGGTCATGGTCCCAACGCCATCTCCTGTCATCAGGGAATAAATCCAACGCAACTATGCGGTAATACAACTGACGCAACGTCAACTTGTATCCTTCAGACTGATATTCGTCCAAGATCCCCGCACATGTTTCTATCAATTGCAGGGTTGTCTCTCTGAATTTCTTATCACAAAACTTTTCCTTCATAGGTGTCTCCTCCCATTGGTTCTTTCTCTTCACGCCTGGCTGCGGCGCTCAAATAGATTTGTCCCCTGTTATTGAACACACTCTGCGCAGATCTGGAACAACCCGTCTTTCCAGATTTGTCCATAAATGACGGCAGAACTTGTGAAGGTTTACATGCTCGCTTCGAGGTGGATGTATCTCCAACGCAGTGGCCTCATTACCAAACCAATGACGCTTCAGATATACCATTTCGTCGTATGTCGGCATGCGCTTCTGATGTGAAATCGACACGTGAAGCCATTTCTCGCCGTCTATTTCCTCGACACCACCTAGAACAGCTAAGCCCTTCTTGTGGTTGTGCCATGAAGTGGCATCGCCCCATCCGTCGCCCATTGTCCACCCTGGCGGCTTCTTCGCCCAGCATTGTTCTGTTATCGCCGTCAACATCCCGATTGCTTCTCGGAAATCGCCCGGGCCGCCTCTTCATGAGTCGCGCCCCAGTACAGATCCTCACCACGCACCTTGGCTACGATATGCCCAGCGCCAATCACTGCTGGAAAAGCCCCTAGCCACACCAATTCACCCAGAAGCGCGCCGGTGACAGGCAAGCCAGACAGGGCGACCACACCGAATACGATCAGACCAAGGACAAAGCCGGCAAGCGCCATAGCTTCATACTGCTCCACGTGGACACCCTCGTGCCGCTCTGTTCCTGTTGTGTCCTGCCTAGTACCAAAGGCCTTTGCCGTCAACACGCCGCCGTGCCCCAACGTTATTCCAAGCCATCCGCTTCCTTGCCAATCCTCCGGATCCGGCAACACTGCCCACAATCCAAGATCCTGCCAGGCCAACCTGCCTCCCTTGATCGCAAATACGATCAGCGCCACGAGCCAAACCAGCAGGTCCCATTGCAGTGTCCACAGATATGTCAGTACTCTTGTTCGTTTCATCGGAAAGTCCTTTACGTGTTTTGCCCCCATGCCTGATCATGCCCTACGGTGTCATCTAAGGAACTGGTTTGTCGGCAGGACCTTTCTTTCCTTCAGCAACCGGACCACCAGAGTTGAAGTCTGGTACGGGCATTACTGGCTCATCATCAATGATGACAATACGTGAGATGTCACACCAGCGACCATCCTGAATCTTCCCGTCTTTGTCTACCGGTGGTTTCAAGATTACCTGAATACATCCGTAGAGATCAAAACTGATTGTTTCAATGACCCCTTCGGCGCCTGTTACGACATCCTTGGCGCGTTTGCCTAATTTACTGAAATGCTGTTCTATCGACATGTCTTCCTCCTGTATCGGTTTATCATCTAGAATCACACCCCATGCGCGATCCTAAAGAAGATTGATTTGCCTCCCCTGACATTTGGCCTATTTAATCCCGTCCCTAACACATGCAACACGGATTCTCTCATCTACCAGAACACCAATCGGATCATCGGTATACCAACGAATCGGAACCCCCTTGTCCTTGGCGTACTGCACCTCTCGTGTGGTGCTTTTGCCGATGTAGTGTTTCACGTTGGTCACGAAAATCTCTGCCTCGCAGCCCATTGTCTCCCTGGCGTGCACGGCGAGATCGATCTTCCGAAGATGCAAGTTGTCCAGCGCATCAGCTACACCTTCGTGCTCTGCCAGATGGTGTGGAATGTTCTCCTCGGAGTACCAACCTGGAAGCAAATGGAGACCCATCACGATAGCGCCCTCGTCTCTCTCTAGAAACCAGCCACAGACCATCATGACATCGATGAACCTGGACGAACCACAGATCACTACCACCTTGGGAGGCTTTTTTACTACGTTTTCACTCATCATTGTCTAAACCTTTCAATGCATATTTTCAGTCGGTGTAGGATCTACACTCCAATAGTCCAGCAAACCTAGTATTCGCTGTAACCACCATCATCAAACCACTTCAATGCCAGGTTCAGATCGGAAATCATGCCGTCGATTAAGGCAGCGGTTTCGACTTTCAACTCGCCGTCGAGATTTTCAAGATACATCTCGCATCCATGCTCAATTTCACAATATAGGTTGAGACCAGCTTTTTCAGTCATTCCAGGACGAGCCGCATTTGTGTAAAATTTATCAAAATAGCCGCCATCTGTTAGACAGTGTTTCCCCGCCTTATCCAAGGGACAATCGATGCATTTCTGTTTATCTCGATCCATAAATAGATAGCAGAGAGAGCACCATGCGATGCCTTCCACCAGTGTGCTTTCGCTGTCCCTTAAAGCCTTCCACTTTCCTATCCCGAACACGATTGCGGACCGGATGTTTTTTTGTCGCTCAGTTAGTTTGGTCATTACTTAATCCCTAACTTTCCACGCAGTATATGGAGACATTCTTTAGGCAGCGATTTTTGGCATTTCAATCTTCTCCAAGGCACCGCACAATCTCCACATTGTACATTATCTGAATAAGAGTCTAATATCTGTTCCAATGCAACCTTGTTCACCACCACAGTGTCTCCATTGGTAGGTTTCTGTATGCTTTCCGACCGATCGTGAGGACACTTGCCATCAACTACAACAGTGTTTTCCCTGATCTTGCTATAGATGCGACATTCTTTGTCTGCCTCTTTTCTGCTATAAAATTGACATCTAACCATATGTGTAGGTTCTGAGAACCTGCAAACACATACACCATCGATTTCGATGTGGTAGCATGGTCTATCGTCTGGTTCGTCATTCGCTGTAATTTCGTTTTCTATTTGCTGTGAGTTCTGAATTCGTTCTAACCGCTCATCCAGTATCGTACATAGAATTCCCATGGCCTCGCCACAATTGCGAGAATTTGTGTCAATGTATTTAGGTAGCCGTTCTCTATACTCTTCCAAAATGCTTTTTGACTTACCCATCCGATGCCCCCTTATTACCGTCGTAACAACCTGTTCCAACCTGCTTTCCGGTCAAGTCATCGATCCGATATATATCAAACCCGTAGTTTTTGGACTGCTCTCCGAAACACTTGCCGTGGTAAGTATCTGCAAATTGGCGCCACCCTGAGTAGATACACTCCGCACAGTAGACAAACGTTTCTTCCTTGCCAAGCATCGACTCTATCTCGTCGTGTCCAGTTTGCTCGGCTGCTGAGTTGTCAGACAATTTGGTGGAAGAATCGTTGCACGCCCTGTGTCGACGTTTGTGCGGCCACTGTGAAACCAGTTCGTATATGTCTAGAAAAACATAAAACAACACAAGTAACGCACAGGCAACTGAAACCCCAATCAAGAGGAAGTCCGCCACTGTTCTGAATATTTCATCAACCATCGTTGGTTCCACCTTCCTCGTCTAAAATGCCTTCTGGCCTACTCATCGGATCCATCGCAACCGCCATCATCGGTACACGCTTCATGATCAAGACAGTCCCCATCTGGTGCTGGGGGAATGCGTTCTTTAAAATAGCCAAGCTGATACATGCGCTCAAGGTGCTCATCGACCAATATCCTAATATCGTCAATAATTCGATCTGCACTCTCTAGCGTCTGGGGCGGATCCTTCAATGCCGCTAGAAGGCGCTTTTGATGCTCCTCATTCAAAAAAACAGAATGCGCTTTCAGTGTTTTCACGCCATCAACAATTTCCCATTCGCTCACGCCGGTTGCGTCCTTTAGCTCAGTTGCCAAGTCGACAGACAACTTGCTGGTATCACCTTTTAAAACACGTATTTCCTCGCGTTTCTCCTCTATGATCCGAATGGCTTCTGCCCTGCGCAGTGTCATCTGTTCCAACTGGTGCTGGAGTTCTGTGTTGCGCTTGGCCAGTGCATCAATCGCCGGAGAACATTTACCCATAATCGCCTCGACAAACGCCTCGGGAACCATGAGCGTCCTCGGTGCAGACTCACCAATTTCTGGATTGACAAAAACGTATCCGGCGTTGGGCCCCACGCACTTTTTGACAACCTCATACTTGCAACCATTGATTTCGAATGTAGTCCCAGCCTTAACCGTCATTTTCAACTCTCCTTCAGTCATCTGTCCCTAGAATCGCACGATTGTCACATTATATATCCGGTCCTAGACCACTGTTTAAGACCTTCCTCATCACCATAAAGTTCGTAGTACTCAGCATATGTTTCTGATACTAAACGTTCCATTGCACTATATTGACGATACCCTTCAGCATCCAATGGGACAGAATCCCCCTCCTCCTCATACAAGATAACGCACGCCTCAAGAGCACTGAATACCCTCTGGCTCACGCCTTTGCATTTCTCAAAGTTGTACGAACGTCTCTTCATGCAATTCTTGTAACTCTGTGTTTTGATTGTTTTTATAGATGTTTTAGACGACGTCTCAAGTGCTTCTAACTGGGACTCGAGACCAATCCTTTGCTTCCGCTCGCTATACAGAAAGACCACTAGAACACAACTAAGAGTAATAAAAAATCCACTGAATAGGTTAAACACCTTCCCCCTTCTTTCTCTTTCCATTCGGTCTTCAATCATTCTTTGCCCCTCTGAATTTCTTATGAATCGTTAGCTCCTCACCGATTGGGCACTCAGCAGTCCCGCTGCCTCATCATAGAACGCCTGCTGCCCTCTCTTCACGTGTTCTGCGGATGCCAAACTGTCTGCGTATTGACAGTATGAAACCTGGCCACCAAAGCGGCCCACGAACGCCTGTGCCACGGTGACATCTGGTCCCTACCTGCACAAGGACTTCAAGCAGTTCCTTACTGTTGTCAGTTAGCTTGCACCGCTGATCATCCTTCCCATAATGGCAATAACACAGAAATCCATTGCGTCTTGCCGCAAGACGCCCCTCTGCGATAATTCTGCCTTTCTTCTTGTTGAATTGTTTTTCAGTCGGTGAACAGAATGCCGCTCCAACATCGATACCATTCGGATCATCGAATATTTCGCTCTCTCGAACTGCCAATGTCACACCGCCGTTTGCAGGTGTCTTCAAGTGTATTATTTGTGTTTCGAAGATCTGTTTCTCTGATTCTCTCTTTTTCATTTTTCGTTGTTCCTTATATCGTATTGTTTCGTTCGGTCATCTCCATCTACTGGCCAGATTACGTCGTCGTGAAATCCACGATCGTCAGATCCATCCAGAAGATGTCTACGCCATCCTGGTCATCGGAAGACTCGACGTACTCGCCGAGCATCCATCCCTTGGACTCGTCGTTGATATCTCTGCGCCGCTTCCATTTTTTACCAATTACAGCAACTTGTGGAAGAGATTTTGAATGTTCTGGCAGTTCATCTAACTCACTCTTTGTAATCAGAATTGCACCATTCCCATTACCTTCGATTGCCTGTTTAGTAGCAGCTGCTCGACGCACCATTCCCCTAATTGTATATTCCTGTGAATTCTCAATAAAAAAAGGCTCGATCTCTTTTCGTAGTTCGTCTTCATAGACCTGAACAACGCCGTCTGCGGAACCTCTCACCTCAGTGTCAATAAAGCCAAGCAAGTAGTCTCGTTCAGCCCGTGCCCACTTGAGCTTGGCCTGTAGGGACTCTAGTTGATTACGAAGTGATTCATTTTCCTCACTTAACGGTGACTCATCCTGTGCAGTCATGCACAAGAAATTCTCTTCTTCGTCTGCAGCCAGACTGTCCGGAACGTCAAATTCCCTACGCGCACCTTTCGACGCGTTTAGAACAATTGTTTTGCCGCGTATCTTCTCCGCATAATTAGCAAGAGCAGCACAAGGAGAGTGTCCATTCCCGGAAACCGTGATTAATACCCCGTCTTCTTTTATTTCACAATTCTCGAAAGACGCGAACCAAGGCTTGTCCGTATTTTTATATCTATGCAATACAGCGTTCGCCCTTACGATGTCGGCCAATTCCAAAAGTTCCATCTGCTGTTCCCTCCCCTTGCCAGCGTGTGAATCATCATCTACCGACAATAATACATGGCCGTTCCTGTGTGTCAATGTTTTTTCTTATCCGTCTATTATTTTTATCAATTGGCAAGTATTGCGTTTAGTGCGGTATCTGATATTCCCAACTGACTAAAACTCACCGATGCAAATCGCACGTGCTTTGTATGTCAGAAAACTGATCCCCACTGCTGACCCCGTGTTGAAGTTCATACCAAGAGTCTGCTGTATCGGGTTGTCCGGGTCATATGGCGCTGTCCAGAATATTTTAGCGGCACACTCGCCGCCGAACACATCCTCGTTCCAGTGGCAACCAAGTGGTCCCTCCGGTTCGATCATTGTTACCAGTTCGCTGTAATATTCGGGCAGTCGCCATGTGTCGAGACCGCCAAGTGTCAACGCCTCACAACGCGCCTCATGGATATAGTAACTGGCCACCGCCGAACTTGGACCGTCAATCTCCCACAAATAACCACTGTCAGGATCGCACCATAGACCCGGATCAATAGGCGCACCATCACAAAGTGTGGTGCCTGTCCCGGTGCCTGTATCCGTGTCTGTATCAGAATCGGTGTCGCTATCAGCGTCAGTATCAGAATCGCTGTCGGTGTCAGCATCGCCGGCTGTCGATTCACACTGGCCCTGCTTGCAGATTCGTTCGGTATCGGCACAGTCTCTCCACATATGCCACTCCCCTGAAATACACTCTACTAGGACCGTGCCGTGGCACTCCGCTCCGTTGTCGATGCAATATGTGGTGTCCGAGTCCGCATCGGTGTCGGCATCACTATCGGCATCACTATCTGTGTCACTGTCAGCGTCAGTGTCAGCGTCGCTATCGGCGTCTGTATCCGAATCAGTGTCAGTATCACTGTCAGCATCAGAATCGGCGTCAGAGTCGCTGTCGGTGTCGGTGTCGCTGTCGGCATCTGCGTCAGTATCCGTATCGGTATCGGTATCGGTATCAGTGTCAGCGTCAGTGTCAGCGTCAGCGTCAGCATCAGCGTCAGCATCAGCGTCGGTGTCAGTATCAGATGAGGCTCCAAGGTTGCCGTCCACCATCCAGCCAGTCCTGGTTGAAACTTCGCAACCACACAAAACTAATGCCAATAAAAGAACAAACATTGATCACCGCCTTTCGCTAGATCATTGATTCCCTGTCAGAACTTTTGCCGTGTTCCGTAGAAGGCATCTTCTTCTCCGAGAACCTACGAAACTCATCCTTAATGCCTCGCAATATTTGAACAAAAGTTTCCGTAGACAGATCGTCATCAATACCCATCATCATCCCAAACATCCAAAGCGCACCACCATAAAAGGTCTCCTCCATTGTCTGTTCCTGCTCCTTGGACGCTTCTGGATTCATTACTTGTTTCTTATAGGATTCCCAACCCTCTTGTACTGTGTTCTTCATCTTCGGATCCCCCTCGGTTATCGCCAGATATACAAATTTACAGGTGCCGGCAATTGCCCCGCAGGAGTCTGGCGAATTTTGTCTATCATCAATCCTGCAACAATGTGTCCGACCTTAAATGTTACCCATTGGTGAAACCGTTTACCAAGGATGCGCCATGGTCTCCGCAAGCGGAGTTCGATGTGGCACGTATGTCCCCCATAATGATCCAGGACAAACATCCACCATCCGAGTGCCTTCCTAAGTTCTGCATCTGTTACGACTTTACCTCTTGGCATATTATCCGTTTCGCTGTTCTGTTCCTTGCTTATTTCCCAGCATTCTCGTACTGAATCTTTCATCGTCAGATCCTCTTTCATCTCTCGGTATTGAACAGTCCAATCTGAGCTGTTCGTTCCTGAATCAACGATTCATAGTCTGGGTTCAGTTCGATCCCAAACCAATCCCTTCCCAATCTCTCACATACTTCTCCGACTGTCCCGCTGCCCAGGAAAGGATCGAGTACTTTCCCTCCTACCGGGCACCCTGCCAGAATACACGGATTGATAAGTTCAGGGGGAAACGTCGCGAAATGGGATCCTTTATAGGGATGAGTGGCTACCTGCCAGACAGAGCGTTTATTTCTAGAATCTACCAGACCACTGACTGCTGCTGAGAATGACGAGTTCTGCTTGGCTCTGGGTTTTGGTTTGCCTTCAGTATATCCCCATCCAACACCAGTATTGCTCTTCCTGGCTTTCGGATTGACACCACTCCCTCTACTATGGGCGGTCCCCGTGACTGGCTCCTTGATGGCATCGGCATCGAAATGATACTGCTCATTCTTGGTGAGCAGAAATATGTACTCATGAGATTTGCAACACCTATCTCTCACGCTCTCCGGCATGGGGTTTAATTTGTGCCATATAATGTCCTGGCGTAAATACCAGCCATAATCCTGGAGAGCAAAGGCCAGTCTCCACGGTACTCCGGCAATGTCCTTTATCTTCAGTGACCCGTGAGGACTATTAGTCCGCTTTGGATTAATTAACTTACAACTCTGCTTAGGCCATCTGTTTGAATCGCGAGAACCTGAAGTGCTACTTCGGATGTATGAATCTCCGATATTCAACCACAGGGTTCCGTCATCCCGCAGTACTCGATGAACCTCAGCAAACACCTCGACCATTCTCTCGAGGTATTCTTCCAGCGTCTGCTCCAATCCCAACTGGAAATCCACATGACGCGCTCCACACGACGCGCATACTCCCTCTCGACTATCGTGACGACAGTCCGGATCCCCTCCAGTCCATCGGCCGGTGCCGTAGTCTCGAAGTCCCCAATATGGGGGAGACGTGACAACACAGTTGAAGGTGTTGGGCTCCAAGTTCTTCAGTTCAGTGAGCGCATCTCCGATGACGTAACCCATTGTCTACTCCTGTGAGACCGTCTTCTTATCTTTCTTGTAGTTTCGCCAAACGCACAGACTCACACCAATCGGAAGTCTCCACGCAACAATGGCACTGACCTTCTGCGCCACCCACAGGTGGAACCGTCGCCCGAGAATATGCCATGGTCGCCGCAAACGTAGTTCGATTTTTCCAGATTGTCCGTCGTGATGTCTGACAACAAACATCCACAGCCCAAGTGCTTTTTCCAGATCCGCCGGTGTTACAATCGCCGGCAGTCTTGATCCTTGCTGTTCCATAATTAAATTTTAGTCCCTTCTCTCCCGTGACCTGCTATTCTTGGCGGGTCCTTCTTCGGCCATAGTGTCCATTTCCTGCCGTCACGCCGTGACTCGATACCAGGAACGATGCCCCTTTGGATTAACCCAATCATGGATCCTTTTGCAGAATTGTCGGACGCGTAATGGTGATCCACTGCTTTGACAATCTCTTTGAGAGTGCAACCTGGGTTACTTTCTACGTATCGTCTCCACTGTTCACACGTCCCTTTGAACGGTGTCCAATACCTATTATTTGCATTGCCAGCCTGCCCCCACTTTTTGTGTTCATCACGAAGTGCGGATCGCAACCAGTCTGGGATACGCCTTTCGAGCCGTGCCTGTTCCGTCTCAACGACTCTTCTAACTGATGTGTAGTCGCCACGACTTTTGCGCATACAAGTATCATCAACAGCAAACACGCCGATCCCATGATCGTTACAAAATCGGGTCAGGACCCTTCGGCCCCGGACATGGGAGGACGTCTTCAAACGAGGAACGGCAACGTGTACTAAGTTGGCAAGGCCCCTCCAGTGCCAGGCCTGCTCGATTAGTGCTGCTGTAAACGACGTCTTTACCTCGATGACACGAACCAGTGGGCCATTCGTTGCCACGATGTCCGCCCTGCGCGACCCATATTCGACCTCATGGAAAACATCCCATCCTAGTTGCTCCAGATACATAACAACGACGGCAGCAATCTCCTGCTCAGTTACCTTATCCACTTACCCTCCGAAAATTGCATTCACTCTCAACCAATATGATTGAACCACAGCCAGGACACCCGCCCCCGTTCGTATTGTCCTTCCACCAGGTGGGAGCACACGCAAGACAAACATCAACAGTCTCGTTTCCATCGCTATCAACATCATCGTACGGAACAATGAATACTTCCTGTTCGACATCAAACCATTGCTCACACGACGGACACTGTCCTTGCTCTACCAATTTGGCGTCCTCACTCATCTAAATCCCTTATTTCTTTTTATCGACTTCATCAGCCCTCTTCTACGCATGTATTCGGACAAGCTCATGCCTGCATCGGACGCCAGCGTTTCCAGGCGCTCACGCTCTTCAGGCGTCACTCTCAATTTCAGCATTTGATCTCTGTTTGATTTTTTTGTCACCTTCTGCTCCTGCGTCCCATACGTGTCTTTCTGGTCTTGATCTTCCAACGCTCAGGTGATGCGCCCTTGCGTTCCTTGATCTTGTTCCACATGTCCCTCTTAGCCTCGTCAAGCCCGACGCCTGCGGCATCGATGCGGGTACTGCACCATCCACATTTTGTGCTCAGATATATCAATCCAACATCACGCTGCTCGTCTGTTGTCACATCGTCGATCTGGATAGAGTTACCGCAATGTGGGCAGTTCACATTCATTGGCCACGCATCTTTCTGTACGCCAATCGCACCGCATGGTATCTGGCTATTAGAGTTGCATCCGCTGCGTGTTGTCCGATCTTGACATTCCACAACCCTCGGACCTTCATGGCACATCGGCGCTTGACCTCATCGCTTTTGATCCGTGCCGTACCCAGCTCCGCGCTTTGCCACTTCTGCGTGTTGATCCACACTACAGGTATTCCGAGACGCCTGAAACTCTCCTCCCAGCGGCCACCATTGCGTGCAAGCTTCTTCATGGAATCTGGATTCACACTGAGGTACTGATCCTCGATTGCCGCACACACTATCGTATGGCCTAACTGCCCGACCTTGCCCACTAATTCTTCCACGATGGCGCTGGGCGTATTAGATGGCAGATCCTTTTTGGTGCCTGGTTTTGGCCACGTGATCGAGTCGAACAACAAGAGTGCAGGGTTTGGAGCTACTGAAACTGCTCCCCATCCAGAACTGGCACCAGGGTCGATTCCTATAACATGTTCCATGGGAGTTATATTACTGGTTTGTGGCCACAAACTCAAGTCTTGCGTCTTATCAACCATCTGACAAATCGCAATTATCGAGTACTTGCTGAAGCGCGTTTTCTGGTAATCCCCAAAGACGCTGACGCCCTCGGCACGGAACTTTGTTTTTCAGCTGCTGGATGTTACGCAAACGCCATCCGAACTGATCCGGAGCCCACCAAGGCCAGTCCCTCGGATCGTCCACGCCAGGGATGAGCAACCCGTCAAACTCACCGACGGCAACCACACACCCTTTGCCAATGGACAGCATCCTGTCGCCAAGAGATATCGGTTCTCGTATCGAGTAGGCCTTGATCATGTTCTCCGCAATGTCGAAACCTACGCGCCACCCAGCCCTCTCAGCCATCTCGACCACTGGCTGAAATACTTGCTCCGCACTGAATTTGCCTCTCAGTTGACCACCGCCTAACGTGACACCGGCATGGATCGCAATTGGAGTTCCATCCACAATTGACTTCGGAGGCTTCCATGTACGGTTCTCGACGTTCTTACCGAGACGGCAAATGGCCCATGCCCACTCCGGCCATAGTGTTATTGCCTTCATTTCTTGTCCTTTCCAAAAAGAGTTGCAATCTTCACCTCGTCAGCACGACCACGTGATAGCATCTCTGGATCATCCTCTTCATGGCCAATGGTACAACTGAACCTTGTCACTTTTGCCTTCGAACCATCAGGGAAGACAATCTCCGCGTCCACATTGCTGTCGTCACTAGTGCAATCAGCTATCCATGTTTTCTCGAAAGCAGATACTGATCCATGCCGTGCTCCAGCACGTTCCCTTCTACATTTTTCACACCAATTGTTTGACTCACCATTCCATATCGCGAAAAGCCTACCCAGCAACTTATCCATAGCCACAGGTTCTGCGGCCGCGTACGATGCCTCCTGCCATGGAACCTTGTTGGTGGCTTTGCTGCCGCATTGTGGGCAATTCCAAGAGAATGTAACATGCTCGGATGTTATTGAATCACAAGCAACACCAGTAGCAATCCCGAAACTTCCGGAACCCGCCGTGCTCGCCCTCCATCGTCCGCACACATAGTCTGCGAACTCAGAAAGCTTGCGCCCGGTAAACGGCTTGTCATAATCTACAGGAGCAGGTTCTGCAGGAGCAGTACTGCCTCTGAAGTCGGCGTAGTCGAACGGAGTTTGTCCAGGCCATACAACACCCCTTTTGACCATATTCACAAATATATCCCAGTTGACTCCGACATCGTTAACCCTACTAGTGCGAACCCTCGGGCCATGGTCGGATCGATGATGATGACCATACTTCTCTTCGTGTTCCGCGATTCGTCGCTGTGCATTCTCCTTTTCAGCACTGGTCGCACCGGGATCTATAGCCAACCGTCGCAACGCCTCGATTCTTTTGTGACGAGAAGACATCATCGCACTACACCTGGGACGTCTTGCCGCATAACAACAACACGCTTGTTCTCGCCGCCGTACACCTTGCACACAGGGATCTCTTTAACGCCACATGGAATAGGAACGAGACGCTTATCGTCTACCCAGCTTTGGATGAATTCCTGGATCGCAGTTGCCTGCGCCTCCACGGTAACATCAGCGGCACCTACGGCTGCGTCCAGCGCATCCTTGTACTTCCAGCCGTCATCCTTGTTTTGTAGTGTCAAACGTGAGAGAGTGTATTCCTCCCCTGTGCTTTCATCCACTCTGGTCATCCGACGGCGACGGGTTTGCTCCTGCATGATCCGTCGTGTCCGTTCCCGTTCGTTACGCTGGACAGCCTGTTGTCCTCGATGGCCACGCACCTTTGGTTTGTGATCGCCTTTCTTGATTTTGCGTCTACTCATTGTCGGCCTCACTCGCTCTCAGACGAAAGAACCCCTCCAGGGTTGACTCGTTGGCCATCAACATCCGAGAGTAGAAAGATTTGTGGTTGTTATTCAGTTTGAAACCATCCTGCATCGACGTAGACATTGCTCGTTGCCAACGCAGAACCTCGAACAGCCCAGCTATCCCGTAGTGCTTGTGACCTCGCTTCACCATCTCAAGCGACAACCTTCGCAACTCCTTGTACACCCAGGGATTTATCCTGTGGAACTGACGGAACTTCTTGCCAAGGTCCGACTCGCTTGCCTCTGTGATCGGATCGAATTCAGGCAATGGGATCTGATCATTGCGTGCCATCTTCTTCACCTTTCTCGACAACAGTGCGTGGCTTCGCTTGTGCGTCTGTCATCAACGGTTTGTTGTCCAGCCATGAGATCATCGTCGGTCTATTCCACCTTCGCCACATACGGTCCAGTTCGTCCCCTAGCCAGAACACAAGGCAGTACTCCTGTGCCACGTCTGTCTTGCCATCACCTGAGAAAGATGGGCGCTTTGTGAGAATGTGTATCTCCGCCGGTGGCCGTTCTATGTACATCTTAGAACGTTCCTGCGTGCCCAAGAAAGCCATCTTAACTAGAAAAACAGCGGAGCCAAACGGTGACAAAAGCTCCAATGACTTACGAATAACATTCTCCCCGATTCTAAACGGCGGATTCGTTGCTATTATGTCAAACAACCTTCCATCCCACCACTGCGTTGCGAACTCATTCACGGACGTATCGGGATACACGTAGTCTGCATCCCGTCCACTCCATAGTTCAGGGGCAACATCACGGATGTCATATCCAAATGGAAATAGCCCAGCCTCCTTGCCGGCCGATGCAAAAGGCGCGTCATCGCCGCAACACGGCTCCAAGATCCTTCCATCATGGTATTTCCCGCACAATCTGGTAGCGTGCCCAACTGCCCATCGCGCAATCCCTGGGTGTGTGCCATAGTTGTCAAAGTCTCGTCGTGTCATTCTTCTTCTCCAAAATTAATTGTTTCTGATTGATGGTTCGATCTGGATAAAAAATCCGGCCTGCTCAAATGATGGAATCCCTGCGCGGCTTGGATGTGGGTCATGAGTCATAACGTACTGTCCATTCTCCCATTTCCCAACCACCGCGTGCTGTACACCATCGAATCTCGGTGAAGGACCGCACAGCCAACATTGCTGCCCCTCAGCTGGTAAAAACCAACCCTCTTTTGTGTATTTAGTATCTATCTCAACCACGCTAAATCCAACTGTCGCCGCCCATCTTTGGAATGCTTTCCAAGCATCCCTACTATCAGGATGATCACGATAGACGTGTGGAACTTCACAGAGATGCAACTCCAATATGCTGGCTATTACAGCACGGAAACAATCGCCAGAATTCTTTGAAATATCAATTTGATCACAAGGTTTCATACTGTCTATTTCCTCACTTGTTTAAGCTCGGTGCTTCAAACTTTCTTTAAATTCCATCTATCGACGCCAGCTTCTTCGGCCGAACCGTACTGGAAGGCCCACCTAAAAAGGTACTTCTCGATCATCTTCTCGCGGGCGCTTTCGTACGTGCCATGGAAGACTGCATACTTGCCTGCCATTGACTGAAGTCTGTACATATGACCGAAACCAAATGTGAAGTACCAATCCTTCTCTTCTTCGACTTCGATCTCTGCTTCTGCCTCTTTCAGCAGGTCACAGTGAAAGCAATCGTCGCCAGAGCATCGAGACATTGTTCCACCATTTGGCTTAGTATCGCTACTCATTGGCATCCCCTTTCATCCCCCTCGCAGTTCGGACATGAGCGTGTTGTAGCCCAACCCATACTCGTCGATCACGGCCATGAATTTCTTCTCATCGTACAATGGAAAATCATTTTTCATTGCCTGACTAGCATTAGCCGCCTTCATACCCTCAATCTCCGCCATTGCTGCGACTGCCTGTGCAAATACAAAAGCTGCTTTTTGACATTCATCCATCCGAAACTCCTTCCGCGCATTCACGCAAATCATCACTACCTGTTCATATTACAGCCTTCGCCGTGCGTGTCAACCTTTTTTATGATTTGATTGTATATTTTATTACCGGCACCGATGACCACTAGAACTCAGACCTGTGGCCACAACATGTGTGGGTAATATTTATGAATGGAGTTGTGCGTTCAGACTTAGACAGGAAGTTCTGTCGATGGACGGATCCGTGCGGTTGTGGTCGCTATTCCTCGCCACTTCTTTGACCAATTCTCTTTCGCCGCTCTGAACTCTCGCCTTACCATCTCCAGTTCCCTGGCCAGTCTATCGTTGCTGTGCAACGCTTGGTAAAGTTCGCGTTCAAGTCGCGAATTCTCCGCCTGGATTTCCTCTGGGGTCATCGTTTCCCAATTCTTCTCCCTGCCCATCAACGAGCCTCGATCCTGGTCTTACCCAGTGTGATCGGCATCATGTCCGGACTGATTCCAGCTGCGGGCATGTGCATGTCGACACTGCCCTCCTTCATTTGATTGGCAGCGTCCATAGCCCTCCGACGCGCCGCGTCACGCAATCTGGTGTCATTCCCTCCACGGCTCAAACGTTCGGCTTCATTTGCCGTTTTCGTCTCGCCCTGGATACATAGTAAACCACCACACCGTGGACACTGGAGACTCTGACCGTCTCCCTGCATCTTTTGTGGCAGTCTGTACTCCTCAAGCAATGGCCTGTATCCTGACCACACCGCTCGCGAACTCAAAAGAAAACCCTTTGTTCCTGCGTTCGTAGGCACTGTGATCCTTCCTACAACCTTCGTTTCGTTGGAACATGTAACATCTACCTGCACGTTGCCAACCTGCTCATCAACCGTCGTCTTTTCCATTACCCTCTCCTTTGCCTTCAACTTGTAAAAAAGCCCCGGCGGGAGCAGCCATCCCTACCGGGGCGGAAGAGGCACCAGCGGATGATTGATCCGCCAGAAGCGAATCCATTGTATCAGCAGCACTTCCAGGTTGCAACCCTCTTGGTGTGAACGAGATTCCTCGCCACATTCCAAACGTCAGTGCCATCAACATAGTGTGCCGTGCCTCAGCCGTGTTGTTGTCCAGCCACCCCGCGCCACCACACTTCGGGCACGGGCCAGTATCTAGTTCCTTGCGTAACTTCGACAGGATCTTTCGCACTTTAGCGTACGCCTCTCGGTATTTAGGGTGACATCCATGCCTGGGATGATCACAGCCAATCGCTGTTACTTGACCGTCTCGGATCTTGCACAACCACATCCCATCGGCCGTGACGTCTGCGTCTTCCGTACACACACTGTCTGAGCCCATGAGATAATCGGCAATCGATTCAGGATTAGAAATCTCTATCTGTTTTATATCACCCACAGCCACGCTCTTCCCATATCTGCTCGAGTTTCTCGATCTGGTTTTCAGTGAGGTGCAGCGTCTGGTTTGCGTCTTCGACTTCCTCTATGAACTTCAACTCCCAGGCAGTGAAATCATCCCTACGCTCTTCCACGGCCGCTTGGCAATTCTCGAGCATCAATTCGATCTGATCCTCAGTATAAGTATGTGCCATCTTCGCCTCCCACTCGCCACCTCTGAGTTTTATCAGTTTGGCCACCGCATCCAACGGGCCTGTCACCCTGTCACCTAGTTCGTCAGCTACCTGTGAACATCGCCCCTTCGGTTCCATCGTCGTGACACGCCACAATTGAGCCATGTCATCCAATGTCGACCGGCGAGACGTAAGAAGCAGCGATGCCTCACGACAGATCAATTCTAGGGACGTCCTGGTCACATCCATTAAGCGCCGGCGCAACTCCACAACGACCAATAGTTCGTCCCCATGGATGTTCTCCGTGTCTCCAATCCCCTCCGTGGAGTGACGCGCCTTTGTAATATCTATCCATACCGGACGTCCACGCCACCATCCAACCTTCACATAAAAGTCGTGCCCGCATTTCTCACCATCTACGATCGTGAGCTTGTTGGTCAATGTCTCGACACCATCTTGGTTGAATGTCTCTGCGACGTGTTCCCAGTACCTCATTTGGCTCGCTCCACTCCCCACGCAGCGCCAAATGCGCCAGCGGCAACCAATCCCAGAACAGTACTTATGCGCCACCCCCATAGCTCCAGATTATCTCGTGCCGCTGTGTGCAGTCTGGCGTCGTGCTCCTTATCCAACAGACCACTCACGGACAGCAGAGCGCGCTGTGTCGACTCGTGCGTGTCTTTCCATATCACGAGTTGTATCTCCAAATTACCAATCTGAGACTCTAGCAACGCAATCTTTGACTCGAGACGCATCGAGTAGTACCAGAACCACCGGTAATCCGTGATCAAGTTGCCTAACTGAATCCATTGGTCCACCGGGAAGCATTTGTACTCCTGTTCTGGGCGAAACGTTGTACGGCGGTTATTTTCGTCACGTGGTGTCAACACAACACCTGGAGGTACATCGATCAGAGCAGCCGGCCGTACTGCCTCCGGATCTGCCGACATACCACCATCGACACCACCATCAACGTCCTCGTCTGCCAACGCGGCCGCCGCGCTTAAGAGCACTGTCAACGTCACCAATAGATGTAGCATTGTCAATCGCATCGTGTATTTCCTCTCTCTCCCTGGCGGAGTTTGCAATTTCCAGATCGAGTTGATCCACCTGGAATCGTAGCGAGTCAAGTTGCTGCCCCAGTACTTCCAACTTCTTAGCGTTCTCTTCCCGTTCGCGACGAACCTGATCCAAGATCTGATCCCTGGCGACAAGCAACCCATCTTCAGGTGGTTCTGTGCTGCACCCTCGGACTGCAAACAATGCGCCGGCTACCATGATCGCACCACCAGCGATCAGCAAAACCAACACTGGCCACAGATCTTTCAATAGTCTCCATGTCGGAATCGGTAACATCATATTTCACCGTCTTCGTCGTCAGGATCCTGCGGTTCCTTTCTACCAAGCAGCTTGTCCATCAAACTCTTTGGTGGATCACCGGTGAGCGCCATGCCGCGCACATACATGTCCAGCTTTGCCTGATATCCATTGAATGTTAGTGCTATGCTGCCCATCGTGACAACTATGCCAGTCATGAACGCAGCTAAAGGCCAGCCTGCTGGCTGCTGCGTGAACAGCGCCACCATTGACATCGCCGCAAGCAACAACTCCATCAGCAAGAAGGCCAGGAATTTCTTGCTGTGATACCATCGCTTCTCGTAATTGTTGCCCAGTTCTTTTCGTTCCTTGCTTGTCATTTGTCTGCCTTTCCAAACGCCGCGGGGAATTGCCGCGGCCAGCTGTAATCCGGTGCGAGCCGAATCAGGTTATCTTTTATAAAACACGGAACGTCATTGACACGCGCCCATTCTACGATCTCCAATGCGTTCTTTACAACAAACCTGCCTTGTCCATGTGCCAGCTTTGGACGTTTCTGCGAACCGATCACTATCCATCCTGGTTTGGTTATCACATCATCGAATATCGCTGGATCAACAAAGTCCATCGGATCTGGACCACCCTGCAATGGTTCTATGCTTGTAAACAATCCACCACATTGTAGCGTAGGCCTCATTGGTCCCATGCAGTCCACGCGACCATTCCACTGCGTCTGGCTCATCAGATATGGTATATTGCTATTTGCTGACACCTCGTCCGCAGCAGACACTCCTATCCATACGTTACTCGGCCACGGCCCCATCTTCAGGTTATCTGGACGTTTGGTCAACAGGATGAATGTGTGTTGTGGCAACTCTTTAGCAAACGCGATAATCATCTCCTGTACCCACGTGTCAGAAACCTCCTGATGCCTGCCCCCGCGTCCAGTACCATCTAGATACATCCACGGCCCAGTAGTTGCCGGATCTGACATGGAGCCTATGAACACAACACGCGGCTTCGTCGCACGTGACAAGCGTTTCAGTTCATGCTCCATCACATTGTGGTGATACGTCGGGTGGAACGGATCTCCTGTCAGTTGCTCCACTGCCACGTACCTGGCCGAGCCCATGCGTGCATTTCGTTGAGCAGTTCCTCTCGCGTAGCAGTAGGAACATTTACCACGGCAACCAGTGATAAAGTTGATCGTCTCATCGCACCATTCGATCTTTGTTTTCCCCATGTGCTTCCCCCTCCATCCCAACTTTTTTCAACGCTTCCTGTGCAGTAATTCGCGACAGTTCGCCGTCGGACTCGTTTGCGATCTCCCTAAGATAATCGGCAAAATAGTCGAGAATATTTCCACATCGTTTGATTGACCACGCCTCCCACCATTCCTGCTCATCCATCCCATGCTGCCCATGAAGTCCGTGGCGCCCAAATATACGCTGGACTGCCTCTTCCCGGGCACACTCATCGTTGCCCTTGAGCAGATGGCGTATCATGCTGTCTGTGGAACGCTCCTTGATTTCCTCGAGGTGTTCGATGTAGGCACGGTTCAGCTTTAGCGCGTCGTTCTGGAACGATTCCAAAATACTTAGTTTCTCATAATCAATCTGCTTGGTCAGGCTTTTCCGTTTCATATCCCACTTCATGTGGCAGTGCATACAAATACGCGCTACCTCGTTGTCACTTGGTTTCAACGACTGGCCCCCGTCGTCTCCGAAGTGGTGAAGTTGATCCCATGGGCGATCACCACAAACACAACAAGGCGCCGGCTTCATGTTTTCGTGACAGAATTTCAAGAATGCCTTCGACCTGTACGGTTTCGACTTGGGAAACATCACCATGTCCTCCAATCCGATACACCGTCGCTATATAGCCTGATCGCGCCATTCGGTCCTGTCAGAATCGGACCAGGTGCTCCGTCTATCGTATCTACACCTGTCGGACCAACACCATTTGCAGGAGAACCAAAAACATCCTTGACAATTACTTGCTTGCCACGCGGTACAGCACTCGCCGCTGGTAGTGTCAGCGTTATACCGGCCGCATTCATCTCCACCACCCAGTGATTGATCGTAATATTGCCGCTCACTGTGAACACATTGACAGCTGTGAACACGTCCGCCCTGCCAACTCCATGGCTATCCATCCAACTAGCAAATCCCTGGACCACCACCGGCCATGTCTTCGGCTCAGGCACCCATGCAGCGCCAGTTGGCTGCCATGCACCGATGCTATTCTCTACGTTGTCGCCAGGGGCTCCTAGCGAAATCCTCATGTTCCCATCAAGGGTTGCATCCGCGACCACCTGGATCGCAGCTATGATGTCATCCTTGGTTCCCATTTGCTTCTACCCCTTCCGCCCAACCGCTTCAGCGCGGCGGGTTTAATTCGCTCAAGGCCTTCTTGTACAGGCCGTTCCACGCACGCAGGTCGGACGCGGTTACCACCCTGTCGGATCCGAAAAACTTATCATCGATGTACTCCACGTCGTGCCTGCTTGGGATGTCACCGTGGAATAATCCAGACGGCCAACGCCCAACAACAGTCCCACTTCGTGTCCCGTGTATCATGGCCCACAGTGTAACAGCTTGTCTGTATTTGTCAATGCTTGTTACAGACACGAGGTGTGATACAGTGTTGACGTCATCACCAAGTACTTTTGTCACCGTCGGCGTTTCAACCTCTCGTGCCACTGCATCCGCTGTCTGCGCGTCCCCTGGCGTAGAAGATCCGTTATCACTCCTACCAGAATCGACAGCAGGAACACCGCCACCACGATTGCCACTAGAACTTGCAACCACATCACCGCCTCCAATACAAATCCGATGGTAGGCTTTGCCGTCCTGGATCTTCGCCTGCCCGTCAGGTATTTTGCCAAGGCATGCTGCACACACTGAGGTATCGACTGGATCGGGAGCCTCAGATGCGACTGCCTTGCGTGTCAGTTCTACCAACTCGCCATTTTCCAATTCAGCCAATACTCGATAGATCCGTATCTTCTCCTCCCTCTCACCACTGGAGTCTGTAGCAGCTAGTTCAACACGCTGCACAATGGTGCGGGTGGGAATCATCAACTCGGACTCTCGTATTGTAGCGTCCGGATAGCCAGGGCCCCCTCTATACTGATCTCCCCCTGTCATCTCCAGTGGCAGCTCGTATTCGGACGACTCGAATAGTTCAAGCCAATTCATTACTGCCCGTCCCTGACCGCTCTGCGTTTGGCTGCCATGGTCTTCCCTGTCTTTATGGGCCCCTCGACTGGACGTCCTGACTTGGTTGCAGCTTTGCGCTTCTCTCCGAATTTAGCCGGTATCTTCGCCACTGTCAGTGCGATGTCGATGTCCAGATTTGCATCGCCATGGATAACGCTCACTGCCAAAACACGAAACCCACGTTTTGCGCCTTCGGATCTCACACGATCCTTCCAGCCTTTTCCGCGCAGAAGAGCCTTGACTGGCATGTCCAATTCCACACGCTCCACCAATGTCGTCGGTCCTTCTTTGCCACGCCCCTCTGCATCGTGACGGTAGATTCCCACTACTGCGTTATTACTTTTCATTGGTACCTCCGATTTGTTTCCTTTTTATTGGGTTTATAGATCGGGCACGCGCTGTTGTCGTCAAGATGATCACATACCCTCTTCTTGCTGCGGCATTTGCCTAGTTGTGTGAGATAACGACATTCTATCTTGTCGTCCAGCTTTTCAACCAGGCCGTTGATGTACCGCATCACTGACGGTCCAAGAAACACATTGCGCGTTACCTGGTCCCTATATTTGAGCAGTCTGCGATGGGCCTGACCCGTGGGGCGTGCCACCTCCAGCAACCTGTCAATTGTATCAATAAGAGGCATGCCCACTTCAATCCTCCCAGTATTCCATTTCGTGATCGATTCTCGTCCGATAGATCCGGACCGTGTCCACACGCTCTCGCATTGTCTTGAAGTGGAGGCACTTACCGTTTTTGCCGTATCCCCTCGGTCCACCAGCGTAAACAGACAATGGACCAACCCAGTCATAATCATCCCACGCGTCATACTCCGCACCAAGCACACCCGAATTTTCGCTAGCGCATTTGGGCAACATCGATGTCAGCCACCTGACTCCGAGCAGAACACCCAGTTTCGGATTGTGTTGTACCTTTTCATCGCAGTAACCAGCCAGAGATACACCGTGCAATTGCATCAGCCCAACCTCTTCGTTGGATGTCCCAACTACGTCGTGAGTTACAGATGACTCCTTGGCTATCATGTATGCCATAATCAAGTGATCGTTCTTGTGTCCAGGTAATTGGCCACCGACGTCAGTTGGTGTGTCCTGATACATGATAACAGCATCAGCGACGTATTCTGCAAATTCCGTGAAGCGTGCTCGGCGTGGATCGGTCATTGACGCGTTCTCGTCGTCAAACCACATCTGCCAGAGTAACTCGACCTCCTGTGTCATCCGGTCCCTGCTGATCTCAAATTCGGCACGGTCAACTGCCTCTATTTCATCATCACATCCGTTCTGTTCGCAGTCATCACATGTACAGCAGTGTTCGTCGAACACAAGCGCCTCCTGGGCTCTCTCATCAATCAGCGGCTCGGCCTCTGCATCACCACGATTGTTCACCGTGCTCGCTATTAGAAATACTGCCGCCACAATTCCGATCATCGAATAAGTCAATACATTCCTCATGCTATCTCCTTTCGACACGCCACTCTTTCCGGTATTTCAAGAAATATTCTTCTACCATTTGCTCAAACGACTCCCATGGAAATCCTGCCGGATCCCATTTGCGCTTGCTGCATTGGAGGTGTCCTATCAGTCCCACATGTTCCGAGTGTTGAGGAAACACCTTGCGGGGGATCTCTCCCTTTCCGTTCCGTGGAAATTTTGGTGGCCCATTGAACATTTGGTCGAGTTCAACAACTGGGCTGTTACGAACTTTGTATTCTCCAGTGCGTTTTCCCCCAAGCATACATACGGCAAGCCATAAACTAGCTGCCCATTTCGCAGTGGCCTCTACCTGTGGAACCGGGAAGCAAAACACATCCTTCTTCATGCCCTGTAGCACCTCTGTTCGGATCTTGTGCGGAAGGTTGCCGGTGCGTTTCCTGTTGGATGCTGAGTAGTAGTTTGGCCGTGCACCTGCGTCTGGCCACAGACAACACTCCGCGCCAATACTGATCTTATTGTGGATACGACCTGCGTGATAGGCAAGTTTTACCGCGTCCAGAAACTGAAAGATCCTGCCATCATCTTCTATTGCAAACGGAACAGACAGGCCACGTTGATTGTGGAGTACTTCACGCATAATACCAGGGTCTGCACGATCCGCCCCTGAGTGATGTATCAGTATCTGTCGGATGTCTGCGATGCCCTTGGGACGCTCCTTGTACCGCTTGCCCTGAATTACCCTCGTCTTCACCTTGCCAGTTTTCATATCCTCGGTCTTGAGAACTGAGCGATTCGTGGGATATTGGCTGTATCCTATCTCTTCGTACCACTTGATGACCCGATTGCCGATGTCAATCGCAACACCATCTATGATGAGCGCATTGTCAGCGTTGAACGGGGATCCCGTGAGAGAAATCTTCTGTGTGACTGCCATAGCAGCACTCTCCTTTCTAGTTTCTACCGAAAGAATAATAGCACGTTCAGTCTTTTTTTGGTGTTTCCTGTCCCGGACTGGAGCCACGACGAACCAGATCTTCAAGTGCCGACTGTGCAGTTGGCATACTGCGCGGACCTTTGTTATTCGCTGCTCCACCCATCACACCGCCCATGACTGAAGCCATGGCAGCTGTCTGCATCGCCATCTCGACCTGGATACAGTACATCTCAGCACGGCCTTTCACAGAAGCAATCGACTCAATGGCATGGCAATACTGCTTGAACGCGCCGTCGCCCCTCTGATCCTTTGCTATTGCAGCGTATTTGTTGAGCCTGTCCACCTCGCCCTGAATAGCGGCACCTATGCGACGTCTGATCTTGACCTCCATGGTTTCTGGCTTTTCCGCGCTATCGTTGGCAACTCCGTCAGAACTTTCCTTGGTGTTGGTGTCGTTCATAGCTTCTCCCTTCTATCCGCAAAGTGCGGTTTGTCCCATGGCTCAATATCGTCGTAGTCCGGAGGCAGCAATTCAATGACCTCAACCGCCCCAGTGGTCAGTATATCCTCCACCGCGTCATCGTACTCCATTTCGAAGTCCAGCGCCAACTCAGCAGGTTCTACCGATACCCAGGCACAAACTACTGCACGCTCACCATCGGGATCGATTGTACGATCACTGCCCAGAATCCTTACCAGGTAACCGCCCCCAGATGCCCACTTTTCAATAAGGTCCTTGGGAGGAATGTATGCCTGACGCACAACGAACTCAGGCAGTTCAGATCCCTCGAGACCAATATCCGCTGCATCGCTTGCATACGATTCCAATGTTTTCGAAACGGCACGCATCAAACGGCCACCGTCTTGGATGGGCTCAGGTTTCTCTGCTTCACTGTCTTCGTTCTGCACCCCTTTGTTATCATCCACCCCGGGAAGGTCCAACGTACGAGCATCCCCACCCATCTTTTCTGCTGTGAGGTAACCCGACTCGTAAGCCAGCTTATCCCGCACATTCGCCCTGATGTCGCGTATCTTCCTAGCAGTGGGTTCGGGCTTGCTGTCCTGAGCAGCTATTCTCTTCGCGTCTGCCTCTGATGCTTTCATTGCCTCCAGGATTTGCAACGCATCCTGTGGAACACCTGATCTGAAATCTGCGCATATAAACTCAAAGGCATGTCCTTGCCACGTTTGCTCACGAAATTCATCGGAGTTGCAATTCATGATCCTGGCAAGTTCCATCGCATCGGCTACAACGTTCCACTGATCTCCATCCATGAGTTGGCACCGCCATGTTTTCTTCTTTGCACCAAATCCGCCTGTGCCATCTCCGACCTTCTCGCCAGGTGCCACTCCAGGCCCCGAATCTTCGGGCGTATCGTCAGGGGTAATCACGGTATGGGCCAAAGCGTATAGGACCTCCTGTTGACCGACACGTACCTGTGCCACGTTACCCTTGACGCTGCAACGCAATCCACATTTGGCACATATCAGACTGACCGATGTCTTGGTACGCTTCTTGACTTCGTACCGTGCAGATCCGCACTGGCAGGCAATGATCATGGATTCCAACGTGGGCTTGCCCCCTGCCGGCGGCTTCGACGCAACCGGGGCCGGAGGATTTTCCTGTGTCTCCACTGGCTTCTTCATCTCAGGTTTTGTTTCCTCTGGTGCCTTCGCTGGATTTTTCTTCGCTACCTTCTTGGTTGCCGCCTTCTTAGTCGGTGCTTTTTTCTTGGTGTTCATTTTTTTCTTTTTAGCTGTCATTTAATTGACTCCTTTCAATATTCTTCTGTCCAATGGGGTGGCTTCTTAACCCCCGACCTTTTCTGTCCGTTAAAAAAATCCTCCTGTTGTGCGGAGGTGTTCCGCCCACTATGTGGTCCATAATTGTGTTGAGGCGGAGCATATTTGCCAGAGTTCTCATCCGGGAAAGGCCCGTCTCTGTCTATCTCCCACCCACGAATATACATCCTGCTCATGTCAGACCACATCCGTATCGTGCCCGTTTTGCCGTGACTCGACTTCGCAACGATCAACTGCATATCCGGATCCTCGTCACACCCCTGGTGGTAATAACCACGGCGATACACAAACCAAACTATTCGTGCAGCCTGTTCAATGGCGCCACTCTGACGAAGATCGTGCAGCGTTGGGCGCTTATCCTTACGGTACTCTACTTCGCGATTCAATTGGCAGGCCAGAATCACTGGAATATCTAATTCTTTTGCTATGTCGCGACACCCCATTGCGGCTTTCTCTATACTATGTGTCTGGCTGTCACCCTTGTCTGTCAATTCGCCCAGATGATCCACAACCAGCAGATCAAGACCGTGCACTTGGCTGTGAAGAGCAGCTACCTGAGCAATTCGCTCCGATGACAGCCCAGGAGTGTCGTCTATCCACAGTGGCATATTGCTCACTGTGTTTGCGGCATCAATGATTCGTCCCCAATCGTTGTCGTGCACTGACCGCATCATAAGATCGTTCAGATCAACGTCTGCAAACCGGGCTAGTTCCCTCAGCACAACATACCGCATGGCATCCTCTGTCGGAATATAAAGGACATTGCGGCCGTCGAGCGCAGCATTGGTCAGAACGTTGAGCAGGTATGCCGATTTCCCCATTCCGGGACGACCCCCAAGAATATGTAGCAGCCCAGGCCACAATCCACCGACAAGCGAATCGACATTCCCTATACCTGTTCGAACCAATCCTTTCGGCATCTGCTTTGATTCCAGTTCTTTGATGGTTTCCGACATCTCAGCACCGATCTGAACTGGTCCGTCCACAGCACCAGAACTAGCAGCCATCGTGATCAATTTGCGCGATTTAGCCAGATACTCAGATGTGTTTTCAATTCTATGATATCCATCGGCAACAACTTCCTGTGCAGCGTAGATCATCCTTCTCACAGCGGCGTGTTGCGTAATAATTCGAGCGTAGTGCTCAACATTAGCCACGGTAGCGACCGATTCGGTCAGTCTGTGTATCACAATCGCGCCGCCGATTTTTTCCAAATTCCCATCTTCTATCAACATGGCCCCAAGAGTAACCTGATCAACGGCGGATCCAGCACGAGATAGCTTCACCATTGCCTCGAAAATCCTACGGTTTGATTCGACATAGAAATCTGATGCATCACTTAATGCGGCGCCTACAATCGGCAACGCTTCGTTGTTTAGCAGAATTGCTCCGAGACATGCCGCTTCAGCATGCGCATCGTACGGCGGAATTCGACCTTCCATTATCTAGAACCTCCCCTTCTGGTGTGCTGTATCTTGTCTGCAAGATCACCACCATGGCGGTACGCATCGTTCACTGGTGACCTCTTCGGTTGATCTTGCTCTTTAACTGCTGCGTTCCACACAAAACGTCCCAAGTCCCGTTTTCCCTTTCGGGGGTTCGCATATGTCCATCCTGCAAGGTTTGTTATCAACTTGTCAACCTGGACACCTGGGCAGGCATCCTCAAATTTAGCTGCCAATCCAGGACCACGTTTGTTGCCTATGTTTTTCCACATCGTCTCGTCGCCCTTGCCGGGTACCAGGAATTTGACAGTCTGCATGGCCAGATATATCGCTTTGAGTTTATCCGATGCTCCGTTGGGGGGGGGCGGTGGACCAGTAACTGGATCCGGTATCAGGAGGGAAGGCGATTCTCGCCTGACCTCATCACCCTGCTTACTATGTTCTTGATCCTGATCCTGATCCTGATCCTGATCCTG